TCGGCCGGTCGCACTACCATTGTGCTAACCGCGCATGTTGTTGGTCTAGGTGAGAGGATTCGAACCTCCAATCTCTCCCTCCCGAAGGGAACGCCTTACCTGATTGGGCCACACCTAGATGAATTTGCTGTCGCTTTGTTAGCCCCGCGCTTTTGCGGGAACACCACCTCACCGAACGGTGGAAGGAGGATGACAGCGCTCCTATTGGCTCCGGTAGAAGGACTCGAACCTCCACGCTTTTCAGCAACGCATTAACAGTGCGCCGTATCTACCAATTTCACCATACCGGAATGAAACAGTTTGTTTGGTCGGGATAGCAGGGTTCGAACCTGCGACCTCTCGTCCCCCAGACGAACGCGCTACCACCTGCGCTATACCCCGATGATTTGGCCTTTTGTTTGTGATGTGCGATCTATATTCCCAGGCACTTCTGGGTTGACCGCCGATGAGAGCATCATGTCTCATCTCGCCCTAGGACGCAATCACTGCGTCTGAATTTTACTCCCGGTGTTCTCACCACCGGTTTCATCCTCGGCGCCGCCCATTTGGGTTTATTTAGAGTGGCTATCCCGCAGTCGCGTTCCGCATGTGCCACTTGACTTACAACCAACTCCACGCTATGCGTTTCGCCAGAAGTTTGTCAATCTCTTAACCGAAGAGCTTTCTACGCTTTTCGGAAGACGTCGTTGTGTCTAACACATCTCCGTCCGATCTCATTCTAGCAGGGTTTTTAGAGCGTGTCAACAACTTTTTCGCCGACCTCTAAAATCTTCTGCGTCTGTGCTGTTGGCCGAAGCCGCAAGCGTTGAAATGAAAAGCCCCGGAACCTTTCGGATCCGGGGCCTTAAAACCTTCTTGGAGTGCTAGCAGTTAAAAACCACTTCCTCCATCTGGTTCGGCCCCGGCGCTATCGAGCGTATTTGGCTTATAGACCGGGCGGGTAATTTGCTCACTACGCTGCGACCATTCGGTGCCCATAGCGGCTGTGGTAAAGGATACGGCTTTCAAGCCGGCCTTTCCACATTCCATATGGGTCCCTAGGTGTAACATAGAAATCAAACTACCTTTCAAAACTCGTGATACCAAAAGCGGCATCTGTGTTTCTATTTATGCCTGTCGAATGATCCGTCAAGCACTTTCTCGACATTTCGAGAAAATTTCTTTCCTCGCTCTGTCTTGGTGGAGAATGTCGGACTCGAACCGACCACCTCATGCTTGCAAAGCACGCGCTCTCCCAGATGAGCTAATCCCCCAAGAGGTTCGCTACATCCTTCCCGACCCTCCGGGTTTAACCTCGCTTCTCGCTCGGTGTCTGTAGCAGGACGTTACCGCCCTATGTATCCACTATATAGAGCCTCTTGCGCCAACGCAATAACTTTTCTTAGCTTCTACCACACTATTTATACCAGGTTAATCTAGACCCTTGCTATCATAGTCAAAACGGGTTGGTTCTCTGATAAATAGGGCGTTATGAAGATCCGTGAAATCATTCCTGAATCTTGGTGGAACGATCTAGACGCTGATTTCCTTTCAATGATGGGCTATAGCGAAGCTACCCAACAAGAGGAAGTTCAGACCGATCTAGCTAGTGAAGTCTCGAGAGACATGAAAGCTATTCGTCAGTCTCATTGAGCTTCATGCGTCTAGCCTCTGCTCGTGCGGTAGCCTCGGCTCCTGTCTTCTTATGATGACATGTCTGGCACAAGGTCTGAAGGTTAGGCAGTTTCCAGAAATCCAGGTCACCTTGTGCTTCAATCAATGGCTTGATGTGATCCAAGTGCCATACATCGTCATATTTACGAGCGCACTTATGACCGCATGATGCGCAGATGCCCTTATCGCGCTTATATACGGCCTTCCTCGTCTCATTGGACCAATGGATGAGTTTGTATTCAGCAACGCATGACTTGTGCCAACTGGCTCTCTTGTTGACCGAGCCATCAGCTTTCAGGATATCTTGACCGCACCAGCGACACTGGCCAGGCCTATGATTATCGTAGAAGGGTGGTTTGGGCGGAGTTCTGTGATCTACCATCCCCTATTTAGAGGGTAGGTTGCTCCTTGTTATGCTCAATGAAATCATAGGCCGCTTCGACATAATTCATAAGGCGATTCAAATCGGCCTCTGTGATGTTACCGGCTTTACGCACCACCAAGTGATTGATCTCTGGTCTCAGGTGTTTGGTGCGGATCTGACCTATGACCTCTTTCATGCGAGTCATGAAGACTAGTGGATCTTCAGGTTTGCCTTCCACTAGAAGTCATTCCGCAGGTTGATATCGGGGAATCGCTTCAAAGAGGTCATCTTCAGAGCCAGCTGGTAGTTCTTCCAAGCCTTAACCACCTGCTCCGCGTGATGTGGATCCATTCCATCGACATCTGGCCCCAAAATACACGGAGCAAGATCCATCCATACCGCATTCTCTGCTACCATTCGGGGATTGAAGCCATACTTGCGGGGCTGATACAGTTTGCCACCCAGGAAGAGCTTCTGAGCTACCTCATAACACTGGCCTTCATCCAACCCTTGTAGGTATTCGGGTCTCCAGAGGTATTCCTCAATCACTCCATCAACCTGCGTAGAATCATGGATAAGAGTTCTGGTGACGATGAGGTAGACATCCTCATAAGGAACACTACCATTCACGATATCGCGGACGCAACGCCCAAAGGAGAAACCAATCTTCATACCGCTTTATAGCGAGCGGCTTTCCCATAGGTCAATTTTCATCATAATCCACGTCGAGTGAAATCCAGATAACTGTCTCGGTCTTCTTGCCATCTCTTATCGTAAGCTGATGGGCCTCTCGGCCACAATAGGCATTGTAGGGGCTCACCTTGACATCAAGGCAGATATCGGCGGTATGATCGACCACAAAGACACGATGTGGATGTTCAGGAAGAAAGCTAAAGGGGCATCCTAGCGAATCTGCTTTGGCGCGGCGCTCATTGCCATCCGTGATATCGAGTAGTTGGTCAATGGTATCTCGAGGATTAGGCGTCTCGCAGATGTAGAAACCCTGGTTCAGATCGACCGCCGAGCCTTTGGGGAAATCCTCGGTGAATACTGGTTGGGCCTGTAGTAGAGCCAACACCATTAGAATCATGTCACCCTCGACGTCGTTTAGTCTGGCTGCTCTTCAGGTTGGCAGCTAGTTTGGTTTGGATTGCTCTACAGTGAGCCTGATACTCTCCGAAGAGCACAGGGTCATGCTGGATGAGTATCTTGGCTTCTGGGCTCTTAGCCGCGATAAGAGCCATCTTGATAGCGAGGTATTTGCCCGAATGAACCTCTCTCACCTGGTAGTTGAAGAGACGCTTACGGGTATTTGGATTCCGACCAACCACCTCCAACATACGACCGTTGCTCATAAAACGAATACCCTCAAGGCCACTCCTTGGCATCTTGGCTAGACGCTCTTCGAAGTCATCGGGCACTATAAAGCAATGTGTGGGCGTTGTGTAGGCTTCACCGGCTACTCGATGGTTGATCCACCGTTCACGGAATCGTTTGTAGATGTGTTGGAAGAATGAGCCATGATTGGCTTCGAAGACGCCCATACGACCGAAGACCGGAAGATCACCCTGCCAATCACTGACCAGGGGATGCGCCTCTGCTCTCGCGAGGTGGTCGAAAGCCGACATCTTGAGAGCAAACTGAACGAGGTGCGACATCTCATGAGCGATCAGGGTATCCAGCCCTAGCTGCCAATCATCAGTCTCAAATCCACCAATCGTCTTGCTCTTGTTGAAGCTCTTGTACTCAGAAACCGCAAAATGCGGATAATGGGTGAAATCATGCATCACCAGCTTGAGCTCGAACTGAGTGAAGCGACCACTCTTATTCCTCAGAATACCAGCCTGACCGTAATAGCTGAGCTGCCTAGTGGGGAACTTTGCCTTGATAGGCATGTGATCGAGGTGGAACTCTTCCTTGGCCCAGGCCTTCATAACCTGGATCGTATGAACGGCGTGGTTGGTAAATTCTTCTGCCGTTGGAAGGGCCAAATCGATCTCCTGTTTCTGCGTCTCTGTGGATTTAGCAGAAACAGGTGGTCTGTCAACCAATCTTAACCCTTATGCTCGTCTAGGTATTTTCGCACCTGATCCTGGATATCTGTAATCTTAGTCATGGTACGGTCCCGCTCTACTTCTAGATCCACCGAAGCCTTGGTCAGATCTTTATGATACTCACGACCGGTAGCTACTGCTTGATCAACCACTGGATGGAAGGGGCCTCTAGAAGCAAAACCATTCACATAGTGCATCTGACTCTTAACTGCACTCATCTGGTTGTAGAGCTGCTTCTGAATCTGGTCCAACAACTGATACTGATGGATCTGTGGCACAATATGCTCCGCATCGAGATCACGCCAACCACCGATGTATTTGGTTTGGTGCTTACCAATGTTATCGTAGTTGAGCTTGAACCACACGGCGTTCCTGGAGTCTTCAATAGCTATGACATGGCCGTAGAATTCTTCTTCCAAGCCCACCTGCTTCATAGCCTGTTGAAAAGGATGAGTGCCATGACCTAAGATCTGGTATCGCCCTTTGATGCCCTTCTTGAGTAATTCAAGATCGAAATCACAGCGGATAGTGGTCTGGCTGTACCGACGGCGATTGTTGTAATAGCCAGTTGGTTTGGCGTGACGAGCAGCTTGGTAGAGGAAAATATGCATACCGGTGTTGTGGATGAGTAGGTCGGAGAAAATCAATAAATAGGTGAACCATTGTAGGAGATTCTTATGACTGACGCTTCCAATATGCGCGGCTATCTCAAGCTATTTGAGGCGGCGGCACCCGATTATGTGGGTAAGGTTCAACACCCGGATGTCACTTATTCAGCCGAGCAAACCGGCGGTGAGATCAACAAGATCACAGCATTCCTGAAATCCTATGAATCAGGCCGCTACACCAAGTTGGGTCGTAACCTCAAGCGTATTGAACTTCTTGATAAACGCATCAAGCAGTTGAAGGAAGACACCAAGCAGGATTCTCGCGAACTGGTTGCTGACCTCTTCCATGCCGAAGATGCTGTCGCGACTCGTGTCGTGGATACAGTGAGCTTTGTCTTCCATATGAGCAAAGATCCAAAACCAACCGAGACTGTCAAATATGCAAAGGTTCTTGAAGAGCTTCAACAGCGCCTGACACCCGAACTACAGGAAGTTCTCGAAACCCTTATCGAGAAGCACAAGAGCGCGCCAGTTCAGAAGGCTCCTGCTCTCAAGGCAACCGATAAGGCTCAAACCGAGGAATCAATCAATGAAGGCCTGGGTGATAAGCTCAAGAGCTTCTTCGCCAAATTGGCCGCTTGGGTCGACAAGTGGGGAGCTAGGTATGATAGCCAGCTGGATCAGCTCAAGGCTGAAGTTGGTATGAACGAGGCAGTCGAGGAAGGCTATGCTGAGGATCGCAATGCGTTCTATGGCCAGATTGCTGATGCCCTGGGTATGCCTCTAGATGATGACCTAGTGACTGCCATTGAGGGTGCATGCGTTACTCAAGCGGAGTGGCAGGCCGATCCGCAATCTTGCAAGGCACGTATCCGTGGCGCCATGGAAGAGATGGATGGCGACATGTTTGAAGGCCACAATGACGGCACGGGTTATGTGGATAGTGATAATGATTGCGATCATGATTGGCATGAGGGTGTGGATGACGACGGCAACCTAGTTGAGCCACCCTACGATGTCTGTGTCAATTGTGGTGCGACTCGCCACTAAGACCGATAGCGTCTTAGTAGGAAGTTATCATTATCAGTGAGCTTGCGGAGCATCTCGTAAGCTCTGAACGTCTCATTTTGGAGCGGCTTCAATTGGGCTAATTCCTTTTTAAGCCGCTCCAACTTGCCTCTATGTATAAGGCTTGCTAGCCTACCCTTAGACTGCTCAGCAGTGAGCTGATTCTGGATATGAGCTATGCGGATGTTGACCTCGAGAAAGGCCCTTAGAAGCTCTCGCAGGTGCTGGTTCTGGGCCAGCACCTTGAACTCTGGATGATCAACAACCTGCTCCTTCAAAACCACCGAAGTGGTTCCATGCGGATCATCAACAGCCTCGATGGCTCTCAGGAGACCCCGGTCATCAATCGTGAATGGATCATCCATAAGGATCAATTGGCACGGATACGAACGAGCCAAACATCAATCTGTGGTTCATCAGGGGTCTCGACTTCCTGTCCTTCAGTAACCTGTGGATCACGCGGCGCCTTACCTACACGCCTACGAGCGTAGATACCATAACCATCTTCCGCGCTATCAGTGCGCGACACAATCGCCACACCTGGCGCACCCATGGTCATCGTGCCCTCGGTAGTAAGGTTCACACCACCCACGTAACGCATACCCGATTCAGTCGAAAGACCATCGAAAGGAAGGAGCGCCCTACCACCCAATTCAGCATTGAAGGGGTAGTTCTTCACCTCAATGGTATCGCGCTTGAGTTCACTCTCCTCGAGAACCTTGCGAAGGTTCTCGGGTAGGTCATCCCAAACAACCGCGTCGATATCATCGGGGTGGAGGTCGGCACCTTTGAAAATGCCACGATCGCGTTCACCTCGCGCCTTTACATCGGCTTCCTTCTCGGCCTGAGTGCGGCGGCGCTTCATCTCCTTGCGCTCTTCCTCTTTGTGAGCCGCAATAGCCGCTTCCGCATGATCGCTTAGTTTGGGGCGAGCCTTGCCCTCACCACGCCGCTTGCGATCATCACCCTCAACGTGAGTTACGGAGTCTGCCGAACCATCACCTCGCAAGACAGCCGCGAAGTCATCAGGATTGAAGGCCTTGCGGCCACCCTTCTTCTCGGCCACCTGCTCCTCATGAGCTGCGATGCGCTCTGCCTTGGTGATTTCATCGACTTCACCACCGACCTTATGGGCCATGATGGAGTCGATGTCGAAGGTACCATCCTCATTCTGGTTGCCCTTGATATCCTCGACGTAGATGTCGCCTTTCGCATCAACGGTGCGCTGGGGCACCTCATCGTCATTGTAGACGCCCTGAACATCAGGCACGCCGGCGTTCTCTAGAGCTTCCTTGAGCTCGTCGTTGGTCTTACCGTCAAAGTCGGCATTTTCGTCGAAAGCCTTGAGTGCGTCAATAGCCTGAGTGCGGCCATAAGCACCAGGAACGTTCTGCGACTTGGTGCGTGAGGCTCGCTGTTCATCCGCACCACCGAAGGAATCACCGGAGAGGTCGCCCTTCTTCCGCATCTCCTTCATCTGCTCCTTCATCTTCTTGTCGGCTTCGACCTCTTCCTCGGTTCGCCGATCCCATGGATCATTTTGATCCAGGCCCAATCGCTCCTCAAGCGTCTTGGTGCGATCCTCTTCGGTTTCATTCGAAAGCCGGATCTCTTCCTTCTTGTTGTGGAGCATGTCGAGGTGACGATCGCGAGCCGGTTGGCTTTGAACTTCCTGGAGCAACCACTCAGCCCAAAAGGCATCGCGCTGATCTTCATCTGTATGATAAACGGCTAGAACACTGTGCTTGAAACCCTTGAAGGTCTGGTTCTGCATATGATCGAGAAAGTTGGAGGCGTAAGTCTCCACCCAATTACGGTTGTCTTCCTGGCCAACGACGGCCTCTGTGAAAGCAACGAATTCTTCCACAGTATCGGCCGCAACTGCCAGAGTGGCAACGCGACCGTCGAGCATTTCTTTGGTACCGTACAGCATGAGAGCTCCTAGTCGTTTCAGCCACAGTAGCAGAAAACACCAGGGCGTCAACACCTATTAGGTAACTGGAGGGGAATGATGAGCGACTTCCTCAATGAAGAGCTCATAGGCATTCTTGCGGTTTTGGAGGTCTTTGACATTCACGTAATAGGGGATACCACTCTTCAGGAATAGGCGTGAATCATGATCGCCCTGTCTTAGCGTTTCATCGTGAATGTGGAAGACCGTTTGGCGACGGATTAGCCTGAAATGACCAATACCATCACGCAACACCAGCTCATCCAAAGGTTCCTCTGATATCCAGGCATCAATTGAGAAATCCTGACTATTCGGTAGGATATGAGTGAGCTCTAGGCAGACCTTGCCAAATAGCGGAATTGTGAAGGGGAAGACATGGATATGGCCAGGTAGAATCACATACTGACCAAAGGAGTCGCGTTGATCAGGTTGGAATGTGTTTATGACCGCGTCCATGATAACTCCAAATTGGAGCCCCTGTGGGGAGTCAAACCCCATCTTTAGGCTTAGAAGACCCAAGTCTCGATTCGCGAGCAGGGGCGCGAACTATTTAGCGCTTTTCTAGGGGTCTCTGTCTGGTCATAAGCCTGATATACGTGTAATTGGCTCGGGTGTCAAATAAATATGGATATGCGTTGGAACGAGATCATATCCGAGGAGACATCAAGGTTCCTCTACCATGCGTCTGACTCTGTCAATCAGAAGAGCATCCTGGCTAATGGATTGAAACGATCAACCAGAGACTGGCCGAAGCATTTCAGTGATTACGACATCGAGATAGCCCATGATCTAGGTATCGAAACCTACAAAGACCGCATCTACTTCTTCGAACGCTTCGATGCCAAGATCATCGAAACCTATATGAAATCCGTCTTGGCCGAACTTCACAACAAGACTATCAGCTGGATACGACCTGATTTCCTCATACCATTCACGGTTTTCGAGATCGATACCTCGAAACTTGATGGATTTGAATTCCACCAAGATAGCGCATCAAATACGCCTATCGGTGCTCTATGGACAGATTCAGGTGATATTCCAGCCAGTGCGATCACGATCAAATGGGTATCAACTACTGACTATACCGCAGATTCATCAAAGAGGGTTCATCCGCTATATGATGACGAGGGTGAGCTCTACAATCCTAATAACCAAGAGGCGGCATGATCCTATGAAGCTATGGGAACTCTTATCACCAAGATCTGACCGCCTAGATGAACTGTTGAACCAACCCCTTGATTGGGCCTGGGTTGTTAAGCGCCAACATGGTTGGATCGCTTCCTTCTATCCAGATGGCGATCGTATTGATGTAACTCTCTCCATGGGTGACGGCGTTGATATCATTGACATCATGTTTTCAAGCAAGGAGAGCGGTCTGGATATCAGTGGAGCAGGGCATCAATTCAAGATCTTCGCTACAGTAGCCGCTATCATAAGAGACTTCTTCAAATCCAACCCCTTAGAACCAATCCGGTTTTCTGCCAAGGAAGCGAGTCGCTCTAAGCTCTACAGGCGATTCTCAGACATGATTGCGAAGGAGTTGGGCTGGAAGGTCACTACTCAGAAGATGGGCCATGATACAGTCTTCCAGATTGAACCTAAGAATCAGGTCAACGAGTGGGGCGTAATCGTTCCAAATGTCAACACCACGTGTGACGTTCACCCCGGTGAGATCCAGAGACAGGCAGCCAAATTTGGCAATACCCTAGACGCCAAAGGTCGCCCACCGTTGCTCTCAGGTAGCTACGGGGACGACTCAGCGCGCTTTTCAGCGAATCAGGGTGACCCGCTCTACGGGCCGAATGGCACTCGACTTAAACGCGAGTAACCGATTCATTCAACCAATCAACAAAGCCACTTGGATATCTGACCATGTAGCTGATACCTCTTCCAAGCCTGGCTTGCTCTTCAGTCGGTATGTTGATGGAGATAATCACAGCTTGGTTCTTGGCTTCTAGCTTTGTACCTGTTGGCACACAGATCACACAACCAATCTTATCCCCAATCTTGTGCTTTGGTATCATTGCGGTTTCACGTAAGTGATCTGGTGGAAGCCCTCCTCCTTAGTGGGGGCCTGGTAACGCTTGTTCATGGCCAACAGCGCTACATGGGGAACGCTCTTACCTGTTGATTCGAAGCGCTCCTTCATCCGTCGTTCCAACTCGGGCTGCGGAACAACAAAGACCACCGCTTCGACCTCATACCCTTCGGGGAGATCCTTGAAGTAATCCTTGCGGTTCTTTGCGCTCATCGAGGTGCGATCGATGATGATGTTCTTACCAGCCGAGACGGCATTTCGCACGGCATACTTGAACGTCTTGTTGAAGTCGCCCCAAGGGGCCTTCGGATGCGCTTCGTTGTAGGTAAGACCACGTTCGGCCGCCCATGCTTCCACCAGATCATCAGTCGAAGCAATCACCCATTCATCGGTCTGCGTGGCGAGGAACTTCTCGCGCCACGTCGATTTACCGCTAGCTGGCGGCCCGATTAGGATGATCATCTTTGCCATACCCACACCATAGTTTAGGTGCGGTGAGGTGTCAACCTATTACCCGAAAGTGTGACGCACTTTCTGCTCCAGATCACCCAAATACTCCAGGCCAAAACCTGGGTTGGCTAGATCCAATTGATCATAAAGGTGAGTTGGAAGATCCAGCTCTATATCAGTGCAACATGAAGCCACGGCTACCGTAGTCGCTGCCGCACTATCGGTATCACCACCACGTTCCACAGCATCAAGGATGATCTCCGAGAGTGTATCGAACTTGGTCAGGGCGCTAACCATATAGCTCGAGATACTGCTGGCCTTGATGCTAGTGCCAAGACCGCGATCGTGACTATCTACGAGGTAAGACCAACGATATGCCTGATCCGTGCCATCTTGCCAATCCACATTGTTCATCAACCAGTTTCGTAGGTTGCCTTTGGTCCCTCCATTATCAAGGTAGTGAACAGATAGAGCAACGATCTGAGCGTGGATCGCGGCATCCTGATGATGCGTGGTAATAGCCTGGATCAAAGATGCCAATTTGACCATCTGAATGTCGGGGAGAAGGCCCAGGGGTGCGACACCCATTAGAGCTCCATTACTCGCTTTACCACGACGGATATCCATGATGAAATCATCAGGGCTATGGGCGGTCTCTATGAACTTCTGATAGCCACGTGAATAACCATCCCTAGGATCCTGCTTGAATGCCTTGATGTAAGCGTCTGCGTAGGTTCTAGGATTGAAGAGCTCATGCCGGCTCTTTGCCTCTATGAGTGCCAAACAGTTGCCGATGGCTCTCTGCGTATCATCGGTATATTGGCCAGGCTTTAAGGCGGCATAGCTTGGATGTTGGTAATAGCCCGAAAGATCGTTAGGTGCAGTCTGATCTTTGGTAAATTCCCAGGCTATCGCGTAGGCATCAGCAATGGCCATTTCAACCAACATAGTGAGGTTCTCCTGGAAGAGGATCCCGGCCAATCGTCTTATCGCTTGGATTGGTAGCCTCTAGTTGGGGGAAGGCGTCACCATCCTCTTCCATAGGCGCGGTCTTCAACCATTCACCAAGATAGTCGAATAACCAATGAGCCACGAAGCCATCCTTACCAGGGTCGTAACCCACCTCTTTCAAAGCACCGACCAGTTCATATCCAGTTCGAGGATCGCAAGTAAACGCTTTCTCATAAGCATTGAACTCATCGGAGAGGATGAGCTTGAATTCACGCAGGTATTCAGGTGAATCTTTTGCCGCCTTCTCGAACCACTCGTCTTCTTGATCGTCAGTCATACCCCAAAGTGGGCTAGGAGTGGGTGTGAGGCTCCAAGTAAATGTAGGATCGTTACACTGTACGAGGCCCCAATCGCCTTGCTTCCATCCAGCACAACCACGGCGAGCTCGCATGAGAATCCAACCTGGCATCGGTTCACCGAAGCTCAATGGATCAGTCAGGCATTGATCACACATCTGGCTTGCTTTTGACTAGATCATCGGCCTTCATCGACTCCTCGTCGTATTTCTCCCAGGTGTCGTTCTTACGATCCCAATGGCGGTTATCATTGGCATCAATGTAGATGCCAAATCCCAGGAGACAGAACTCCAGATGGAGACCCGCGTGGTCGCGATGACTCCACGAGATATCCAGATCAAAGGTCAGAAGATTGCCCCATCCCCAGAAATCCGTTTGAACCTCCCAACTCTTGTTCTCACTGATCCGGCCACGCCAGTATTTGGAGAACCAAGGAAAACGTCTGGTACCGCGCTGACCAATACGGTTGGGCAGATGAAGGCTAAAGCTGATTGTCATTCTACCGCATTACGACAGAGTGGTGAGTCTGTCAAACAAATGGGGAGGACCCAACTCCTCCCCATTTGCCTTGCGCCAAGCTAGCTTTAAGCTGCTATGGCATCCGATGGTTTCGAAACCACCTCGAGGATCGGGCCAGAACCATGCGATGCCCAGATGGCATCCCATTTGGTCACATTGGCTTCCTCCGGAGGGTGGTTCTCAATATGCTCTCCAGTCAGGCTAACGTGCTTGACTCGTCGCATATCAAACCTCTTCATCCCAGGCGAGCCACCACTGACCTGATAACCATATAGCGATTCCTTACCGTTCTTACAGCCGTAGATCCAAGGTTCGACGATCCGTTCAGTCGGTTCATCGGTCGAGGAGTTCTCGCTATGATAGCGAAAGCAGACTTGAAGCCTGCTCTCTATTGCGTCAACGATTGTTGGATGCTGAGGTTCTGCCATTCCATCCTCCTAATGAACAACAGCATAAAAGCAGATTGCCGTCTTCCTATCAAGCACATTCAACGCAATAAAATTACGCGGCCTGGGCTTTCTTCTGCTGTCGTTCGATGTAGGCAGGGGAGGGTGTGATATGGCGATCATAGATGAAATCATAGCCTAGCCGACCATTGGATTGGTAGCCAATAGCCAGTTCTTTCATCTCAGTCTCTTTGGCCAATTTAAGGAGCATGAAATCCTTGGGTGGCACCTCATAGGCCACAAAATGGCGCATAGTATCATACCAGTAGCTAGTTTCGAGCCCTCGAAACTCTGTCACAATGTGTTTGAATGATTTACGGAACCATTTCACAAACTCACGAGTTCGTTCCCTATTGGTTATCACCCTATCGACATATTCACTCCTACCATAACGACGATTCGGAGTGCCATTAGGATGGCTAATCAGCAGGGTGTAGTTGCCATTTGGATTCCTGACATACTTCAAACTAAACGCAAGATCGTTAATCTCATTCATAGCTTCACCGGCTTGGCTTTGATCTTCTTAGCCAATCGTTCAATTAGAGCTGGTGTGGGCTCTAGTTTATCCAGTTCTACCAAATAGGCGCCAGGCGTTTGTGATGATTCACCACCATACTCAGCCCTCTGCGTTGTGAAACTCCAAGCCAACTTGATCATCAAGAGTTCATTCTTAGCCATGTGATAGGCTACGAAATGCTTATCCGTGTTGACCGTTCGGTAACGAGTGCACCATCGACTGCGATAATCCCTGATTTGCTTCTTAGCCAGATATCGAAACTCAGTAGGTATGTGAGGGTATTGCTTGCGGATCCAGTTACAGAAGGCGCGAGTCTTATCCGTCTGAGCCAATAGGGTCTGCTTATGCTGACCCCAAGATGTGACATCCTGATGCTTCACCAAAAGGGTGACCGTACCATCGTCATTCTCAAGAACCCGTAGCGGAAAGTGAAGCTCGTTCATGATCTCAATCCGTCATAAGATGGAGAGCCGAGCCATCATGAGTTTATCCATGAGATCCTTGCTCATGATGACGATCAGGCTGTTATCTTTGATTCGTTTGTCATCCACTAGGTCTTTCTCGGATAGCTTGATGTTCTTGGCCCAGACCGTTCCATCATTCTCAATCTTGGTGACCTTGCCGTAGTAGATACCCGCGGCATTATACCGATTATCAAAGTGGTAGAGGATGTAGGAGATGAAGTCGCCCTTCTGTATCTCTCGACCTAGCTTATCCTTTGGAACCGTAGCAGGAGGATCATCAGGCTTGGCCCACTTCCACTCAGTACCCCTAGACGCATCATAGCCTTTCAACCAGATTACCGAGGAACCTGAATAGACTGTAACCTTGTTGGATCTACCATCCCACTTCACATAACCTTCAAGAGCCACTGACTTGAAAGTAGCTGGTGTGATCAGAGACTCATCAGGTTTGATAGGAACCCTTGGATTACGATTAGAGGAGTAGTAGTGGTATTGGCCATGGAGGAGGTTCTGCATACAATCAGAGCTGATATGAAAACGGCCAATCGAACCGATTCTCCTGGCATCACCGGTAGAATCAAACATAACGAAAATGGGTTCGCCTCTGATATAGGCTTTGACCATTTCAGCCATTTCATCCTGCCAGTTGCTAGGAATGGGGATGCTGGTTCGCCACTGAGAACGTGAAAGAGGAATTGGCAAAGCCATGATCAATTGGCCTTCAGCTTAGCTAGAGTCAGGCGCTTCATCAGAGCATCATTGACAATCACCACATCATCCATTGAAAGGGCTTTAAGCTCTTCACCAGACCTCTGACCATCCCTGAGTTTCATAGTCTTGACAAAGACGCTACCCTTGGGGGTGAACCGAGTCACCGTGCCAAACTTCATCGACGTATGGCCATATTGACGATGAACGAAACAAACGTGTTGACCTATCTCGAGTTCTTGTCCCAGGTGATCATAAGCGATGATAGGATCGACCTTTTCCCTGACCGTCTGTTCCCAATACCATTGGGTGCCGCCCTTCCAATCAGGAAGATAGGTGATCTCACCGGCTCTAGGTTTGACCTTATTCTTGCGATCATCCCAGACTACTTCAATGTTATCAACACCAGCGTAGATGTAGGTATCCAAGGCTGAGCTTTGATTCCACATGGATCGATGCCGCTGGCGCTCTTCCCAACGAATGTTACAGGATTTGATCCGGCCCACACTATTCTGACGTCGATCATCCCTGGTGAATGAAACGTAAATGGGCTCATTGTTGGCGAGCTTGGTCTCGATTTCAGTCTTGAGCTTTGCGAAACCGATAGCCACCGGATCATGCTTCAATGCGCTATAGAAGTTAAGAGATTCTCGGCGACCAGTATAGGTGCTTAGATCAACAAGATCATCAGTAGATTCAGTCATAGTGCCTTACCAGTTTGTTCGATCTGGCTCAGCTGATATGACTGGAGCGTCTCCGTTGTATGAAGACGCTCCCCGAGATGTCTATATTCTAGGTGTTAGTGAGTTAGACGTTTGTGGAACGAATCATCTCCACCCAGCCATCAAGCATACCGCAAACGATGTCATCATCGATCTGTTCGAATTCATTGCCGATACCACGTCGATCCTGAATATCCCGAGCGATTTTGGCGACAGCCTTCTGAGCCGCATCACCTGCCTCGAGTTCTTCAACCTTGCTAAGCCAATCCATTTCCGATCTCCTTGTTGTCTCATCCAAATTAGCAAACGCTAGTGAGGTGTCAACCAGTTCAGGCGGTGGCCTCGTGAACCGCCTGAATCAATTCAATCTGGCTAGTCAGGATGTGCTTGATGTTCTCATAGGCATTGACCTGATGGGGGAAAAGCCTACGGGCCTTCTTCAGCATCGGCAGGAAGAGGTCGAATACCTCCTGGATGTATTCGCGCTGTTTCTCGAGCTTAAAGACGCCAACCATGGATTGGAGGTTATGCATGCGATCACAACCTTTGGCGATGCTTGCGATAGGATCTTTACTCATTGCCTCGAAGAGAGCCTTCTCATCGCGCTTCTCGCCCCGGAACTCCTTGGTCATATTCCAGACCGCCGTGCAAACCCTTTGGGCAAACGCAGGATCCTTGAAGAAGAGGTCTCGAATCTCACCATCCGAGACACCGTAATCCTCCCTCACATCATGAAGCACAATGGTAGCAATGACTTCCTGGCGATACATCAGGTCGGGGAGAGTCAACGCAAATAGCGCAATCTCGACTTGATGCTGGAATTCAGGTGTCTTACCATCTTTGCGGAGGCCCGTATGGTAACGGATGGCAAATTCGAGAGCCGCAAGTGCGTGATGGTAACGCGCACCAACGAGCTGTTGCCTCAGAGTAAGCAGCTTTTTCTCGAACTTGGTCACCGGCTTCTCCTTTGTTTCACCTATATACGAACACAGGTGAGCTGGAGTGTCAACCAGTTACCTACCGAGAGCCGCCTTTAGCTTACGGTAGCTAGCCATTACCTCGATATCGCGATCGCTCTTTTCATCACGAGCCGCATTGGAACAGCCATCGGAATCATAATCGGCTCCTAGATCCAGGAGCTCGAAGATGTTGTCCCAATCCTTGGCGTTCAACCTGAATACTAGAATCATTTCCGATCTCCTCTGTTATGATCATCCAGAATATACAAATCTGGATATCAGTCAACCAGTTAGAGGTAGGAGATCACAAAGTAATAGCCCTGACCCTCGACCATACGGCTAGTCACTGAACGAGAACCCTGACATACCTGTTGGATTTCAGCCACATACTCAGGTTTGGTCTTACCCATAAAGGGTGGTGGCACCATCATCTGGATTTGCCCCTGACGCAAGAACTGAATCCGGTTAGGAGCAGGGCTAAGAGCACATAGACCGTCATACAGATGGCCCAAAGTGATACCAGGAATGAAATACTGTTCTAGGTCTGCTTCTTCAAGATTGACGGGCACTGTGATACGTCTACGGGCTTCTACGGGCATATTGGCCCGTAAGTTTGCCAGCTTGGTCTGTGCTACTCGTCTGATGGTTTCTTCGGTACCCTGATGAGCAATCAACTCTTCGAGTTTCTCGATGGTTGATCGGTTATCCTCAAAGAGCAATTCACTGGCGCGCATGATAGACCTCAGGGCAGGATTAACTACCCATATTTACCATTCTAGCCAATTCGGTTGAGGTCATCATCCAGTTCGTCATTCTCTTGGCATTGGAAGATGGCTTCGCTCACAATGCCAAGATCCAATTGACTCATTCCGTGAACCTTATTGAAGGCTATGATCTCGTCGATATCTGTGATCTCCTCAAGATCAACACCATCCCAGAAATCCAAATAGACTTCGCTATGCTTGCCTGCGAAATCACAAAAGCTGGCACCAAGACCATCTAGAGCCTTTTTGATCTTCGCCCATTCGTCACGATCATAGATCTCCGCATCCTCAATATTCGAGACACGACCATAGGCGAAACTGACCTTGACGAGAACGCTGTTGGCGAAACGGAAGCGATTGCGCCTCTGGTCAATCTCGTCCCATTCCATCATGAGCTCACCAGCGATGACTAGCCCTTGTTCGTTGAATCCAAAATCACTCACCAATCGTCTCCTTCATATCCTCAAGATCAATGATGCTGACCTTGAGGTTACCATTATAGGCCAGTTTGAACATCATAGCTGATCCCTTATCGGGGAAGGATACCGCTGCCGACTTATGATCAACAGCTTGCTTGAACTTACCCTTGACACTCGAGAGGGCTCGTTTGATCTCATCTTTATCCTCATCAGTGAGTGCGGTTCGATTACCCCAATAACCCACCAGGTCTAGAGCATCTTCATCAACGACTGTGAATACAGCTACACCCTTCTGCTGGTCGAGCATCTTGGCCTTCTCAAGAGCCTTATAGACCTGGCGCACCGATGAGCCATACTTCATGGTAAGCTCGCGCAGTTGCCAACTACGTTCGAACCAATCCTGAAATTCAGCGACCACTCCGACCTCTGATCGACTCAGTTTGTCAAACTCCACGAGTTCATATTCGCGGAGGTCATCTGCGGTCATAGTAGCATCACCACCCGACCATTCGGGGAGGGCTTCAGTGGCTCCTGGTAGGCCATTATAGTAGCCAGTCATCATGAGGATGCTGGTCTTGGCCTTACCAAGATTATCCCACTTCTTCCCCTTCATGAACGTATTTGCATGATTGGCTTCCCAACCGCGCATCCACCGAACCTGATCAGCTGGGGCACCATCCGCACCAGCTTGTTCCTTGACCAGCTCAGTCTTCTTTTCACTATATTCGTAACTCGCATAAAACTGACCAGTTGACTTATGACGCAGCACAAAGGCCTTCACCGTTGGAATGGATACTGGTTCGATAATGTCTTTGATCTGGTTGTATTCGAGACCAATGTCATTCTTAGCACCATCGAATAGGGCGGAACAGATGTTACCATAATGCTGACCACCCCAACCAAATGGTCTCCAATAGCTCAGGAACTTACCAGTAACCTCGAAAATCGTTCCCGCCTTGATCGTCGCGTATAGTGTAGGTGTATAGGTCCCCAGAGTCTTCTCGAGGTTCACTTGGTTTGCATTACGGGCGTTGTGCCACGCATCATGGGCGGCATTAGTGGCTGTATTGCCGGGTCGAGGATTCGCTGTGTGCCAGGCTTCAATAGCTTGTGTGAACGCAGGGTTCTCGGCACCATAGTAGATGTCCTTGTCCTCGGTCACCTTCCAACGTGACTTTGGAACCATCTGTTGTCGGATGTTAACCTTGGGCTGCTTCTTGCGAACCTCGGGTTTATCCGCCAGGGCTAGATACTTGGCAGGGGCAGTCTTGCTGTCTTTGCTCCAACTGACCAGAACCTCATCCTGCCCAAAGCGCGACTCACCTAGCGCCTTATATTCGGCTGTGATGGCTTTCTCGGCCTGATCATTCTGATGCCAAAGGGTGTCGAGAGCTGGTTTGTTTTCCTCGGTAACCTCCATGCTATCGAAGGCCTGTTGCGTGAAGGCTCGAGGAGTGCCTGGATTATGGGTTACCGCAGGGTGATGAACCTTGACGCAGAGCTTTTCCCGCTCCGCGATGAATTGGGCCCGTAGTTCATCGTATCGTTTCTGCCGTTCATCCTTCTCCCCTTGAGTCAGCATATCATTAGGATTGGGGAGCCTGACATCACTGATTTCCACGATCACGTCGCGGTTAGTGACCTCATTCAACGCACCATGCCAACGGCTGAATAGCGGAGTGCCCTTAGGAACCTTCATGTAGAGGCCCTTTTGGAATGGGCTATCGGCGAGTTTCATAACGACTCCTATTGAATGCTACAGGAACGTAACACCAAGATCCGATGTTTCAAGTGGAAAAAAGGGCCCCGGTAGGTTTCCCTACCGAGGCCTAGTGAGCCGGAGTAAACTCGACGGCATCGGAAACTCTGTGACCCGACAACTTAATGCCCACGTCACCCCTCCACATTGGCGGAAGTTCCATTAGGGTTCTTACCCCGAGCAATAAACCCGCCTGCACCTTCCGAAGAGCGGGGCCCATCTTCTTCCTAACATAGCCGCGCGGCCTATGCTTCGGATTAAAACTACCAAACGCTTGGGTGTTTCACCCCTCTTGGTCTCATGACCCGCCCAGCCGCTCGCCTGATAGCTGGAAGACATCCGGCTATTGTTGCGCGCTATTGTCGGGCTGAACTGTTAGACCGTCGTCTAACTTCTATGCCCTATCGTTGCGCGCTATCGTCGCCGTATCATCTGTCTAGGATAGAAAGGTGAAAGCGTCAAGCCCTTTTTTCATCCAGTGTGAAAATAATGGAGATGTCTCGGCTATTCGGGCTTACCATTCGTAAATTGAACGATATCACCAACCTGCCAGAAATGATCCAAATTACCACTGATATAGCAGGTGATCTTAATCTCAGAACCTAGAGGCTTAACGATAAGCCAAGTGGTTGAATCATCACCATTTTTGCTAATATCAATGGTGAGTAGTTTTACCGGACGTGAACCCTTACAAATGTCAGCAGCATTGAGGGGTTCAAATTCCTTACCAGGAATCCGATAGACGATCCGATCCTTATAGATGACCTTGGGTGGATTGACGTATTTCTTCTGGATCTTCTCGATCCTATAGTGCTCAACGGGCCAGGCCTGAGTGATATAAATGCCAAGCATGATGGTAGCGGAGAACGTAAGGGCGGTAAACGCTACCACCTTCCAGCTACGCTTATCCCTAGGCCACCAGGTATATGATAGACCAATTGAAGCGGCCAAGACGGAGAGCCAGACCCAAATCATTTAGCCGCCTCTTCGACCACTCTGCTGGAGAATCGGAGTAGAATGATTGGTGCCACCCGCGAATATCACCGTAGCGTAAACGCCTACCAGTAGAGCCAGAATGGCCAATACGATCCTAGTGCTTTGTTTCATGGATTCCTCATTCAATCTATCGTTTGGAACAGAGTGGTGATTATGTCAACTATCCGTTGGTGTGAAATCGACTATAAGGAGGTTGTCTGATTTCTCCACTAGGTGGGTGGAGACCAAAGAGGCAGAATCCTCCAAGGATTCCGTAAGGATGTCAAGGTGTAACAGCAAATCCTCAGATAGCTCAGAAATGGCTGGTCTGCTGTCGCTATTACACAGAAAGTAATCCAGGGCTAGAACCAAGAGATTGAGTTCTTCAACAGTTAGGTCATTGAACGAGTTTAGCATTTATCACCATAATGGGGACCAGTTGCCCGATCCCCATTATAGCACCTAGCTTACCAGAGTTTCAATTAACCCTGCCACCCAGGAGGTGGCGTACAACCCACTCCGCTGAATGCCTGAGGCAAAGGATTCAGCGGAGCATCTCGCTTCACTACCTGAATGCCACGCTTCTCAAGGTTGCGACGGCTATCATAGTAGAGAAGCAAGGTAGCAACCACCTTATCCCTCTTGAACTCTTTCTCATAAGTCTTGAAGTCGGCCTTCTCGCCGAAGCCAGCGCCCATTTCAAAAGCACCCTCGATAGGAGGGGCATTGCTTACAACGTGATCCGAAGAAACAGCGTTGCTGGATTGAACCGAGGCACTTGCTGATAGCGTGGCACCACGCAAGACTGATGTCGAGTTGTAGGAATTGCCACCCAACGGAACGTTCATCCAGGATGGGTCAGCCCAACTAGGGCCTGGAAGCGGCCAAGTGGGCCAAGGCTCAGGCCGAGGGTGATAATGGTGAATGTGCTGAACTACAGGCTTTGGTTTTTCAACCTCGCTGTAGACCATCACACCAATGACACCACTCTGAACCTCGGTACCATCCTCGGCCATCTGACTCGCGTAGCTCTTCTCCTTATCCTCGAAAGTGAACTTCGCCACGCTATCGCCGTCTAGGGTCCAACCAGGAATCTTGATCGTGCCCCAGGGGCCAACAATATAGCCCTTACTCTCGGGTGTAGCTGGTTGACCGTCCAAGACGCTCTTACCATCTACGCTAGGAACGACGAGAACTTGCTTGCTCGTCTTATTCTTGAATTCCACCTCGAACTCAGAACCCTTGCGACCCTCGACAAAGATGTTGCCTTGGTGCTCGTATTCCGTGATGGGGCGATTTTTGACGAGCAGATTGAGCTCGTACGAGTGGTTACTCGTTTTCATTCTATTTCTCCACTGCCTACCGACTTGTAGGGCTTACCACAAAGGCCATCCTCTGTGGCTCTTCTACTTAGCAGATATGGATCATAGAAATCAAGAAACTCTGTTGAGTACCAGATGGATCAAAGCCACGTAGGTCAGACCATGTAGTAGTTGATCCAAGCCAATGGCGGTCCAAAACCACTTATCACTAGGGGTTAGGTTGAACTTTCGGCACAGATTAGACTTCCAATAATCAACGTGGTAGTGGATCGTGAAATCCATAAAGCCTGCTAGACCGGCTATACCAAAGGGTATGCCAGCTAGAACGAAAACAACAGCCGTTCCAAAACCATGTAGATAGCTATGACCGATGCCATGTTCTTTGAGGTAGATCCCCTTCTCCTCAATCATCCTCTGAGTCTGAAGGGGGAAATCAAACAGGAAGTGTTTGATCAATAGACCGGTCATTAACCATAGAGCTAGCATAGAACCAACTTAGAGTAGCGGCTATCTAGCTGTCATTATTTGGATTACTGGAGAAGCTCAGAAACTTTCGCCATAAGACGGCGAACCCTGGTATCAGGAAAGGTCATCGCGTCTTCGATATCTACCCAAAGAACGCCACTGACTTCTTCCTCTTGACGAACCAGAGGAGCCAGAGCCGAGGCAACACCCAAGTAGAGAAAATCATGATGCCAATGATCACCCTCACCCTTCTCTGGGCGAGCCGGAATCTCATGCGTGTCAATGTCTAGGGGTAGATAGCCCATAGGGTCGAAATAGCCAACCAGTTCTTCCGGAAAACCTGTCTCCTCGGTCAACTCTCGGAGGGCGCTCTTTCTGGGTGTTACATCGCCCTCATAATGACCACCGGGGCAAAGCCACTTATCAAAGCCCTTATGATGAATCATGAGGACCTTGGTAAGGGTTGGATCGAGCAGGAGAAAGCTGGAGGTCACATGGCCAGCCATATTCTTGCGATCCTGTAGATCATGACCCTCATCAATCTGGCGCTTCAAATGGGCAAAAGCCTGGCTATCTAGCATCCCATGGAACGCCAGATAGTTATAGAGGTGCCAATCAACCAAAGTGTTAATATTCATTAGGCCACTTCAGCAATCGTCTTTAGAGGATGACGGTATGAACGAGCAACCGTGTTGACCTCATAGACCTTCTGCTCAGCCACTTCCTTGCTGTAAATGCCAGCGACACCCTTACCGGCCTGGTGAACTTCCATACAAAGCGCCTGGGCCTGTGCCGCAGTCTTGTTGAAGATCTCCTCCAAGACCTGCATCACAAAATCCATCGGGGTGTAGTCATCGTTCAAGAGCACGACCTTGTAGAGGCTCGGCACCTTCAGCTTGACCAGAGTGTCTGTTGAAAGGTCTGTAGACATTGGATCTCCTCGTTGGTCTTCACTTAACAACCAATTGGCCAGTGAGTCAATTACGATTTGGCCGGGCGGCGAATCTTGTTTTTCTTAACCTGTGACTTGACCGCTGAATCCGTTGATGCACCTAGAATAACTCGGATCTTACCAATAGCCAACCCGCTCTCATAGAGTTCTCGAAGTTTGGCCTTCTTCTCATCATTCCAAAACGGTTCACCCTCGGATGGATGACGACCACAACGCCGATAGATGTCATGCTCCCAGGCTTCTACACCTACCTCCTCGGTAACATCCTGATAGACCTTCTGGCCATATTTCATGAATGCTGATAGACTGATTGAGCGCTTCTTCGAGGTCTTATCCTCTCCGCTATTCTGGTTCTTACCTAGCAGTTCCACTATCTTCTCACCAGCCATCTTGTAGATATCAATAAGTCGCCAAGCTGACTTATCAAAACATACAAGGTAGGTATCTACGCACTTCTTACTCAAGTTGAAAACGATCTCAAAATGAGCCGCACAATCACTCCTGAAGCTACCCGCGCCATCTACGACCTGAATGTGACCCTTCGTATTGATCTCATAGCGATCGCCTGATTTCATACAGAGCTTCAATTCAACTTCTCGGATATTACCACATTCATCAATCTTGATGCCATCACTACCATGAAGATCTGAATAAGGAAGCGCTCCAACCAATGCACCAGCAATGTAGTCATTGGAAGCTCTAACTAAATCAGCATCATGAGATCCAGGAGGAACCAAGCTGAATACGCCGTTGATCAATCTTACGAAGTAGTAATCCTGATCACAGAACCGATGAGTTCTAATCTGCTCGGCAACCACCTTGTAGTTATGAGCAATCGCATCTCTGAACGCTGGAATGTCTGATGGTCTGATGACCAAAGTCTTTTGTGCCATGGCCCCTCCAGAGGCTCTTATTGTTGGATGCTTTGCGCACCTTGTTAGATTCTGGTAACGTACTCTTCACCAGAATGTCAAAATAGGAAGGATCATGAAAAAGGCGGGCACTAAGGCCCGCCAAGAAGGTTTACGATTTCGCTCCAGCTTCTTGCGCTGGATCTGGTTTGGCGCGATTCAGTTACACACCTTCTCTGTGATTGCGCGACATCGAAACCGCAGCACCGATGAAGGAGAACCAGAACCCTTCGCAAATCACTCTTCTGATCTACAAGGGTTCTGGTTACTTGTCACTATATCAGGCAGTTACCTCGTAGGTGAAGACTACCTGATCAACCGAATCCAACGTATATGGAAGAGCGGTCGAACCAGCAGTGAAATCAACAGTCTGAGTTCCTGCCGTGTAGGAATAGTAGGTGTCTTCAATGAGGATACCATTGACATAAGCAATGACTGAATCCGCGACAGTCTTGGCATTCAGGGTAAACGTCGCATCACCGGCAAATTCACTACGAGTAGCAGTGACCTTGGCAGCATCGACAGCGGTTGCCACACTACCAACCGTCGCAACCTCTAGATCAGCATCATCCGCGTTGTCGCCGTAATAGACCTTACCCGTGCCGCCGCCATTTAGATAGAGGTTACCCGATCCAGTGCCACCCTTGAGCTGCAGATCCTCATCATCGTCAGCTTGGATGATACCACCACCCTCACTACCAATAACGACATCACCGCTACCCTGTGCGGCTAGAATGAGGTCAACGTCAGCAGTCGATCCAGTAGCAGTAATGGTTACCGCACCGGCCGCACTACTGAAGGTAAATGCCTCGTCAGAAGCCGATCCAGAACTAAAGGTCGCCAATGTGGCAGCCGCATTACCACCCGAATTCTGAACAGCAACGGTGACACCCGTGCCATCAGTAGCCGTAACAGTGTTGTAGGTATTCGCTGATTTCAGGTTATCGTTAGCCGACCATGATGGTGAGCCACTTACGATACGAAGAATCTTATCAGAATCACCGGCGGCTAGGGCCGAACCGGAGCCGTTCGAATCACCTACAAGTAGGCTACCTTCAGACAGTCTGAGCTGTTTCGCCTTAAGTTGTGACATGAGGTTCCTCCACTTGGAATTTGTTCTGTCTATTTAGCCCATTGGGGAATTAACCACTCATAGAAAGAGCGGGGATTGGTGACCCCCGCTCTTCTACTTAGAAACCAAACTTGGAACGAATGGCTGCTACCTTATCAGCAATGAAAGCTGGCTGTGGAAGGAAGTTCCAACCAACAATCAGACCAACAACGGCACCGAATACGAAATCAAACATGTTATCACCTCGACAATTTGAATAGGCTGTTGAACTGCAGGATCGCCTGGCATATCGCGTGAGGAAGAGTTTGACCACTTGCCCCAAACTTCACTCCTGCGAGTTGCGGATGTTGAACTGTTACTACCCATGTGCCATCTGGATTGGCATTGATAGCAAAGGTACAACCTGCCGCTTTGTATTTACTGATCAGCTGGTGAGCTGAAGCGGTATCAGTGGAATACGGAGGTAACGGTATGGTCTTCCTATTACTGAGATCCCTCAGCTGATACTCACCAGAATCTGAATCGAAGATCACCACGACTTCAAGGATCTTACGGGCAACCTCAGCATCCAGATCGGGACCAGGATTCATGTAACCGGCTGGCGGTTCTTTTTCTTCTGGCGACGCACCGCCTCCTGTCGTTTCTTACGACGAATCTGACCTTTGGTCTCCGCATATTCCTTACGACGCATATCGCGGATCAAACCCTCTTGAACCACTCGGCGCTTGAGAGTCTTCATGGCACTATCCAGATTCCTCAATGCCTGCTCTGGATTATGTGCTGGCTTGACTTCAATGGCAAGGCCACGCTTACGAATATCGCGACCATTGTCATTATAATGCTTCCCCATGGGGATCTCCTTGTAATATCAACTCTAGCAATCTACATGATATGGCACCAGACCTTCAATATTCTGGTTGACATGATTGCTATTCTAATTAGCTAGTGTTGGCGGAAGGAATCACAGTGTCTGAACCGAAGAAGCTCAATGTGGATTATGTCAGAGAGCCAGGCTTTCACCGTGGGTTCACATGGCGTGAGCTACGTGATCTAATCGATCAGCTTCCAAGTGATCAACTGGATCGACAGGCGCTCATTTGTAGCGATCCTCCATCCTACGAGAATCCTTATGGCATCTATGGATTGATGACCAATCACAGTGTTAGCCCTATCCTGATTCAGGAATATTGAAGGAGCCTATATGACCTACGCGATCGGTGAAATTATCTTCGGTATCAATCTGACCCAAGATAGTGATGTAAGCTCACTCTTCGATAAAACCACAGACGAAGATGATCTCGACGCATTCCTCGATGGAGCCTGTGAAACTTCCTATAGTGGCAATGGCACTGCACCATGCTATTTCGGCATTGCAATGGGTAGCCTGGATGAATGTACCAACGAACGTGGTTCCTCGATTATCCAGCAGATGACACCGAGTGATGCCCATCGTGCCGCCTATCAGGAGAAGCTTGAAGAGTTCCTTGCTGATGAGAGTTATTCGGAAGACTTCCGCGATATCGTGAAGAATGCACAGCCAGATGTCTGGTTGCTATGGGGTTCTAGTTGAACCAATGATCTCTGAGATTCTCTGAGAACCGCTTCCACGAATCTCTGGTGGATCATCCTCTGCGAAATCTTTGAGATTTGACGACTGAGCGATAACTGAACGATAATGGCAAATGAGCGACTGAGCGAATGCGGCGAACTTGCAGTAGGTAGGAAGTCACACCTTTATCCCCCTTACGATAAAGACACCATTATGTCTTACCGTAAAGGGAATACAGTCTTGCAGTTAGAGGTTATCAGCAACACCTTGAAACTAGCGCAGAGTGGACTCTGCGACGGGGTCACCCTGTCGTCTTTTCAGCTAGGTATCCTGGAGTAGTGGCGGTAGCCCAATCACACCTTTCAAGTAGCATGGTTGGACTTGTGAGTTCGAGGGTCTCGAGAGCTCACAACCATTGGCGCTTATTCTTTATCCTGGCAGCAACCTACGCGGAACGCGCCGAGCATCACAGCCCGGTGAAAGATAGCCAGTCGCTCCAGCGGCTCATCCATTCCGTCTTCTTCCGGACAAGGGTAATGTGAGGCTGGTATGATTGCCTATTTAAGGCATTGGTACTCTGAATAACGTACCCAGTTATTGGGTGTCACTATTTAGGAAGAAGATCAGCATAATCACTGAACTTTTCCCAATTGGTCAACTTGCTAGGATCTACGAGGAGGCGAAAAATAACCAGGATGGTTCTCAAACCAAAGATCGCAATCTCGGGCTCCTGATTGGCGAGCCAGCCTAGAAAATTATCCATGCGCTCATGATATCGCATATTGGCTAGTTTACCCTTCTCGGGCTTATAGTCTTTGCTCTCCGAAAGAGTATGACAACATGCCGAGGTCTGTGCGTAAGCATCGCTGAAATTGAGCACGGTATCGTGACCGATACCGTTGAGGATCATATCCGGTGAAACTATCTCCGGTGGATCGTCTTGAAGCTGTTGTTTGAAGACCGCCTCAAGACGATCCTCAAACGTGCTACCATCCAAGAACGTCTTGGGCCAAGCGTAATGGTTCAGATCCTCAAAGCTCTCGGCCTCATAGGGTGTATCCTGGAAGATCTTTTCCTCCAATGGCCTAAGACGAACTGCGGTCTTATCATCGGCCAGAACGCCAATATGCTTGACTCGACGAATTAGTTGCCAGGCATAAACCTGGATATCAGCATGGAGACCACCCAGCCAGAGAGCCAAGTTGTTGACTTGCTCCATTATGGCTTCAGGGTCATCGACACCACCCAACGCCACCAGGTCATGTGCTGCTTGATTCACAAGCGCGACCTGTTGATCAACAGTCAGATCATTATCTGGAAACTCACCCTTTAGGATGGATTCCACAATCGGCGTAAGATCCAGTTGTAAGAGCAGTTTCAAGTCGATCTCCTATGTTTAGGCTCAGACTAACATAGGAAGCCAGGGTGTCAACCAGCGATACCTTCCTCGAAGCCAATCTCCCAATAGAGATACTCTTCATCATCCCTGTGATAGGGGTTTCGAGGGGCTCCGCCGCATCCTAGACGCAAGGCTACACCGGCGAGCCAACCCTTGTGATGAGCTTCTTTGAGCGTCTGTGACGCCTTTGGATCAGCCGTTTGTTGTGAACTCGAGGCCATGTAGACTTCCAACGTATGGCCGACGGGTATCACTCCGAGTAAGATTGAATGTGATGCTGGTGCCCTGGATGGCAACCCGGATCATTTTGTCGGTCTTCTTCAGAATGTCTGCCTTTTGGCTCTTCTGGGTCTCACTACAGCTGATTAAGCAGGTCTCCAAAGAGCTCATCTGTGTCCCTGGCATCGTTATCATCTCCTTTGAATACATGGCGCAAAGTCTCACCAAGAAGTGATTCTTGTGACATAACTGCACCATCCTGTCTATCAAAGATACCCTGAACCAGGAAGATGATGATCTGAAAATCCTTTTTGGTATCGCGACATGAGAAATCAACCCCATGAGAAGCCAAAACGGTTTTCATTTGATGTTGTACCGTACTTGGTGGTACATTCTTCAGAGCCTTAGGATGAGAAGCCAAGTTGATGATTTGAGCTGACTCAAGATCATCATTAACTGGTAGGTTGGATGAAGCTTTATCAGCATCCGTTTGACCGAATAAACGCACGACGCCCATCGAAGCCACCGCTCCTATACAATTTGTTTTTCGGTAAAGGTGGTTGCTGGCGCGACCCGGCTACACCTTACAACCCGTCACCCCCTCAACTGTGTCGTGCTGTGTGATCAAGCTATGCTAAGAGCTTAATCCACACAAGCCTAAAAGTTACGAAAAATAGTTACTGCGGTGCAACGAAACCTCCAGAACCTTTTGATCATCTGGCTTACGTCATTGAATATCAATGCTTTATCAGAATCTACCATCCAAGATGCCTTGTTTAGGAATCTTAACGGGCGATGAACAGTCAATCAGATTGGAATTCACAATAGGCCAAGACAGAGTTGATCACAAGGCCGCCCTTGTGATCAATCTTCTGGTTTATTCCTAGGGTTTACTTCTTGGGGAGAGGCACCAAGATCGTAAAAAGTTGCCGTTCGCTGCGGCTTACCGGGCGTTCCAGTTTGTAGTCACTCAGGCTGGCAAGGAAGGTCTGCATTACCTGTGCGCCAACATCCATGTGAGTGATCTCACGCCCTTTGAATTTCAGGATGACTTTGACCTTATTGCCATCCTCGAGGAAGCCTTGAGCTCTTTTGGCTTTGATCGCTATATCATTACTGTCTGTGGTGGGCCTGAGCTGGATCTCTTTGAGCTCTACTCGTGATTCGCGATTCTTTTTCGCATTCTCGCGATCCTTACGGCTCTGATCATATTTGAACTTGCCATAATCGAGGATCTTACAGATCGGAACCCCGTTGCTGATATTGATGGCTACTAGATCCAAGCCGGCATCATTAGCCCGGCGGCGAGCCTCAATGGTTGAAATGACTCCAACTTGCTCACCATTGTCGGCGATGAGTCTGACCTCCCTTGCTCGGATTTGGTCATTCACCGCATAATTAGAACTCACAGGCAGTACTTCCTTTCCTATAGATAACGGGGAGATTAACACGAGCGTAATTGGTGTCAATCATTCATTGGCCGCTTTCTCATAAACGACGAGTGGTTCGGCCGAACCAGTAATGACATCCTGACTTACTCGAACCGCATGGGCCCCTTGAGCCTTGAGATCAGGTAGATCAAATTGGACCTTGATCAAGCGCTTTTCGATAACGCTTCGAAGACCACGTGCTCCAGTCTTACGGATAATCGCATCCTTGGCGATTGCCCTCAAGGCATCCTCATCGAATTCCAATTGAACCCCAGCGAGTTGGAACTGCTTCTGGAATTGCTTCACTAGCGCGTTCTTGGGTTCAGTGAGTACCTTAACCATTTGATCCTGATCTAGCTCTTCTAGATTGGTAATAACCGGAAGACGGCCCACTAGTTCAGGTATCAGACCGAACTTGGTTAGATCCTCTGGTTCGACCATTTTGAGGAAAGCCTCGCTAGCTGCTTTCTTTGGATCAGAAGCCATTTGGATCGCCGCCCCAAAACCAATGCCGCTTCGATTCTTGTTGAGGCGTTTGGCCACAATATCGTCGAGACCCACGAAGGCCCCACCAACAATGAAGAGGATATTCTTGGTGTTTACGACCGCCATTTCGGCATTAGGATGTTTGCGGTTACCCGTTACTGGAACTCGAACTTCACTACCCTCAATGATCTTGAGGAGGGCTTGTTGGACGCCTTCACCCGAGACATCACGACTAATGGAAGCAGAATCACCCCTCTTAGCCTTCTTATCCACCTCATCCAGGTAGATGATACCACGCTCTGCCTTCGATACATCATTATCACAGACTTGGAGTAGGCGTGTGATGATCGTCTCGACATCATCACCCACATAACCTGCTTCAGTGAGGCTGGTCGCATCAGCAATCGTGAAAGGCACATCAAGAAGCTTCGCAATGCTTCGAGCCATCAGGGTCTTACCGGAGCCGGTGGGGCCAAGTAGGAGGATATTGGATTTCTCGAGTTCAACATCATCAACGACTGGATTGGCCAGACGCTTGTAATGATTATGAACCGCAACACCCATGACCATTTTGGCCTCATCCTGCCCAATCACATACTGATCCAGGAACTCCTTGATCTGGCGAGGGCTAGGAATACCGTCTTTGAAACCCAAGGAAGCAATCGCGCCCTCATCCTCTTTGAGGATATCTGCGCAAAGCTGAACGCAATCATTACAGATGAAAACATCAGGGCCAGCAATTAGCTTCTGAACGTCTTCCTGTCGCTTGCTACAGAAAGAGCAGCTCAGATTCTTTTTGGTTTCACTCATTACGCGACCTCGAACTCTGCTTACCGATATTTAGTGGTATGCTGGATACCACCTATTATCGTATAGCCTTGATCAGCAGTTCGCATTATAGACCTGGTCTAAAGGGTGGGCGCATGGCATCAACCACGCTCACTATTTCATTCACCACCTGCGGATTCCGCTCGAGCATCTCGATGATCTTCTCTTTGTCACTCCGGGTATCTTCCGAGGGCGGTACCCAATTATTGATGACCGTCTGTTGCTGGGTTAGCTGATCTTCCCACTGTTTCAGGAGGTCACGCTCATCAGTAAGACGGGCTTCCATTTCAAGGAGTTGTTGGTGAGCCGTCTGAAGAGCTTCTTCATCCTGCTGAATGGTGGTGGCTCGCTTATCCAGATCAGCAGCTTGCTGGATGAATTGCTGTTCTAGATCCGAACGAACCGTCTCAAATTCGCGACGTTCATCATCGAATGCCTTGTTGAAATCCTGGATATCAACCGAGTGACCCTCGCCCTCTATAGGATCGAGTTGCTCCAAAATGGAATCAGCGGGCTGAGGCTCATCCACCATTGGTAAGGAGGTTTGAAGTTCTTCCTTTGGTAACACCTGACCAGAGTTTGCTTTTTCAGCCTGACGCTTCTCACGCCAATCTGTAAGTGAAATGCTACCTGCGATGAAGAGGCTCAGAGCCAATGGATCGAAGGCCACCATGATAATACAGATCACGATCCTGACGGCGTATTCTGGATCCTTAAGACCAAATAGCTCAGCCACGTACTTGACTGGGCCTAACTTGGCCTCCACCTCCGCACCTTGAGTCTTGAGTGGAACCAACTTGGTATTCAGGGCGTTGATAGCATCAAAATTATCGTTGATACGATCCTGGATATTCGCTGCTTCCTTCTTCTGGCTATTCGCAACCCAAAGGGCTCTAGTGCCAGACTTCTCCAAGCTCTTATCAGTGATCCTGCTGATCTGATCCAGGCGTGTCTGAAGTTGCTGATTTTCAGCCTGCTTCTGCTGGATCTGAACCTCGAGCTGATTGACTTGAATTTCCAGACCAGCGATTGGTGCTTTCTGCTCCAAATGGCCCTTACTGAGATAGCCGTAGATACCAAGACTGGTAATGATCATCAGAGCTGCGATGAAAACACAGAATAGACCTCTGAAATACCAAGGAGCTCTCGGATTGCGCCAATTGGCATGAACCCATTTGGTCGCTACGATCTTGCCCACTTCTAGAGTGCCAGCCATGATGACTACACCCCAGAATGTTGCCGCAAACAGGGTGCCCATACCAACAAGTGAGAAATATGCCGCGACACTACTGATAGCCATCGCGATGAGGAAGGTGAAAAGAATGAATGCCATACGTGTGCCTTTAAGAGATATTCAGTGTGATAAAGACCGCCGAAGCGGACTGTCTACTTATCACGCTGGATAACCGTTTTAGCGCTTGCCGGCATCCAAGTCAGTCAGACCATTGTAACGGTCGATGAACTTGTAAGAGATGTTCTTGGCACCAAAGACCTCAAGAGCCTTGAATGCCATCTCCGGATCGAGATCGCTACAGGTATAGATGTCGAACTCGATGAAGGGCTGTTCACATTCATCCCAGGTGTGGAGGATCATGTGTGAGGTGGTGATGTAAACTCCAGCAGTCATGCCGCGGTTACCCACCTGCTCACAATATTCAGCTGAAGCCTCTTTGAGCACCTCCATACCCATATTGTGAACGATCTGTGTGAGCCATTGTTCAACAAATCGTTCATCCTCCTTCAGGGGAGGGCGGTCAACTTCTGCATGAACGATAAGGTGCTTGTGAAGCTTTGCCATTCTTAACTCCTAACCAAAAAGATCGCGCCGTGCGATAAGCGAATCCAAAAGGGTGATTAGGAGAACCGCTTCAACCCTTTGATGTAATATGCCCTAGAAAAACCTAGCGGTGGCGACAATATTTATCGATCCACGCATCCTTGACCAACCCCTTTTCGCAATAAGATCATTGGAATTCACTGGCTTGAAACCCGCGCTACGATCCAAAGACCAAGTGATATGAAAAGTCTTACCATCGGGCCGTTCTGTCGTACCATCAATGGATACGACCAAGGCTTCAATACCTTCTGGATCACAGGCATATCCTACAACCTGAATCCTTGAAGCCTCCGGCAGGGGATCACTAGACATCACGCCAAAGGCATAGGTGATGTGATGACCAATGAACTCGGGGAACTTAGGAGGGAAGATCTTGGCCAAATGGCTTCGACTTGCCGCATCGAGCTCAAAGGCCTGATAACCGCGCCGCGGCTTTTCATCGGTTTCAATGATCTCATAGGCTTTCACAGAGCACCTCCATCCTAAGCAGGAATTATTAGGCTCATTCTCCCCAAAGCGCAAGAAAGATAAATCAATTTGTGCCTGAGCTGGAGATTGACGTTCAGGAGGGTGAAACCGTAGATTACACCAAAGAATAAGGGTCGTTCATGTCAAACAACATTAAGAAACTTTCTGATTACTCGCACGCGAGATTGCGAACGGAAATGTATCTGGGTAGCCGCGCGCCACATACCCAGACCATTTTGGAATTTGTGGATGGTAAGCCCACTCCTGTCGAAACCACTTGGGTTCCAGCCCTCTATACGGGTTTCCGAGAGATCCTCGATAACTCACTCGACGAACTTGTGGGTCATGGCTTTGGTAGTAAGATCAGAGTGACCTATGATCCAACGACTCGAGAAATGAGCGTTGAGGATGATGGTAGGGGTATTCCAATCGCCTATGATGACGCGCATAAGATGCACCTAGCCACGTTGGTTATGACAGAGGCGAGAGCTGGTCGTAACTTTGAAGAACGAGGCGAAGTTGCGGGTACCAATGGTATTGGCGCCAGTGTCGTGAACTTCTGCTCCGAGTATTTCAAGCTAGATATCCAGAAGGATGGCGAGAGGTTCCAACAGGAATTCACCGAGGGTAATGCGGTATTTGGTGACTCGCTTCAGTTTGGTAAGGTCAAGCTGACGAAGAGGCAAGGCCAGAATGGCACGAAGATCACATTCAAGCTATCCAGTGAAGTCTTCTCCGATCTGATCCTTCCTGAGGAATTCATCCGCTCTCGAGTTACTGAGGTTGCTATCTGTAACCCTCTGATCAAGATCTACTACAATGGTGAGCAGATCAAGGTTAAGCCCCGACCTGAGCAGACCTTATTCCCCGGTATGAAGCCAATGGCCATTGAGATCAAGGAAGACACCTTCCGTAGTCGCTTCTGGATTGTGCCCAACTGGATCGAATCAGGAGAACACGTTCATACGATCGTCAACAACATTCCAGCATTCAATGGTGGTGTTCACATCGAGACCTTCCGCCGTCTCTTCTATGGTAATCTCCTTACCGCTCTTGAACGTGAATCAAAGAAACGTCGCCTCCAACCCAACCGCTCAGATGTCACCGAAGGTGTACTCATCTACAACATCACCAACATGCATGGCCCTAACTTCGATAGTCAAAGCAAAACCCGCCTGATTAACGAGGAAGTCAGCAGGATCATCAAGGCTCATCTCGAAAATCCAGATCTCTACAAGGAGTTCATCCGTAAGAACCGAGACTGGATTGAGGATATCTACAAGCGTTGTGCTGAGCGCACGATGAAGAAAGATGCCGCTGATATCGCGAAGGCGGCGAAGAAGAACCTCCGCAATAAGGTTCCAAGGCTCATGGATGCCACTGGTAAGGATCGTTCCAAGTGTATCCTCTTCCTAGCCGAAGGTGAGAGCGCTATCTCGGGTATGGGGAGTTGCCGAGATCCTGATCTTCATGGTGGTCTAGGCATGAAGGGTAAGGTGCTCAATGTGAATGGAGAATCACCCAAGAAGGTCATCGATAACAAGGAACTCGGTGACATCATGAATTGCCTGGGTTTGGTAATTGGCCAGAAGGCCAAATTGGATGATCTTCGCTATGGCAAGGTCTATGTGGCCCATGATATGGACCCAGACGGCCTCAACATCGGTGCCCTGCTGATCAACTTCTTCCACACCTATTGGCCAGAACTCTTTCAGGATCCAAAGCACCCATTCGTTCACATCTTCCGCACGCCCTTCATCATCGCGGAGAGGGGTAAGACGCGCAAATACTGGTATGCTCATAACTACCAGGATTTCAGCCCTGAAGCCTATAGCGGTTGGACCATTACCAGAGCTAAAGGTCTTGGCACTTTGACTCGTGAGGATTGGGAATATTCACTCAAGAACCCAGAGGTCTATCCAGTAGTCGATGATGGCAAGATGGAGGAGACACTGGATTTGATCTTCAACAGTAAGCGGTCAGATGATCGAAAGGCCTGGATCGGGCTCTAAATGGAAGAGAATGAAGAAGACATTCCATACCTCTGGTCTTGGTCAAAGACCCCCAAGAACTGGAATACTCATCTGGATCTGACTCCAACTGAGCCAGTTGACCCAGAGGAATTCTGGAAGGATGAACCAGATAAGGCCGATGGTTATGCTAATGTCTATATACCGAAGGATGACTTCTACGAACCTGATCCAGAAGACAAATGGGTCACTCAGATCAAACCTGGCATCAAGGAATGGCTAGACAGGAACGCGGGAGAACGCCGTGCATTTGGCCTGGATTGGTATCAAAGACCTCAGGATTATGATTGGTATGTGAGGGGTGAAACGACCCACAAAGGCAAGGGTGCGATACAAGTCTGCGTTCGAGACCCCAAGATGGCTATGTTCCTCAAATTGAAGTTTGGTGGCCTCTAAGTGCCATATCGAGATTGGTTGACCATCTGGTACACTCCAAGTGAAACTGACATCGTTGCCTATATCAGTGTGGATCGCATTGTTGAAATTGGTGGTGTGATCCATCCTGCCATGTTTACCAGATACACTACCAATGAAATCAACCAGGGTATGGCGGTGCTTATGCGATGGTGCCGAGTAAATTGCTCTTCTCCACCCAAACCCGTTAATGTGATGGGGAGAACGGGTTTCGCCTTCCTCAATGAGGCCGATGCTCTGCTATTCAAACTCACGTGGGGATGATGGTCTACCTGGAGAAACTGTTTCAGATTGAATGTGGTGAAGATGGAAGGTATCCTGATCTTCACTACCATTATCCTAAAGCGAATGATCGTCGCAAAGCAATCCGCCATCTGTTTGGTAGTTGGTTTGATGATAGAGGTTATAAGCTCACCAGGGATTACATGGTAACCTTCCATCACCTCGGCGACAATCACATGCCACCCCTTCTTTATAGCTGGTCTGCTTGCGTGGAGATCAGAAATCCAGATGCGGCCGTAATTTTCAAATTAACGTGGTGCTAATATGAGCCAGATTCCAATGATCAACGCCGAGTTCCATGACAGAGCAACAGCCGAGAGATGGCTTAAACTCGAACGTCAAGGTGTTCGAGTGTCAGTCTATCATGACGATGTTACGGAGGTTGATACATGGTGCCGAGAAAACTGCCAAGGCGATTACGCGAGATCTCATGATAAGGTCTTGATCGATGATGATGTCTATCAACGCAGTATTGATATAGCTGATGGTCTGATACCCAATCCACGCAAAGCCAATGATTCGAATTGGTTAGAAGCGATGATTACTGATGCTTTGGCGCGCGACCTTCAAAGAGAAATTGATCGTGAGATCCTCGACACCCTTGGAGTGACCACACCAAGCATGTGGTTCTGGTTTGAAAACCACAATGATGCTATGCTCTTTAAGCTAACGTGGGGTGGTGAATGACCTACGAAACGACTACGATCTACATACCAGTATCTGACAGTCTGGGTTGGTTGAATCGTTACAGCGATATCCTGAGCCAAGAAGCCGTCGGATGGCTTGAAGAGAATGTAGGTAAGCAGGCGCCAACCTACATGGAATTCATAGCGAATCTGGATAATGACCAATTTGGTTGGTGCTTCAATGGTAAGGCTCATGACCCAACTACCCATTATCTCCATCTTACCTACGCTTTGACATTCAAGAATGCCAATGATGCTTTGATGTTTAAGCTCAGTTGGGACAGATAAGTAGGTAAATGAAGCTGACCTATCAGGAATTACCCGACTACCAGTTCCCCCATTGGATTGAATACCAGACTACGCCTGTTGAAGATGACTTCATGCAGATGATGGATGTCAATCAATGGTGTGGAGATCAACTTGGTGACCTGGGCCAGACTTGGGGTTATGAACGCAAAGTTGAGACCAATGCACCACAGGGCCTCAACCCTGTGAGGGTTCGCCTTCACTACACCAGCATTCGCTACAGCTGGAGATTCAAGAATAAGGCCGATGCTATGGCTTTCAAATTGGCCTTCGGTGGCGTGTGATTACGTTCTCCTTCATGAGGTATGACAGACAGATCAAAGCTATCGGCAATTCAATTGGTCTGCAGTTCAGGTTGATCGATAATGACGTGGAGAAATCCTGGGAGGTCTTTGCCACCAGAATTATTGACGCACTAGAGGAGTGGTGTCACTCTAGTGGAATAAAGGCCTACGGCATGGGCCACACCCAGATCGCAATCAATATCACATTCGCGGAACCGCAGGATGCGATGATGTTCAAATTGAGGTGGCATTCATGCCCGAGCGGGCCACTAGAAAGTACATAGAGTTCAATCCACCACTTGCCTTTAAGAGTGATGCTTTCAATCGGGCCTGGGAAATACTCATGGAGATGCGAATCACCCATACGGTAGCTTTTCACTATGTGGGTAATCACGAAATTAAGGGCTTATCCTTCGAGACGAAGGAGCAGGCGATCATCTTCAAGTTGAGGCATTAGATGGGGACAGTACATAGAAACGGAACACCACCTAAGCACATGCCACATAAGCGTATCAAGGAATTCGAGCGTGGTGTGTTTGATGAGGAGTTCATAGTTCATTGGTGTAGAGAGCACCTAAAGGGCCCCATGCAGTATAGGGTAGTTGAGTTTCAACCAGAACGAATCGGCATTGGTCGATCCTATGAAGTTACCGCATGGTTCAAGAATCATGATGACGCGGAAGCATTTGAAAACCAATGGCAGATCTGAACCAACGCATCTATATCGTTGATCGAGAGGATCAGGTCAAATGGTACCTTGACATCAAGGGAGCTACGAGCTTCCACATCCAGATGAAGGAGGATAACCATCATGACCTCCGAGACTGGCTAGAGAGGATGACCCAAGAATCAGTCGTTATCTCGGGCCAAGGTGTGATGCCAAGGATTGGTACGGAGGATCACCCCTATCATTCCTTACTCAATAGCATCCAGCGAAACCAGTATAAGGTCTACTTCCAAAGTGACCAAGATGCCGCAGCATTCAAATTAGTCTGGGGTGGAAGCCTATGATGGATGACCTTTACCGTTTTACCTATCAGGTTGATCTAGGCCTCAGAAGTTCAATGTGTCGTCATATCCTGGATGATGCGATGGCTAGGGGTAAATGCCCAATGGGGATGACTGACTTGGTAGTGGAAATGACCGAGTTTGCTAAAGCCTGGTGTTCTGGTAATTGTCAAGGTGAGTTCAGGATTAACCCTTTCAACATCACGCAGGTTCTTTTTACCGATGCCAATGACGCAATGCTTTTCAAATTAGCGAATGGATGATATGAATCAGTGTAAGCTCTGGAAGATCACCTTGATGCATGATACCGTGAATGAGGATACCGATCTGGTATTCTGGGGATATCATATGAGCGAGGGTCAGGCTCGGAATGCCGCTCTTAGATGGGGCGAAAAGCAAAAGCCTGGTAGTCGAATCACCATACTCAAGGTTGAACTTATTGGATAAGGTGCTATTCGAGGTTTATGATTGATCGTAAGGCCCTTCACAGCGAACACTAGGAAGCAATCACGCTTCCTGGAGTATCGCTATGTCTTGGAATCCCCCTCGAGGGTATAAGGGCCTTCGCACGGGTTATCGCCATGCCGTTAAGGTCAAAGTTTTCGCACCCAATGATCCGTGGAATCGCAACACCTACTGGCTCTGGGTTAATGATCTGGAGGATTGGTGTGAGGAACATTGTAAGCATCACTGGAGCCACATTGATGGCTTGTTTTGGTTTGATAAAGTGAGCGAGGCGGTGCTGTTCAAGATGACCTTTGGTGGCCGATGAAAATTCGTAGGCAATGGTGGCGTAATCCCCTAAGACCCTGGCGGGTAGATGTACCTGAATTCTACCGGTATTGTACGACCAGTCGATTTGGAATAGATCCTGATTGGCCCTGGTATGAGTTCGATACAAGGATAGCCGTTTGGCTGGGTAGTCTCACTCCTAAGAAGGTCATGGGTCGCGAAATAGCGGCGGTTAGCTATATGATCCGCACCAAGCGTTTCAGGCCAGAATTCATTGCCGATATGGGCCGGATCAAGGTTGGGGGTAAGAAGCCGCCAGCTCTTTGGTTCGCGAGGAAATCAGACGTCTTGATGTTTAAGCTCACTTGGGGTGGTGAACAGCCCAATTTCTGGGGCAGTTCAAGGTGGCCATAAGAGTCAGTGTACCCGCTCATAATATCATCGCTCTAGATGATAAAGAAATCTACAGACCATCCCCTCAGTTCATGGAATGGTGCAAATTGGCTTTCGGTCGTCAGTTCTATCCAGTCATTGAGGTCAGCGATGGCTGGAGAGCTTATCTGGATTTCGAGGATGTCAAGGAAGCCCTTTTGTTTAAGGCGAGATGGTCATAACCAGATATTGACTTGACTCTGGTGTGCTAAGTAAACTGCACAGATAAACAGAGGCCAACTCAATGACCCAGAATAGCTCAAACTATATCCTAGACACCTCTCGAGAATATTCGATCTACGTTTGTGAGTCACGCGCCATTCCAAAGGTTGCTGATGGGCTCAAAGACGCCCAACGTAAAGCATTATGGTTGGTCAAGAGCCGCCAGGATAAGATCAAGACCGTTTCATTGGCCGGAGAAATGATATCGAGTGGGCTCTATTTGCATGGTGACCAGAGTGCTGCTGGTTCGATCTCGATGCTCGCCGCACCCTATGTCAACAACGTGCCACTCCTAGATGGTATTGGGTCATTCGGAACCCGTGTTGCTCCTGTTGATGGAATTGGAGCCCCCCGTTATACCTATGTTAAGCGGGGCAAGGCCGCTCAGGAGTTGATGTTTCCTGATATGGATATCGTGCCAGTCAAGGAGAACTATGACGGGTCAACCATCGAGCCACAACACTTCCTTCCTCTTATACCAACGGTATTGCTCAATGGCGTCTCGGGTATCGCAGTGGGCTGGAGTACGGAGATCCTTCCCCGCTCTTTCAAGAACCTAGTTCAGGCCACTCTCGATGTCTTGGATGGTAAGAAGCTCAAGAGGATCGCTCCATCATATGAGCTCTATGACATTGGTGTGAAACACCTTGAGGAGAACTCATGGGAATTTACTGGTAAGCTCGAGATCCTAGACACCAGCACGATCAAGATCACTGAGCTTCCACCTGATCTGACTCTCGAGAAGTTCAAAGAACGACTCAACACGTATGAGGATGAGAATCGTATCTCGATGTACACGGATCGCTCCACTGATGCCATTGATATTACGATCAAGCTACCCAGAGGGTCAGCCAGAGGTTGGAATGTGAATCGGGCCATTGACTACTTCAAGCTCAAGCAGAAGAAGAGCGAGCGTATCGTGGTCATTGATTGGAACGGTTCATCAATTCGTCAGTATGATAGCGCCGAGAAGCTCATTCAGGATTTCGTCGAATGGCGGCTTGGCTGGTATAAGGTGCGATATGAGAACCTAGTAGCCAAGAACGACTATGAACTGGGCTTCTGGAAGGGCGTCAAACTGTGTTTTGATGATAAGCTACCAGCACGCCTGGGCGGTATCAAGGACCGTGCTTCATTGGATCTAGATGTCAGCAAGGTCACAACCAAGTTGAAGCTAGATGAGAAGCGTATTGACCGCATAGTCAATCTACCAGCTCATCGTTGGACCAAAGACGCCTACGCTGATGTGTTGGCTAAGATCAAATTGCTTGAAGCTGACATCAAGGAATACAAGGCGATCCTCAAAGACCCCGAACGCCGCAAGGCCATCTATCGTGAAGAGGTAGAGGCCTTGAAGAAGGTCAAGTTCTAAGGAATGGGTGGCAGCAATGCCACCCATTTTCATCAGCGGTAGAAGACGACCTCACAACCAGTTTTGGTCTTTGCAGTCATTCGGAAGCGCTTCAAGGTCGGTAGATCCTCCACCATCGGGTCGATGGTTTCTGTAACTGGTTCCTGTCGAGAGGAAGCCCAATATCCACTACCGTGGGTGGATGTTTTGGTCACTGGTGTGAGGCTTCCACGACTCCACGCACCTGGATTCATGACCACACAATTGAAGAGCCAATGCTTGGGGTTACTGTGATACTGTGGATTATGATTCGATCCACCTGGCATCATTGACTTCTTGGCTTCCCACTCCTCGACCGGAACGTAGACCAAATGCCCTCGGAAGTCTGCGAATGAATTGCCAGGTATTAGGTAGCGAAGAGCGTAGGAGAGATTGCCCTGGCGGATATAGGCCTCCGCACCTTCCATCTCCTCGGCTTCCTTGATCAACTCGTCATACGTGATGGCTTCTTCGGTCATTACGAAGTCATCCTTAGTGATTGGATCAATGGAGACACCAATGGCTTCCTGGTAGCTCTGACCGGCCTCGTTAAGAGCCACGCCCTTCTGAACTAGCCGATTGACCTCTTTCTCCGCTTCCTCATGGGTCATAGCCTTACCCTCGAAGAGCTCCGAGAGTTTTGGAGCGCTGACCGCCTTGAAGAATTTCACCGACTCGTGACCATCGGCACCAGGATGTTGCATGAGAAAAACGTGCCGCTTTTTGCCGCTGAAGCTCAGCTGGTGCGAATAATTGGAACCGTATTTGTCGGTATTCGCAATGTAGAAGGCACCGTAATAGACGCCCTCATCACCGTTCTGAAGCACCGCAGAATCACCAATCTTGATGTCACGCATACTGGCAGTCTTCGCCATGCGTTCGGTATTGCGAACGGTATTCTTATAGACATCGCTATCCACGGGGACGAGGATATTCTCCGCACCAAGGCGTGCCCAGATACATTCCTCGAGGATCTCACCCTTTTCGATTGTGCTGAAGGCCATGATCTGGGCCAAGTTGGGGCTCGTAATCTCGAGCTCAAAGCCCCGAGGATCCTCGATACGCCACTTGACGTTGCCCTGACCCCAGCCATATCCGTGTCGCACATTGCGACCCATCTTGAAGCCGATCATCGGCTTGTTTTCGTAGGATTGGGCGGGGAGTTTATCCTCTGCCTCGTTCCGAGCATAATAGCCACCGCCCTTTGCCCAATTATCCACCGTTGCCTTGCGCTTTTCCGCGGCTTTATCCGTACCATCAGGAGTCATGAAGCCCAGGGGGAGTTCATCCTGACTTGGTCTGGCTTGGAAGCCCACGTAATGGCGGGCGGGGAATTTGATGCTCTTGTTATCCATGATCTTGCCTTACTTCCTCGAATCTCTGGCCGATAGTTTCACGAAAATTGAGTAACGCTTCTCGAGCGCTTCCAAGGCCTCGAGATATGGTTTGGCGGCTTCATCGGCCGCCTTCTTCTTGGCCTCGTTCATCTCGCGTTTGAGATCCTGAAGCTCTTGAAACATACCCTGAATGCCACCGCTATTCGCGAGAACTTCAGCCTCGCTCAGACCTGATTTCATGAGGTCGGAACGAACCTTAGCCAATATGCTCATGAGATCTCCACTCTAAAGCCAGCATCCTTGATGGCGTTGATACTATTGCTTAGGATCAGATTCCAACTATCCTGAGACATGGTTTCGGGCTGCTCAGCCACCTTAACAACCTGTGAGCGCTCATACGCCGCCTCAACAAGAGTCTTAGCTTCAACGAGACCCAACCGACTGATTGCTCGAACTTCCTTGATTGCCTTGATCTTATTCACAAGTGCAGGGGCAGTCATACGGTTAATACTGATAGCCCTAATGGCCTGGTGCTTATTCGCCATCAGACCAAAGATGATCCGCCCCTTCCAATCCTTACCCAGAATGGGCGTAAGGGCTTCCATTACATCAAGTGATGTATCTCGGGTATAATGCTGCTTGATTGCTCGCAGGAAGTAGATGCTGGCTTCATCGAGTAAAGCCATCTGATCTTCCGGTCGTTCTGGATCAACCAAAGCCATCGTAACTCCTTATTCTCTCCGCTTTAACACCTATGAGCCAGGTGTCAACGCGGTAAATACCTTGCCCTTAACCCAACCTAATGCTACATGGTGGGTATGCCTTGGACGTTTGAACAAAGAATCCAAAAGGCGTGCGATGCACTGATGGCACGTTATCTTGTAGAGGATTCACAGATCGAAACAGTGCGCAGACCGCTATTCTTCGGTCAGTACGCCTATGGCCTTGGCATATCATTGAAAATCACTCATTGGGGTGATTGGCAACAGGTCAAGGATCTCATCCTTAGCGATCTGATGGCCAAGGATATCGCCCTACAATCCAATCAGCGAATCTATCAGTTCAACGTCTTCTCCAACGATCCTGAGGTTCTTCGCTGGTTCATCCGCCATCAGGTCATGTTCACCTTCAATCATGTGCGTATCGTTGATCGTACATGTTGGCATCTCGGCCTCCCCAAACCTCGCCCCAAGGGGAAGTTCTACGGAGAGTATGGCTATCGTTTTGGATTCAAAGACCCAAAGTGGGGGTTGGATCCTCAGAATCTAACCGAACTGGATAAGCTATCCGGCCCCGTAAAACTCGTCACCAGCCCCAGAACGTTCCTCTACCTGGATAAATTAAACGACGTGTTGCTCTTCAAACTCATCGTAGGAGAACAACTACTCAGCTTGGAAGATAGACATAACCTATAAGCTGAGTTGACGGACCACCCTTCTCCAGGGTATAAGGGGAGATCGGATTAACAATGAATGAGGTGATGGTTGAAATTTTTAGGAGCATTGGTGCTCCTCATGTCTCTATGGCTAACGCCCAACCAAGCCGCAGCGGAGACACTACCTAGATACCAAGCGCTACTCAGTGCGGTCAGGGCTCAAGGGGATATAGACCCACAAATTGAGCAAGCCGACCCGACCGATCAGGATCAGATGTTGTGTATGGCACTCAACATCTATCATGAGATCCGAGGAGGAACTTCTCGAGATCAATGGGCAGTTGGATTTGTTACCCTAAACAGAACTCACCATGACGCATTCAATGCCAATACTGTATGCGATGTCGTGTGGTCTCCAGGGCAATTTTCTTGGACTAGGTGGCCATTGAGAGCACAAATTCCACATGAGAAGGCAGCATGGCTCGAAAGCCAACGCAAAGCGGTCTTACTCATTAGTGGGGAGAAAGTGAATGACCCTACGGATGGTTCTACGTTCTTCTACCAGGCACGGTTGAAGTTTTCTTGGACCCAACGCTTAGTTAATAAGATCCGTATCGGAGCCCATGTGTTTGCGAGTCTACCCGGCGGTAGATAGGGTTTGCCCATAGACTCTAACGTGAAAGGACGACCCCCGCCTTAGGCGGGGGTCTTTGTCTCTAGTGTATGTGGATTACTCACCAAGTGGTGGAACGGCTAATCCCTCTGCCAATTTCTTGGTGAAGAAAGCTAGGTCTTCAGTAGTCTGATTACCAACATCAACGGCGAAAACCTTTCGGTCATTCTCACCATAGTAGATGGCGCTATTCGAAGAATGCTCAAAGCATTCAACGCTGACTAGGCGCACATCTGGATTGACCGTATAACGGCCTAGATCACCAGTCTTCATCTGTTCCAACAGTTCAACGGTCTTCTCATAAACCATCTTAGCCGTGAGCTCACAACCCACTCCAGGAACGATACGGAGATCACAAACCCGACCTAGAGAGTAAGGGGTTGGTTCCTGGTAGCCAATATGATCGGTTGTTCCGTTGAATTCTTCCTTTGTCGAGAATGCCGCCAGAGTCTTGAAAACTTCAAGAGCTGGATCATCCTCCGCTACCAGAATGGTATGGTCAAACATGTAATCCAAGTAGGCTTTGATCGGCTTCATACCTCCGAAATCAAAACACCAGTTCTTTTCATCAAGTGTCTCAGACTCAAAGGTGAACTTAAAGCCCAGGCTGTATCCATGAAGAGTGGAACAATGGGAATGATCTGCTTTCCACTGGCGAAAGCAACAGGAGAGACCACGATCAGTGCCGTAGGTCTTTGTCGATTGATATTTAGGCATTTCTGCTCTCTTGGCCATTTGGCTCTTCTTGCGACGCAGAATCTTTTGAGAGGGGTGAGTCGGTGGCCTCTATATATGCTTATCTACAGAACTGGTGAGCCAGAGTCAATAAATGCGTGGTTTATAGGCCAGTTAAATAGGGTGTATATTGAAGGAGACTCTTATGACCAACCTATCCAAATATGGTGTGCCCCTGGGTGGAGGTAAGATGAGTGGCATTATAGCGCCACTCTACAGATACCGTTTTCGGATTGCTCAATGTGATCCATTGGTGACCCAGAACATCTACCGCATTGACATTGACTTTGTGAACCAGAAGATCAAGACGAAGATACGCGCTACCATCCAGGGCGAGGCATTCATCGCTGCTCAAAGGTTCGGCCTATCCAAGACCTTCATCCTTGAGATGATGGATGGTGGCCAAGATGGAGTGTATTTCGGCCTTCTACCAAATGGCTTGGAGCTCACAAAGTATGATCTAACTCTGGATTATGGAGATAGTAGTTTTGTGGTTCATGATATGGAATGGGCCTTCAACAGCATTGACGTTGTGACACCGGCAAAGGCTGATGAACCAGCCCCTGAACCCACGCCAGGCTTCATGTCAGTCGATGAAGCAATATCAAAGCTGACAGACCCTAACCCTGATGTTACAGAAGTCGAGGATGAAATCTATCGCGGGGATGCGGGTTGCTAATGCGGAAGCTCACTAAGGAGGAGAGTGAACTTTGGAGGAGGGTCACCAAGACTATTCGCCCCCTCGACTCTTCCCCTGTGAGCCCCGTAGAGACCCTATCCAGAGTTCAACAGCCCCAACCACTTAATAGCTCGTTTAGGCCCGTCTTGGACCTCCACGGGGCATTCTTACACGATGCGTATGTCAGAGCTAAGTCACATGTCGAGGATGCGTATCTGAAGGGTTTCAAATACGTCATTGTGATCACTGGCCTTAGTGGCCAGATTCATGATGAATTTCCCCGATGGTTTGCTGATCATCCCCATGTTAGATCGATCAACAGTTTAAGGGGCGGAGGAGCCTGGGAAGTATGGTTGAAGAAAAGAGATACGTAGACGCTGATGCACTTGCTGATGTGATCAGGTCTATGGCTATACCCTCTGGTTCAGGTTACTACAATGGTCAACTCGAACCAATCATTAGTCAGATGATCAACACCAGTCTGTATTCCGCTTTCGTTGACTTCAGAGAAAGTCTGATCCAAGCCATTACCAGTGCGGCCCGGCCTTACAACGCTTGTATGCTTTGTATCCAACGCGATTGTGATGTAGTGCCAGATCACCCTCTTGGGGATAATCGCTAGTTGAGGCGGATCTCCACATCACCACCTTCGGCCTTGATAAACTTCATCACCTCGAGGCCGTAATCTGTGAAGGTGTAGGATTCCTCATAGTAGGAGGTCGAGGTTGATACCTCAAAGACCCGCTCACGATCATATTCAATCAGATCCACATCCATCAGGCGCTTGAGGTCTTTGCGTTGGAAGCCTCGGCAAAGTTGGCCGACTTCACTGGCGGTCAGGTAGATCTTCTCGCCTGGTTCACTTGCCAGCTTTTTCATGACCAGCTTGGCGTTCATGGCCTTCAGGAATTCATACGAGGGTGACCCCTCGTTGATTATCGCGTAATTGTGGCCGTCGATCACTTCAATATCATACATACCAGGTGTCTACCATATTCCTGTTAAGTGTCAACCCCAAGCTAGCTTGAATAGCATGGCATCGCTCTTGACCTTGAAGCTAAATCCTACGGGCAGGCCATCATATGAGTAATCACCCTGGCAATGCTTGTCACACCAATTGATCAGCAGACATGTGCGTCTGGCCGTGTTGGCTCTCCTGAACTTATACATGGCCTTCCAGTCTGGCTGGATCTTGTAATCAAAGCGAGCTCCTCGATGGTATTTGGTATCCTTGGTTAGAGCGAGCCTATCTACGAGAGATCGAACCTGGTTCTCAAGTTCAGTGAGTGTATGATATCCCCTAATCATGCCCATACCAGCTTGAAGAGCATAGCGAGATCCTTATCCTCAAAGTGGAAGTGAACTACGAAATAAGGCTCACCTTGTTGATCATCGATCAACTCATATTGCGACATGCGAATCCGTTCATCCGCACGATTCCTAGCTTTAAGCCAGGTTGTAAGGGCCAAGCTAGGCACAGGCATGTTGTAGACATCATCACGCCGTATAGCCCTGTTATTAGCTCGTAGGGTAACAGTGTAGAGGAGGTCATCCTCTGGCACATCATCCACACCAACTTCAATACCATCAGCATACCAAGGACCAGGTTCCATCTTGCTATTGAATGTCATAACCAGGCCAGTTTGAATAAGAGGGCGAGCTTCGGATCGATGAACGTGAATACGTCCCAGGTCTGCTCCGCTTGAATAGCCATCCTAGTGAGCGTGGTAAATCCGATATCAGTTCTAGGATGACGTTCATACCACCAATTGGGTGGGCTGGTTATGAAATGAACGTGCCGGCGATCGCATTTCACCTGGCCTGCCACATCGTTCAGCCACTCCACTACTTCAGTGCGAAGAGTCGCATTGTGGTCGAGGAGGGTCGAATCATCAACCCTAATGATGAATTGAACCTCACTCATTGTTCAGCCAAAGGTTAGTTTAAAAAGCGTGGCGATATCCGCGTGATCTTTGGAGAAATAGTAGCTCGTCTCGTTGGGCTCATCGGAATTGCGAATCACGAGCTTCTTGATCCCGTGCCGCTTGAAGAACGCCTCAATCTCAGGTCCCGCTATCCAACGGAAGGTATCGGGCCATTGAGGATCAGTCTGTTTGATCATATGATCAAACCCAACCAGAATGACGCAGATGCTTTCGCGTGTGCGCTCTTCCAGTTGGGCCTGATATTCCTCGAAGGTGATTCGAGCCATTACTCGATCTCCATCAGGGCTTCCTTGGCCAGGTTCCACCGGCTATCAACCCAGGCTGCTTCCATCCGACGCAGGCGCTGACCCATCTGTGGGCCTGGAGCCATACCAACACCCATCAGATCCTTACCCGTAATGGGGAAGGTCGGAACAACAAAATCCCTAGCATGTTGAGCCAGCGTGGGCTCACTGGCGACCAGAGCCAGGCTCACCACGTGATCCCTGGGGAACTTATCGCGGGTCAGCATGACCTCAACGCGCACTTCATCCAGGAACCCACCGCGGTTACGGATCATGTTGCGAACCTTTGCCTCCTCCGGAGAGCTCATCTTCCAGATTTGGAAGAACCGCTCCTCGTCGTCGCTCGAGATCAGCGTTGCCAATGCGGCCACCGCATCATCGGCCCGGCTCAGCTCATTGGGCTCGAACCGAAACAGATTCAACGAAGCATTGACGCCAGTGCCAAAGATAGCCTCCATGACTCGCACCCGAGCGCTATAGGTCAGCAGCTTTGACATCTCCAACCAGAACCGCTCAACACTAACTCGATTCAGACCAGCCAGCACTTCAGGATCGCTGAAGATATCCAGCGTCTCCTGATCCATCTGTGCATCGAACCGAGCCGCGAAACGGAAGTAACGCAGGATACGCAGGTAATCCTCCTCGATGCGCGTCTTCGCATCACCGACGAACCGCACGACCTTGTTCTTCAGATCCTCCTGGCCACCGAAATAGTCGAAGAGATTGCCCTTTGTATCCATCGACATTGCGTTGATGGTCAGGTCACGCCTCTCGGCATCCAGTTCAAAATCCCTGGTGAACTCGACCTTGGCATGACGACCATCAGTCTCCGCATCAACGCGCAGGGTGGTGACCTCAAAGGGCTCACCATCAACTACGATGGTTGCGGTGCCGTGATCGATGCCAGTGGGCAGGAACTTGAACTTGTTGATTACCGCGATATCGCGCATCTCGTCAGGAGTGGCGTCAGTGCAGAAATCCACATCCTTGGGTTCAACACCCAGCAGAACGTCCCGAACGCAGCCGCCGACGAAACGGATTTCGAAGCCGGCCATGTCAAAGGCCTTGCTCAGCTTCTTCGTCTCCGGTGTCATCAGCTTATTCAGCACGTCGATCTCCTTGTTGTCTCAAGGCTAGATCTAGCACCAGACTGGTGAGTGTCAACCAGTTATCGGCGTCGGTATCGTGCTCGTCGTTCGTATTCTCTTGCCATATCTTCTTCGGTTGGTATAAGATCGGGCCGAAGGTAGAATAACACCGCCAGCTTCCAGACCAAAGCATTACGGCGAGCCTCTGAATTCTTCTTACGCTTGGCCGCATTCTGTTGATACTTGGCGGTGAGCTTACGATTGCGAGCCTTCCATTTCACTGGATCCTGACGAACTTCAAGAAATTCCTCAAATGGCGTGGTCTGTCGATCATTGTTACAACGGATACACGCCATGGCCAGGTTGGTCATCCGGTTAGTGCCACCGAGACTCTGAGGAATCTTGTGATCCGCAGTAGCCATTTGTTTTAATAGCATTCCAGGTGGTGGGTTCTGTTTCTTTACGCCCTCAATGGCGAGCCAGGTTTCACAGCCACAGAAGATACAAAGACCATTCTGGCGATGATGTAGTTTGGCTAGTTTCTTGCGCAGGCTCATAGTGAACTTTGAATACCACCATTCCTTGAGTTCAGGTGTCTGCCATTTACGACTGACATGGCGATGAATCAACTTACCGTAAGGCTCACCTGTAGTAATTCGATCCATAGGATGGCTCTACTCTATTGGCCACCGAAGGTCAACTTGAACATGAAAGCCATCTGCTTCCTGGCTTCCGGAAAGCCAAAGGCAATCGTCTCTTTACCTGACTTGCCATAATACTCGTAATCCTCACCAAGACGGAGATTCTTATCCGTGAGCCAACGACGGAGATTGGCAATCCGTTTGGTCGATGATATCCTTACCACGATATGAGGCGACATCTGATCAATCATAACCGATCATCCTCGTCATCATGATAGCCTTCTTCAATTTCCCAGAGTCGCTCGTGTAAGTCGACCTGATCCTTCTCCTCTTCGGAGAGCTGATCATATTCTTCATCGGTCAGATCATCGAAAAGAGGGTTTGGTTTACCAGCCCGACTACCTCGGATCTGCCAATCAGCGAAATCAACCTTGAAGTGCCAATCCCTGGCCAGCATGACAAATAGTGCATCTAGGTAACGGCCCTGATCATTCGAACCGTAGACCATTTCAAAGGTGTAGATGCCCATGCTAGCCAGGGCCCACTTGACCGCTGTATCATCGTATCTCAGAGTCTTGTATGGAATGTAGACCCTCAGATCGCCCTGGTATCCTGGCCCTTTGATGTCTTCCTCTATCGAGGAGTTGCCGAAATAGAACCGGTGATCTAGCTGCTCTTCTTCCTTGAAGGTCACGAACTCGAAGCGATCAAACTTGGTGGGCTTACGGTCTTTCTCGCATTGGATCAGTGGCACATTGAAGAGGCGATGTTGGTTTACCTTCAACCATGCGGGGATTTGATTAGGATCACTGAGCGACTGGAACTCGGCACGGTTCCTGGTGTATTGATCCGAGATCAGCTTCATACCCTGCCAGGCATTACCATTGGTCAGGTAGTTCATATCCTTGGTATGTTCAAAGAAGATGTTGTAGAGCTCCCGCATGTAGGCCCATGACTCGGTGTGCTCGTTCCAGAGCCGATTGTGAATCACCGGGCTTCCTTACAACGCGTCAACAGCGTCTCGTTCTTGCCCTTGTAGACATTATGGGCCTTCACGGTTGCTTGGATCTTATAGACCCGATTACGCTCCAGCTGAGCGTTGCTCGCGAACCACTTCACGACATTCCCCGCCACATCGTGGAAGGTATGAAGGATGGAACCGCTGTCGAGGATGCGCGCATCGATGACCTTCAACTCGATCTCCAACTTCTGACCGACCGTGCCGATATGCTGGCTCACTACAGTCGACTTGGGCTGCTGGTTCCGCATATATACGCCCACAATGCTGGCCGCAATGCCAGTGCTGCGATCTTCAATGGCTACCGTATTGGCGATCACCCAGGCGTTGTGGAGGTAATCGTTCAGCGGTTGGGTCTCGGTCTCGTCGAGATTCTGTGCCCAATTGAGCGCCGCTGCCGCAATATCATGATGCTGTTGTGTGGGGCGCTTAACCTTGGTGCTATGGTAGTTCCTCAGGGCCAGCTCAGCCGTTGATTCCTTACCAGTCTCGTAGGCCAGCTTCTTACTCACGAAGCCGTAGTAGAGAACCTCTTGAGCCACGTAGGCGAGGTAATCCTCGAGGTCAATGTAGCGGCGATCCTGGAGGCCAATATCGCCATCATAGGAACCACGCATGAAACCGTGAATGTTGGCCAGGAGTTCAGCCAGCTTCGCTATACGATCAGCATCACCATGACCCAAGAAATCCTTAAGGCATGAGCTGCCAACCTGCTTGAATCCCTCGTCTTCCTTGAATACCACAAAGGTATCGCGCCGCTGACGCTTGTGACCACAATGATCACAAACGGGGCCACGATCTCGGTAAATCTCCGGAAGGTTACGCAAGCCAGTGGTGCGCACGATGTTGCCAACTTCATGTGCGTGATCGATCCGGGCGACAAATTCCCAACCCTCGAGCTTGGGTTCGGGGCAGGCTACGAAGACCTCCATGATCTTCTGACCGTGCCAACGCGAGGCAGTATCCTCCTCGTTGTGGAAGCCAACAACCGTACAGAACAGACGATCACCGTTGAGTTTCTTGGCCTTACGACCAAGAGTCTCTAGCTTGGCCTTGAACCAATCGAAACGAACTGCGGGGATATTGTAGGTTCTGCCCTCGGCCATTTTCGATCTCCTTGTCTTCCGATAAACCAGAACTAACATAGGAGTGGCAGGTGTCAACCAGAATTTCACTCAAGACAATGGCGGGGAGATCTCCCCGCCATTCTCAATTACGGTGCTACAGGAGCAGCGACTTCTACGGTAAATGCCGCAGTTACTGGATCACCAACACCCTTTGGGGTTGCGGTGAACGAAACCGAATAGCTACCATCGGTGTACGAGGAATCAATGAAGTCGAAACGCTCTGTATTCTGGATGACTTCTAGGTGCGTACCCACATAGCTATCAGTGATTGGATCGTTATCCGCGATACCAAAGACGAACTGCAGGCTATCATCAGCCTTCTCTAGAGTCAAGGTAGCTACCTCAGCATCATCCTTCTTAAGGCTTGCCGTCACATCGTAGAGGTCAGTGATAGCCTTGAGGTTTGGGTTCTGCTTCAGGCCAATGCTGTAAGCATAGACCCACTTGTTATCCTTAGGATTGCCCAGGCTATCCTGGATACCAGTTGCCAACTGCATGGTGTACTTGGAATCAACTGAGGCAGGCACATTGCTATCATTGTACAAGTGAGCGCCGATGGCAACCTCGATCACTCCGTCAGTAGCAATCATCATGTTGTTGATTGGGTTTCCCGTGCCTACGAGCATACGGTTATCGGCCGTGAATTTGGTCGAAATCGAGCCATTCTCAGTAACAGTTGGAGCGACCGGAGTGGCATCGGGGAAAGGAACCACGTCGTCATTTGTGCTCACCGCGACAGGTGCTGGATTGCTTGGAACACCAGTATTCCAGACAACCTGATTTCCCTGCGATGTCGTGAGCTTGTGACCCTTAAGTGTGGTTACCGTGGCTACAGTATCATCAGCGAGCTGAACGGTAATCACCATCTCGCCGACCAGGAGATCAGCAGGGGCCTTGTTAACCAGGTGACACTTCTTCTCGGTACCACCGGCATTCACGAGGAACTCACTAGAAGCGGTCTGCTTAACAATATATCCAGCTGCCTCACCATTGCCCACGTTGGCAATACATTGGATGGCATCTGGGCCAAAGAATTGCTTGTCTACTGGACGACCCATAATGATCTCCTCCTGTTAATCCCAAAGTCTGCTATTTAGTCAAAGCATGGCCTCGAGTAATCCTCGAGGCCATGCTCATCATTAGCCTGGATTGTTGACCGTGAGGGTAGCTTCATCGGAAGTAACTGGCTCTGCTCCACCGGTAGCACTTACAATACAATGGAAGACCGTGCCAGTAGTCAAAGACGATGCGCCTGCGATGTGATAGGTTGCTTCATTGCCAATGTTTGGCTGCCAAGCACCTTCACCGATCCTCGATTGCCACTCGTAGCTAAGAGTTGCATCCTCGGTAACGGAGGCTTCAACTGTGAAGTCTACCGACTCACCATCATTGACCGTCTGGCTTTCTGGCTGCGATGTGATCGTGATCACTGGAAGGGCTCTGACTGTCAAGGTAGCGACATTCGAGATAACCGATTCAGCTCCGGTTGCGCTAACCACACAACGAACCTGCAGGCCGCTGTCATCCTCGCTAACCGCTGGAGTGTCATACTCCGTGCCAGTTGCGCCGTCGATGTCAGTGAATGTCGAAGAACCCGAAGGAGCCGACTGCCACTGATAGGTTGGGGTGGCATCTTCAGTTGCGGTAGCCGTGATGTAGAAGTGAACCGATGCACCAATGGTAACATCAGAGACATCTCCGGGCTGGTTAGTGATGGTGATGACTGGAGCGGATTCAACCTCACCAGCAATAACTTGAACTCGAGCATTTGCCGCAGCATCAAACGACCATGCGTGGATCGTGCCATCAGCTAGAACGGCTGTGCGACCCTTGATAACCTTGACGTTCTGAGTCTCATCATCTGCGTTAGTGGCCTGGATAAGCATTTCACCGGCCGCTAGATCATCAGAATCTTTGTCAACTAGAACGCAAACGCCGGTAGCATTCTCGGTTTCTACTACGAAACGCTTGGTGCCGGTCTGTTCGATAATCTCTGCGGTAGCTACATCGTCTTCACCGACCTTAGCTAGAACGACGAAATGGTCGCCCGAACCGGCCCCGAAGAACTTCTTGTTAAGAGGACGTCCCATGTATCTCTCCTTATAGGGGTATAGCCTATTTAGCGATACTCGGGGCAAATCACTTGCTTATGATATGGAGAGCTTCATGAGCATCACACGATCCGGAACATCAGCTAATGGCTGATCCAACATTCCACCCACGTGGCTGACCATAGTGATGAAATGGTCATGTGTGATGTTCTCATCCAGGATGTATTGCTGGCCTAGCTGCCACAATTTGGACCAGGTGCCGATGCCCGGCTTGCTGAAAGCGGAGCCATTGATGCCCAGGCCAACCATATAGGTCATGAACGAGAAGGCAATCTTCGCCTGACTTGGCTCACCGATCAGGTCATGAATCCTATCTCCGAGCCTGGTACATGAACGAGTCATACGACCACGCTCATAGGGTGTCATACAATCGTGTTGGATCTCATTGGTGCCGAGAGCTTCCTTGTGACCTCGGGCCACATTACGCACCACCCTCAGGTGCTTCACGATATCCTTGTAAAGATCAGGTAGATCCATTAGGATACCAACGGGTGTTCCAAGAGAATCATCGACATCGCAATGATGTCAGCGCGCACCTTGGTAATAATCTCACCGAGCCAGTTAGTGCCCTTCCAGGTCTTTCGATCTAGCGCTCGAGGATCACTAGCTGCCAATCCTATCCCCCAGATGGTGTCCCAGGGGCTTGCTTCTACAAGGGCTGTACCGACAGTTGCTATGAGCCATTCCAAAAGGTCGGCGTTCTGAGTGAACTTGGCGAAATTGGCGCGGTAGACGAAGAGTTTGGCGTTCTGCTCCCAGAGTGCCTTATCGAAACCTCGAACCTGGCGACCTGCGGCTTTCTGGATCTTCGGATTATCGGTATTCATGATGATGTCTAGGGCATCGGCATCATCAAAAAGGATGGCTTTCTGCGCCATCATGTATTGCTCAGCGGTGTTGTAGGTCACTCCATCAACAGTGAACTCACTGGCATACCATTGGCTTGCCGGCCCACCGTAGAAAAGAGTAAACTGCTCAGTCAACGACACCACTCCATTTTGTCTCGATGACCACCCATATAGGGTCGAGCCATCTTCTGGTCGATCATATACTCGGAGAGGCTCTGACCGTCAACCAGAACATCAGCCTCAATCCTACCACCGTATTTGTCCCAACGAACGTGCTGTAATGTGACCGGGCCACGGCTTAAGAAGCGTTGAGCCATAATAGTGGCTTCTTTTGCCAAGGCGCGTTCAGCAGGGCATCGACCACGCTTCTCAGGAGCGTCAATACCCAACACCCTAACACCTACCATGCTGATCTCTGACCAAGCACCGGGCATCCTGAAGTAGAAGGTATCACCATCATAGACGTGATCGATTTGGATTACGTGTGATCCAAACTTATCAGGTGGGCTAGCTATGAGCCCTGGCCCCTCCACCGCGCCGATAAGACACAACCAACCCAGGATAAGGGTGGCTTTTCGCATTACGCGAGAGCCTTCATATTCGCCTGTCGATTAGCAGCGCTCAGAAGCGTTTCCTTGAGCTTCTGCTCGGCCTGGGCGAGCTCCTGTTCCGCCTGGGCTCGCATATTCTTACCCTCCTGAGCGATCGTGATCGTATCCTCAATAGTCTGGATCAACTGATCGTTGGCAAACTTGACGCTGTCAATGTCAACCATACCGCGCTCGATTTCAGTTCGAACCGCTAGGTTGGATTGCTGAAGCATCTGCGCACCAATACGAAGCTGTTCATTGGTAAAATCACTAGCTGCTTTGGTGGCCTTGGCAGCATTCTGCGTCTTCGCCATTTCGACTGCTAGTGCGATATTACGCTTCCAAAGAGGCAAAGCGTTGAGGATCTGGCCTTGGATCTTCTCCGAAAGACCGACTTCGTTGGATTGAACGATACGAATGCTAGGTAGGGCCTGGATGGTGATCTGGCGGTTCAGCTGTAGATCATGAAGCTTTCGCTCCAAGGCATCACGAGCTTGGATCAAATCAGCAGCCGCTTGGGTGTCAGCCATATCCTTGGTCTGCTGGGCCTTCTCATTTGCCTCGGGGATATCCTTAGCGTTGACCTCGTTGAGTTTATATTGAACGGCTGCGATCTGCTCATCCAGGTTATACAGGAGTTCGAGGGTCTTCTTGTAGAGCAGATCAAGCACCTTCACTCCACGAAGCATCTGGATACGGTGACTATCAAGAACCGCTTGGGTCTTGTTGATCTTCGATTGAACCGTTTCATACTGCTCGAGGAATAGCGTGACCTTGCTGGCCTTGTGGAGGATCCTCGCCACCAAACCTTGCTTGGATGTGAGCTTGCTGAAATCCAGCCCACGCATCTCATGAACCATAAGGTTGAGGGCTTCACCAGCCGGGCCAGTATCCTTGGTTCGCACACCCTCAAGCATCTGTTCACTCAGCTGGGTCACACCCTTCTGGGCTTCAACACCGAAGCCGATAATGCTCTGTGTGTCGTGGATGTTGATCTTCTGAGCCAACTCCTTGGCTCGCTCTTCAGAAACACTCGTGATCTGAATCGCTGAGCCTGCCGGCGCCAAACTAACCAGCGAGGTTGAATCCAAGACCTGAGATGCCTCAGGAGTCAGAGCTGGTAGGGTGGTCTGCGTCATAGTTGCCTCGGTCATTAGATTCCCTCGTTCTTCATCATATCACGAAATACTGAAACATTGACATCGAAGGTCGTCGTATCATGGGTCAGTAGCAGATCAAGCAATTCCTGCGACTTCTCCTGGAGTTCGACCAACATATCGTCAAACTCTACCATCTGACGTCGCACCTCGTCATTGCGGATCTTCGATCCATGTAATTGAGCATATTGGTCGACGCACTCAATGGCTTGATCCAAGTAGGCATGGATCCATGTTTGTGACCTCTGGATTCCAATGGGTCGCACCCTGAACTCGTCGATGATCTTCCGACCAATCGCATCAAGATGTTGGATACGACGTGTGACCTTAGGCTCATTTATCTGAGCAGCACTCATGAGGATGCGATCCAACTTATCACTTACTAGCCTGATTGTCTCGACGATGTCTCGCTTACTCAGACCGGTCGCATTCTTGAGGAGTTCCTGATCGTTCAGCAGAGTCTCGATATCATTGGCTGGTTTGCGGCCAGGCCAGAAATACCAAATACCCACACCCGTTGCCACAGATAGTGGAGTGCTGACCATGAGGTCACCGATAAGATGTAAGGGGAACGCAGCCATACCACCCACAAAGACACAAACTGCACCACACAAAGCTGCGATGCCTCCGATACGTAATGTCATGCTATTCCTCATGTCAGAGTCAGTATTAGCGCTCGCTACCGAAATGTCTACAACAGAAAGACTCAGATAGGAAAGGGGTGGCACTTCTGCCACCCCTCCCTACAAAGCCCTGCTAGGGTAGGATCAGCCGTTGGCGATCCCAGCAAGCTTCTGGATCTCTGCCTTATCCTCAGGAGCCAGCGGGGCTTCACGAGTAGTGGCAGACCGAGGTGCTTCGGTCGGAATCGAGGGCTTGGGCTCTTCCGGCAGATCCGAAACCTCAACGGGGAGACCCGCCGAAGTCACCATGCCATTCATGCCCTGAGTGAAATCGATACCGAGTTCCTTGCCCAGCGCGTCGACGAATGGCACCTGCATACGATAGTTCAGCAGAGCGTCAGTCATCTGATTCGACAGGCTACCCTTATCGAGAGCCGGTGCGCCGTCATTGGCAGCACCATGGCCCATGTTGAGGCCTCCGTTCATATGAACGACACGGAAGCTGTCAATCTTCTCGATGGGCTTAGTCATCGATTCGATGATCTCAGGCAGACGCTCGACCATGGCCTTCCGAAGCTGGAAGTTCATGCTCTCGGGGCTGATCACGTTGCCAGCCTCATGGAGCGAACGCTGACCCGTGGATTCGACCTCGTAACGCTTGGCGTCAGCCTCGATGAGACGTTCCTTGGCCTTGGCCTGTGAATCAGCAGCCTTGAGCTCAGCCTCGGCCTGAACCGTGATGCTCGCGGCTTTCTGCTTCGCTTCACCCTCGGCAGCGATAACCGCAATCTGCGCCTCACGATCAGCTCGTGCGGTGGCCGAAACGGTCGTCACGTTTTCAGCAGCCTTGGTTGCTTCGGCTCGCGCCTCATCAGCCTTGGCCTTCGCCTTGGATTCTGCCTCTGACTTCTCCGCAACCGCAATACGCGAGGCCTGAGCCGCCAGTTCAGTGGCCTGGTCAGCTTCCGTCTGAGACACCTTCACGCCACGTTCACGCTCAATACGAGCCTGTTCCGACGCCTGCTTCGCCGCTTCAGCAGCGACAGCCGCCTCACGTTCACGTTCCGCACGAGCGATAGCAAGCTGCGATTCCTGCTCTGCCGCACGAGTCTGAACCTGCTTCTCCTGATCCAGGCGAGCAAATTCACCCTCTTGCTTGAGCTCCAAGGTGCGCTTGGTTGACTCGAGATTTTTGGTCTCGATTTCGACCTCGGTCTGCTTCTCGATGTCATTGCGCTCCTTGCGGCGCGCACTAGTGACCTTGGCAATGACCGCAAGACCCTCGGCGTCGAAGGCGTTGTTGGCGTCAAAGTGACTGATGTCAGTCTGGTTCAAGTTGGTCAGCGAGACCGACTCAAGTTCAAGACCGTTCTGCTTCAGATCCTCCGCAACAGTCGTCTTGACCTTCTGAACGAACTCGGTGCGCTTCTCATGCAGATCCTGCATATCCATCGAAGCAGCGGCAGCGCGCAGGGCGTCAACGAACTTGCCCTCAACGAGGGTGCTTAGCTGGCTAGGATCCATTGTTCGCCGACCAAGCGTCTGAGCCGCCGTAGCAATGCTCTCCGTATCTGGAGCAACCCGAACGTAGAATTCAGCATTCACGTCAACGCGCAAGCGATCCTTTGTGATAAGCGAATCGTTCTGACCACCGCGATTTACCGACAGACGAAGGGTCTGCATATTGATATCGAGGGTTTCATGAACGACTGGAATGACGAGCGCACCGCCATCCTTGATCACCTTCTGGCCGCCCATACCGGTGCGAACGAAGGCAGTCTCTTTGGAAGCTCGCTTATATAGCCGGGTGATGATCATGCCGAGGATCAGGAATCCTACGACCGCCAGCCCGACTAGCAAGCCAATGAACTTGATAGACATGGTTTTCTCCAGTTAGCGGATTAGATACGCATACAGGTTAGTAGGGTGAGGTCCGACTAGTTGAACTTCGGCACCAATCGCAAACACCTCATCATTGTTTGCTGCGACCTGGATCGAATGATCAGTGCCAAACTTGTCGCGAACCCTGATGAAACCAAATTGCTCTTTGGTTACAGGGCCCACAGTCACTACGCCAGACTCACCAACAAGGCTGCTAAGGCTGACATCGCTACTTTCTTCCCTTGGTAGAACCCGGTTGATCCAGCGGGTCCAAGGTCGAACGCATATGAGCGTCAATAGGAATGAAATTGGCCAAATGACCAATCCAGGCAGAAGGTAAGCGGTGTTAGACCAACTCACAGCCTGAATCGCATAACCCACTATCGCGAAGATAGTGGTCCCCAACGTGAGGAAGATCATAAACGGCACGCCACCAGGATTGAGCCAAGCCATAAGGCCCGCACCCTCAAGGTGATCAGGTGTGCCATCATGATCTAGGTCAATGTGGAAGTCAGGTCCTAGATGACTTAAGGAGAACCCGATCATAGTTCCTAGGAACTCGACGACGAAGATTGCTGCTACGAGAATGCCAGCAATAAGGAAAGCCAGATTCTGCGTTGCGGTGAGGAAGGCCATGAAATCCATGTGAACCGCTCTAAGCGAACGGTGAGTCACCTGTCAAATCTTATTTGGTAGGAGGTCTGCTCGCATCTGCAAGTTTGGCAAGCACGTTACCATGACATGCTTGGGGGTGACACCAACAACCCAGACGTTTACCTTTGAGTTCATGCAACGCTTCCATTAGGTGAGATTGCTCCACAACCCAATCGGCGAATTGTTGGATACATTCCTCGCGAGTGCCGTCACGGCCAACGACGAATGGATTGCCCCATTTGGTCTTACGATCAATACGAACATCATAGTGTTCCTCTTTGAGGTTCACCACGGTTGTTTGGGGTCGAGGCCACTGAAATAGATCGTCTACCATACGATCTACTTAGTCGGGCTATGGGGTCTGGATAATGAAGAAGTTAGCCCCGGCTCATCACCAGACCCCGGCGTGAACTGTTGAGGGGCAGTTCACGTTCGCACTATATGCAGACTATCAACTGGTCTTGCAAGTGAAGATGTAGGATTGGTTACCTAACTGTCTGCTTGCTAAAAGCCAGGGTTGGCAAAATGCTCACAATGTCGTGAGGGCGGTAAGGTTTACAAAGTGTGGGCCATCCCTTGAATTCCAGAGGTAGCGTATCTGGATGACTACCCGTTGATACTACCACTGGCAAGGCAAGGGTTCTAAGATAGGCGGCTACCCTATTAGACATCTCACCGTGTAGGTTCACATCAAGGATAACACCCGAGAGGTCATCACTATTCTCTTCCAGGTAAGCCAGCGCCTCCTGGCAGGTCATGGCCGTGAAGGCAACTTCGAAATCGTTGATCGCGCATATATCCTCCCAGAGGAAATGGAGCATTGGCTCATCCTCAACTAGAAGAATACGACCATTCGACATAGACTCCCTTTCTTAGAACGCAGCCAACTTGGCTAGCATCACTTGGTCGGTGGTTCCCTTATCGATTATCATAGCGCTGCCTGGCTTGCCAACCCTGACCAACCTACCAGCCAGATCGTTACTGTGGCCACTCTTGAAGAGTTTGGCGTAGATGGTGCCCTTATTGCTGATCCTGCGAACTGTGCCCATGACCATATCCACCCTTGCTCCTTCGCAGCCTCGGGGGAAGAGGATTGTTTGGCCTACCTCGATACGACGACCCATTAGGTCATTATACGTTGGCGTCTCATGGTTCACGACATAATGGGTGCCGCCACGATGGTTTGGAAGGTGCTCTAGGTCACTACCTTTCATCCAAAAACTACGGCGGCCTTTGACAGCTAGCTGATACTCATGAGCGCTGTAGTATTTGGTGCGTATGATCATCACCCTACCTATAGTCCCAATGCGTGATCCAGCAGTAACTCTTACATATTGGGGACCTTCTTCCATAGCCTTCATCAGGGTCGTCGCAGTCTTAAAGTCATTCAGGCTCATGGTAACCTACGCAACTTGAGGAATCGATCTCTGTGACGACTTAGGGCTATGTGGCTCCATAAAAACTTAGACGCCCTGTGCAACTAAATTGCACAACGCGCGTTACACGTAGTTCGCACAAGCTATTGAAGATTACGACGCCAGTCTAGTCTAGACTTTGGCGTCGCTACACAAAGCTGTAAGCCTTTGAAATATGGGCTGGAATCATTCCAGCCCACACATTGTGGTCAATCGACCAGCACTTCATCAAATTGAAGGCGGAAGCGGAACGCATCGTCAATGCTCGAGAAGTCAATTTGAACAACCTCGGGCTTTACATTGATCACATAGCCTTCGATGGCTTCTTCCTTGAGCCACGTTTCGATGATTTCTGTAGACTGGGGATCAGCCCGTAGGTTCCATACACTCACGACCACTCTTCCTTTTGTTTGGTAGAACCCATCTACTAACTGATCAGCTACCTGAAATCAATATTACTGGATAGCCAGTTCATGAAGGATCATTTGCTTCAACTCGTTCAACCGGTAAGGTTTGCCGATGACTTTGAGCTTCTGCGACAGATCCTTCCTCAATTCCTTGAGGGCAACTTCCGCGTGGCCAGTCGTAAAGATAACAGGTAGAGTGGGGCGTACCTGATTGGCCACCTTGGCTAGACTAAATCCGTCAATGCCGCCTGGCATCACGATATCAGTGAATAGAAGGTCGAGTGGTATGGTGAGGTCTTTGACTATATTGATGGCCGTCTGACCATCTTGAGCGCTAACGACATTGAACCCCGCATCAGTCAATAGCTGACACGCTAATTCTCTGACCGCTGGTTCATCATCAACAACTAGGATGCTTTGTTTGTTGGCATCAAAGTTGAAGTCTTCCTCCGCTTGGGTGGCCTCAATGGTTTCGCCAGCCGTATAGGGGAAGAGCATTTCAACAGTAGTGCCATGGCCTTCCTCGCTCTCAAGAATCAACTTGCCATTGCTTTGCTGGCAGAATCCATAAACCATCGAGAGCCCAAGACCGCTTCCCTTACCAACGTCCTTGGTGGTGAAGAATGGTTCGCAAGCCTTCTCCAGGGTTTCTAGGTTCATACCCTGACCGGTATCGCTGACCGAAACACTAACGAAGCGTAGATCACCAACTTCCTTGTTGGCCGTGGAGATACACAACTTACCACCCAGAGGCATTGCATCGCGAGCATTGATAGCCAGGTTAATGATTGCGCTCTCGAGCTGGGTCTTATCCGAAAGGCAAAGCCAGAGATCATCCTGTATGTCGATCTCACAACTAACAGCGATACCAACAGCTCGTTCAACCATTTCTCTGACACCAACAACGACCGCATTGGCATCAAGACGTTCAAGCTGAAGACGGGCTTTTCTCGAGAACGCTAGCAACTGAGCAGTAAGCTTCTCGGCTTTAATCGAGGCTTCGATCGCCATACTGACATTGCGTTCCATGCGTTTCGCGACTGGATTATCCCCCAACTTGGGCGCACTCATTTTGAGTAACTCAAGGTTACCAATGATCACCGTGAGCATGTTGTTGAAATCATGCGCAATGCCACCAGTTAATTGGCCCACGCTCTCCATCTTCTGAGCTTGACGAAGAGCATCCTGGGTGGCCTGACGTGCGCTTATTTCGGCTAGAACCTGTGCCTGTGCTTCCTCAAGGGCCTGGGTTCTTTGGAGAACTTTCTCCTCAAGTTCCTGACGAAGACGTTCGGTCTCCTCCTGTGCCTCTTTGAGGTCTTGGATGATCGACGAAACACCGAGCCACTGAATGACTTCACCGGCTTTGTTGGTGACTGGCCGGCTTACTGATTGGAACCACCTATATTCACCGTCTCGGCGGCGAAGGCGAAAATCAACCTTGAACTCCAAGTTGAGCTCAAGAGCGGTCTTCCAATAAGCTGTAATGGTAGGTAGATCATCAGGATGGATGAAGACCTGCCAATCAATCTCACTGACTGGCCTATCCTGACATCCAGTGAATTCAAACCAGAATGAGTTGATATAGGTCAAATCCCACTTAGGATTCCGCGTCCATATGATAGTAGGAGCGAGTTCGGTAAGCATCTTGATGTTGATGTCGGATTTGATTGCTTTATCCACTCGTTCCTCTTTGTCTTGATCATAGACCAACGCTTGGTCAATCCATGAAAAATTAACTGGCTCATCCGACATAGCAAACCCCCGCTCCGGAGATGTAAGCCTTGGATGCGACCCGTTATAAAGGTTTCTGTGGTCTCCCTGATCTATCCACATACCCCATTACCCGGCAGAATAATGGAGTTTACCAATAGGTCAAGAGTAATAGGAAGGTTGGCCCTTTCTGTTGCCCGGTGGAACCATACCGCGCTTAAGGAGTCGAAGCCCTAAGACTTTAGGCGGTTACCCGCGCCACAATTAAGCGGCGAGAGCGACCTCGACAGTGTTGTCGTTTGCATTTACATGCGTGGCTTTGCGGGTTTCCCCAGGGTGCCACCCCTACCATCGCTTCACCGGTTTCCCGGATCTTCTCTCGGCCGTTCTCTTCCACGTCGATCCTAAGTTCAGGCCCAGCAAAGCAAGTGACTTACCTTACTCATGAGGCCTTCCGCGGTGCCTCACTTTCATCCACCCTTCCTCATACCATCCTCAAGACCCAGATCCGGTTGAGATCCTTCGATTCCCTCGGTGGTGTTGGCGCCGCCCGGATTGCTCCGAGTGCTCCTAGGTCACTTGCTATGGTGGACCTGGCGGGTACTGCCCCCGCGTCCGCTAGTCGATACTTGGCGTCGGTCTTCAATAGCCCATCCTATATAGCAACGTGACACCAAGATGTCAAGCCACGAAAAAGGTGTGATCCTCGATTTTAGTGACATATTTGCTCTGGGTGGCCCAGGGCGGATTTGAGATGGCCAGATTACAGTACATGAGCGCAGGGCGACTCTTAACTAATCTCCAGCCTGCACCGCCCTGGTAGGATCCATTGACGACCTGTTGGGCCACCTCATGGAAGGCATTCCATTGAGAACGCTGACGATATCGTGCCATCTTCTGTTTGCCACGTTTTTCAGCAGCCGCCCAATCCTTGCTTGCTACGACTCTAGTGTAGTGACGGTTGATCATCTCAAAGTAGAAGCCCGAGAATTGACCATTAGCTAGAACGATACCCTTGATAGTTCCGTGCCAGGCCGGATTAACCGTTCCGGTCGCTCTACCAGTCTGTAGTCGATCTACTACCACAGCGGCTACCGCTGCCCAAGCATCCTTCTGGCTCTGATTACCCGCCTCATCAATCATACACGTGGTGAGCCAATCAACGTCATCATCACTTGCGTCTAGTGGCTCCTGTGAATCAGGATCAGAGGCTGGTGTATCGGAATCACTAGCACCAGTAACGCCGCCTTCAGTCTCAATGGTGCCTGAACCCGAATAACCATCCGCACCAGCACCACCTTCAAAGCGGTATGGGTTGGTGTAATCAATTGGTGCAGAAGCTGCTCCTTGGCCTGACTGACTTGATCCGCCACTACTCGAATTATCACCTACGAAGACGTTCGGGCTACCTTGTTGGCACCGACTTCCACAAAGGATAGGATCACCAACCCTACCCTGACCCTTACCATTCACAAAGACGCAATCAGAACCTTTTGCGAGGTGACTGTCATGATTTTTATGAACTGCCCAATGGTCACCCTGGCGGTGGGCTGCCTTACCATTGATGAAAGTATCAGGTGAACCCTGGTCACAAGGTCTTGGCTTTGCGTCGCCATGACCCGTACACTTATCACCCTTTCTTACTGCTGGTTTGGTCATTTGATGATTGCTGCGGCCGCGCCAGTTGCCGCGCTGGTTAGGAGACCACGCAGACAAGGATCTTGTGGTAGGTTAGCCATCAATTCAGCCAAACCTTGACGTAGTTGTGCCAAAGCCGCTTTGGCAAAGTTCATGATCTCGGTCTTTGCCTTATCAATGAAAGCACTAACCTGTTGCTTGGCTACCGCGATACCATCTTTGATCTGATCCATGAGTGGTCCAATAGCCGCCTTAGCAGCGGTGATTGCACTCTGTACTCCGGATTGGATTGCAGATGTCACATCTCCTATAGCACTTGTGATCTGACCAATACCAGCCTTAACCTGATTAGCCACATCATTGAGGAGTTGCTTACCTGAATCCATGACACTCCCCAACATGCCATCCAGACCAAGACACGGATTACTCAAAAGGTTCATCACAGTAGCGAGGGCTAGGGCGCCTTGTGCTACTCCTGCCAGGCTTGGTAGATTGCTCGTTAGGCGATCTGTGTGATCTTGGATCGAATCGAGATCCGAAGCGATATCCTGCGTGTCTTGGTCGTATTCATCCTGGTAATCAGCCCAATCAGTTTGACCAGAGGCGGCATCAAGATCCTGCCCTGCTTGATTCAAATCAGTGAAGTTATTCCTGATGTCATCGATTAGACATGATGCTGGATTGACCAAAACTCCATAGTAGGGGTTTGTGGTTGGTAGGGCGAAGAAGGCATCAACGTGCTCCTTCAGCTCAGGAGGCACAACGCTTGTATCGCTGGAATTAATCAGCGGTGGGGGAGGATTTTGCTGAGTCGCAGAAGGAGCAGGTCTCGGAGTGGTCTGCATGATCTGCTGTAGCATCAAAACAGACGGCTTGGTGGTTGGATTGTAAATCTGGCTGTCGAGAGCTTCCTGGTTCACAATCTTCGACATGGATAGCATATTCATCCTCCAGATCTGGATTGAGCCAGATCGCATGAGTGTAATGACCGCCAGTATTACCGCTATGAACCACCACGTGCTGATCAGAGTTCAGATAAAGATTGCCCTTAGCTTGGATCTCAAAATCCCCCTCAATGACCAGGCGGCGATTCACTGGATCATAGACAATTGGTAAGTTGGCTTGATATTGAACTAAATGGTCTGGCTTGGTCAGAATCAAAGACGCCAACCTCAGCCGGTCAACCAATTTAGTTAGAAATGGCCTGCTCATACTGATCAACAGCATCCGTTCTTGCTGGTGTGACCGCAATGACGTGTTGGTTCTTGATCGTCACCGTCTCCTTACCAGCGGCAACCATCCAAGGGGTAAACATCACTCTGGTCTGGGTTGGGTTGTCGGGGTTCTCCGCCATCACCATCGCGAGTGGGCGACTGACGATGATGTGATTGTCATCATCACTGAGGCGACGTGCGATGATCTCCTCACCAGTAATGAGCTTGATTGCTACTACTGCGGTTCCCTGGCTCTTCTTTTCAACTAGCATACCCGTATTTATCCACGTAGTTTATAGGTTCTTGTGCTTCTGGTTGATCAACTCTCGATAAAAGCCGTTGTAATTGGCTAGGGTCATATAACCCACCATCTTGCTCTTGTGGTAGAGATTGAATTGATCTTCATGACCAACAGTTACCAACTGGTCTCCAAATTTGACCTGGTGCTCCGTTATAATCACGAAAGTGTCACCGGTTTCAACCTGGATCTTCCAACTGCGATCTATGCCCTCGTAACCCACAAAATCAGGTTCACAATCCCAGATCCGAACCTCGTAGGTCATTTGGGGTTGTGATCTAATCAGTGCTTCTTGCTCTTCGGCTCGCTCGATGATTTCGGCGATCCTAATCTTCTGCGATCTGCCATTCGCCTGTCTGAGGATTTCTAGTGCCTCTCTTACCCACAGGGGCTCTTGTAGGGCCTTTATCTCCTCTTCTGACATCTCGGTTACCCTGTCGATAAGGGCTTGTAGCCGTGGCTTTTTCTTAGCCACGGCCATCAACATCTCATCCTTGGAGTAACAGGATCTCATGGCTGGTTTGTGAACCATGCTTTCAGTTCAGTGAAGCCACCGATGTAGGTTTCATCGAGCCAGATCTGAGGAACCGTGCGAGGTGCCGCACCAGTAGCCTCGGTGACCTTTTCAATTAGGGCGTCACGATTCTCAACCGCACTCACCTCGGTGTAATTGACACCGCGATTCTTCAGAAGCATCTTCGCTTGGTCACAGAAGGGGCAATGTGGTTTGCTGTAAATGGTAGCGTTCATAGGCTATCTCCTGTAGGTAGTTTCAAAGTAATAGCTGGTAATCTCTGGCCAGTTATCTGGATCAAGACCTTGCCGAATCAACTCAGCTCGTTGACGAGCTATGTCGTAAGCTCTCTTGGTCAACACATTAGAGCTCAAATGTGTTGAAGTCATCGGCACTAGCATCCTGCTTCACACCACCAACGACGTATGATGAGATTTCTGTCTCCTGGGGGGCTACTTGAACGCTCTTCGATGCAATCCAGCTACTTGTCCATGGTAGAGGGTTACGAGCTGGAATAGTGAATGGAGCCTTCAGACCCACACCCCTCATTCGAGTACCTGCGATGTAATCCACATACTCATTCAGGAGCGCTTCATTCAAACCAATCAAGGAACCATCTTTGAAGAGATAGCGAGCCCATTCCTTCTCCTGTCGGATCGCTGACAGATACATCGCGATACATTGCTCCTCAGTCTCCTGGGCTATCTTGATGTAATGGGGATCATCAGCTTTCAGGATATTGCGGAGGAGGTTCTGCGTTCCAGCTAGGTGAAGATTCTCATCGCGAGCGATCAATTTGATGATCTTCGCATTGCCCTCCATTCGCTTGTTCTCAGCGAATGCCCAGGAACAGGCAAAGCTGACATAGAAGCGCACACCTTCAAGGATGTTGACGCTCATCATGGTCAGCCAGAGCTTCTTCTTCAACTCGTAGATGTCGACCTTGAGCTTCTTGCCATTCACCCTATGGTCACCCTCACCAAGGAGTTCATACCACTTGCTGGCCTCGATGAGGTCGTCATAATTGGCAGAGATATCCTTGGCGCAATCCACGATCTCCTGGATCGATTTCATGGCATCGAAGACCGAACCTGGATGAGGATAGACGTTCCGAATGATATGAGTGTAACTGCGTGAGTGAATGGTCTCAAAGAAAGCCCATGTCTGCGCCCAAGTCTCCATCTCTGGTAGACTGGTGATTGAACCAAAAGCCGCTGTTGGTGATCTTCCTTGAACCGAATCAAGTAGGATCTGTCGCTTCAGGTTACTAGTGAAGATGTGCTTTTCGTGATCAGTAAGCTTCGCAAAGTCGCCGCGATCAGTATTCAAATCAATCTCTTCAGGTCGCCAGAAGAAACCAAGCTGTTGGTTGGTCAGGTGCTCCAACTCAGGATATTTGACCTGATCGAACCGCTGGATATCAACTGGCCCACTTGGATCGAAGAACATCTTCGCTGTGAGGTGATCGACCTTGTTGAGGTTAAAAACGGACATTTACTGCCTCTCTTATCTTTCAACCAGAATACGGTACTGGTTGCTTACATGTCTATAAAGGATGAGCTCAACGCGTCACAATTTGCATGCCTCGCAATCATCCTCAGGAAGGTCTTCAAGTAGCTCATTCTCAGCATCTTCCGAGGTGGTCTCCTTGATAACGGTGACATCTTCCTGGCCATCATACGTATTGAAGTAGTAAGCAGTCTTGATTCCGTATTTGTACATCGTCAGTAGATCAGTGATCATTTCCCTCATTGAAATCTCACGATCAACATAGTGGTCAGGGTTATAGGAGGTGTTTGCCGAGATAGCTTGGTCGATATACTTCTGGAGAACTCCGCATACCTTGATGTAACCACGTGGATTCTTCTGATCCCATAGGAGCTCATATTTATTCTTGAGCTTCTGGATCTCAGGCACAACCTGCTTCAACACGCCATGCTTACTGACCTTTTCACTCACTAGGGCTCGCACTGGCTCAATGCCGTTGGTCGAGTTACTCAGCTGAGCCGATGTTTCGGCTGGCATGAGAGCCATCAGTGTTGTGTTGCGAATACCCGTTTTGAGCAACTGGGCTCGAAGATCCTCCCAAGCCATACGGAATTGAGGCTCAACCAAAGCATCAATATCACGCTTGTATGTGTCAATGGGTAGGATGCCATTGCTATATTTGGATTTGTAAACAGCCTGACAGGCCCCCTTCTCGACAGCTAGATCCGCCGAAGCCTTGATCAGGTAGTATGACATACCTTCCATGTATTCATCAACAAGAGCCAAGGCATTATCATCATACTTCAAACCATTCTTGGCGAGGAAGTAGGCTAGATTCACAATACCCACACCAAGAGGGCGGAGTTCCTTAGTTGCCAGTTCGGCCGCCTTAACTGGATAGTTCTGATAGCTGAGGATCTCATCAAGGAAGCGCACTACCAATCTGGCTGGCTTCTCGAAATCATGTGGAGTCTTGACTCTTCCCCAATTGAGAGCACTCAAGGTGCAAAGTGAGATACGACCCTCATCACAATCATAAGATTGAAGTGGTGAGGTCGGCAGAGTGATCTCCTGGCAAAGGTTACTCTGAGTGATTGGTGCGAGTTCAGGAATGTAACTGCCATGCGTATTCGCATGATCAATGTTCATGAGGTAAATCCGGCCAGTCTCCTTGCGCTCCGTGAGAAACATGACGAAGACATCGAGGGCTTTCATTGACTTCTTACGGATCGATGGATCACCTTCATACTGAACGTAAAGACGGTCAAACTCATCCTGGTCAGCGTAGAACGCATCAAGCAATCCTGGTACATCACGTGGTGAGAAGAACGTAATGTCACCACCCTCGACCAAACGCTTGTACATCATACGATTGAAGAGGAAGGAGTAATCCAATTGGCGAATACGATTGAATTCGGTGCCCTTGTTGTTTTTGAGCACAACCAGGTCTTCAAACTCATAGTGCCATAGGGGGAAGTGAACCGTAGCTGCACCACCACGAACGCCACCCTGTGAACAGCTCTTCACAGCGCTCTGGAACCAGCGCACGAATGGAATCATGCCAGTATGTTCTGCGTCACCATTACGGATCTTGGAACCGTGAGCGCGAACCCTTGACATATCGATGCCTAGGCCTGCTTTCTGGCTGATGTATTTGACCACTGCACCATTGGTCGCGAGTAGAGAATCCAAAGAGTCATCAGTCGCGATAGTGACGCATGAACTGAACTGTTTCTGTGGAGTTCGAAGACCGGCCATAATGGGCGTAGGCAGACTGATATCAAACTGGCTGACCGCATCGTAGAAATCCTTGATATACTCCATGCGGTTCTCTTTGGGGTAAGCCATGAACCCAATCGCAGCAATCAGCACGATCGCAATTTGTGGGGTTTCAAAGAACTGACCAGTAACCCTATCCTTGACCAGATACTTGCCTCGCCATTGCTCCATACCCGCGAAGGCAATCAGGTCATCGCGCGAATGTTTGACGATCTTCTCCATCTTTCGCCAATCATCATCGTCGAAGTTCTCCAGGAGCTCACTCGTGTAGTGACCAGCCTTTACATTAGCCTCGACGACCTGCTTGACGGTCCATGGTTCATATCGACCATAGACTTCCTTACGTAATTGGTAGGAAGCCAACCGACTCGCCACGTATTGGTAATTTGGAGTTTCTTCACTGATGAGTTCGCTGGCACTCTTGATGAGTAGCTCATGAATCTTAGTGCTTGGAGTGCCATCCTCGAGTTGGAGTTTGGCTCGGAGTTCGACTTCACTTGGTGAAACACCAGTAAGGCCTTCACAAGACCAGAAGACGACTTTGTGGATCTTTTCGAGGTCAAGAGCCTCTTGACGGCCGTCACGCTTGACGACCAGAATTGGTGTGCTGCCCATTTACTTCCTGTTCTCTTTATCGTAGGGCAGATATTTAGTGAGCCCAATTTGGCATTCTCCAGGGCGTTAGACGCCATCCTGGAATGCTAATTAGACCTCTAGATGCCCACCCTCTGGGTTTACACGGTAGCTTACCAAATATGCACAATTCTGGTGCTCCGTGTCAAAATTGATTACCTCGGCGTGGAAATAATTCAGAGCCCATTTGCCATCAACGAGCAAAATCATAGTCTCCATCGAGGCACTACGGTTCCTTACATACCGTAGGCGAAGACGATCGGCCTGCCATCCAATCATAATCAGAGTCTGTTCCATAAGGTAGGCTTTTGCAGTATCGTCAAAGTCACCTTGATTCAAAAGTTCCCATGGGCCTGGCCATGTCGTGGCATCGTTGTAATCCAAAACATAGGTCGAGGTAGGTGCCTGTGCTACCCAGATGGCGACCTGTTTGAGTTGCTCTAGTTCATCCATCTGGTTCAAGCTGAGGCGGAATTCTCTCCACTCAGCAAGACGCTCAGCAGGAGGCAATAAGAAGGGGTTCATGGCAGATTCCTGCTTTTAGCTAACCGAAGGAGTGGTCCAAATCCGCCCTGACACACAAAGCGTAAGCTGGATGCCTGAGGTATTCTTCATAGCAAGCCAGGTGATACCTGAGGTGCTAGTGCCTTCATTATCTACCTTGGTCAGCTTGAACGCATCACTAAGATCACCGCTCCAGCCAACCGAGGTCTTAACAGTAGCATTGACTGTACTGAGATCAGCATCACTTGCTATACAAGCACTGATCTCGCCAAGAACCTTCACCGTGCCTGCACTGTTACTGAGTGAGAAATCCAGAACCGCAAAATCGCGAGACAAGTTGGTGGGGAATAGACCTACTAGAGAAACCCATTGCCCATTGGCCGGGCTTAATGCGCTCTCCAGGGCTCCGTGATAATAGACATCACCCCTGACTCCATACTGAACGTCAAGCTCAGTTAGAATCTTGATATTCTGATAAGGGTAACTGTGGCGGCCTTGAACTTTAGGATTGTTAGGCGCTCCAATGAAGACCTCGCCTGTATCAGTCGTCATGCCAATCTCACCATCGGCAAGTGAGTCAGGTAGTTCACCACTTGTGCCCCGACGATGCTGTACCCGAGAGATCTGGATTACTGACATAGGCGCCTCCAATTTCTTTGTATTTATTTGCTGGCTTGACTTTGGTTCCTGTTTTGCTACAAGGCGTTATGAGCGATATTAAGATTCCAAAGATTGGCACCAGGGTCGAGGTCTTGACTCGTTTTACCTTTGCTTGGATGAATGAATATCGTCTGCCTACCATCGGTATCGTGGCTCACAGCAACCCATGGGACAAACCTGGTACCTTCAGATTGATTGGTGTGGAGACGCCAAACAATCATATCGGTGAATCAGTCATTGACCTTGATTACGTGGAATATCTCAAGGTGTTAGGATCCAAGGAGTTATCCGGGGATGCCGATACGCCATCACCAAAGATTCAAAGCTTCGAGATCCAAGGCAGCAAGGGTGACATCTACGTGGTCACTTTGGATGGTGATAAATCATCCTGCACTTGCCCCGCTGGAACACATGGTCGAGCCTGTAAACATGTTAAGATGGCTCGAGAGCAGATGGCTGGCTCTTGAAGAAGACATCTAGGCGATCCAACCATTCGTTGATTGCTTTCTCGAATTCCTCACCCTCGAAGACATACTCAGAGAAGCTTAGGTCTCGAGCTACCATGAAGATCACGCCCTTCTTGATTTGAGTTCCAAAGAGCTCATTATGGGCTAATGCGTATGCGGCCAACTGACACGCATAGTTGTTGATCTTATCCTTCGATTTCATGGCCTTGGTGGTCTTGTAATCCATGATTGCCGGTTCACCTTGATGCAGACCAATTAGGTCGGCCGTTCCAGCATAAAGACCGGGGAAGTAGAGCATCTCCTCCATAGCCCAAACTTCATTGACGTTTACAAGGCCACGCTCAATGATGGTATCGGCCATATTCTTGGCCATCTGCCGAACCAAATTGGAACCACCAGGCCGTTCTTCACCCATCATGTAGTTCTCCAAATGCGTGTGCATCAGAGAACCCAGACCGGTGGCCTCATCTCGGATCTGGTCGGCTTTCTTGTCACCAACCCAGGCACGCCATTCCAACAGACCAGTCTTATCCTCAGTTGCACTCAATATGGTAGTAACGCTCGCGTGAGGTATGCCTTTATCACAGATGTAATGACGGGTTCCATCCTCTTGAGTTATACGCTCAAGAGTGGGGTAGGTGAATTGCTTGTTTTGTGGAATCATGTCTTTCTCTTAGCTATACGGAATTCTGGTTATCTTGTCTATTTCCGATCTAGCCTAGACATGGATGGAGCGGGGTCTTGCCCCGCTCCATATTTAGTTCTCGTATTTGGTGATAACTCTTGAGATCTTCTCAGGTGCCTTCCGACCACGGATCTGATCATCGAACTCATCTAGAGTGCCATATTCAAATTCGGCATATTTGATCACTTCTTCATCGAGGTTTGGATCACCAAAGAGCCTCTTACAAACAGCTCTGATTGCCTGATTGACATTGGCATGTGGATTTGCCTTCAGCGTCTCCTTGACTACTCGAAGAGCATGAGCAATCTTACCATCACTCAACTTGGCAGTAGCTTCCTCGAGCTCCTGAGCTTCCAGACCCTTGTAAAAGTCTTGGGTCAACTTAGCGAGACGTTCGCGAGTTTCATGAACGCTAGGTGTGCCCTGGTTTTCATAGGAGCCATCACGGATACCAGCCTTTGCTTTCATCTCCATGACCTGCTGTTGGAAGAAGACATCATCGGTCATGTCTTCTTCAACTGGCTCATCTTCTACTACCTCTTCATGTAGGTAGTGGTAATCAGCAGTTGGCATGACATCAATACCAAGCACATGAGCATTCTCCGATAGCTCAACGGAGATCTGCCCCGCAGCAACCTTGGCAGCGACCGAGCGTGCCTCACCCCAAGTAGCAAAACCCTCCTGAACCAGCAGAACCTTAGTTCCAGCAGTTGCCCAACTTGGATTCTCGGCCGAGCCAATGTTTTCCATCATCTGGGTATGAACCACTACGGCAAAGTTATTGGCTTCCATGGCTTCCTCCGTTACTTCTTCGATTTCAAGATCAGGTGAATGTCGGTCACCGCTTTCAATATCACCAATATCTTCACTGATAGGTTCAAGTTCCTCGATAGCTTCTTCCAATCCATAATGATCCTCGGTATCAGTCAGAAGAGCATCCTGCTCCATGATATGGTTGAGCACTTTGGCTTTGAACTCTTCCTCTGATAGGGTTCCAAAGTCATGCATGTACGGTGTGCCTGAGTAATGACCATAGGCACGAGTAAGAACTGCTTCGATTGAACTGCCTTCATGGTAACCTGACCAATCTAGACATTCTTCGAGATCACCACGACTTAGAGTCTGGCCAATCTCGTTAAGACCTTCTGCTAGACCCTCACAAACCTTCCGAGCAACCATGAGTGGGCTCTTGATGTTCCTGGGTAGCAGGCCCTTGCGTTTGAATTCATCATAGGTGGCATTCTTAGTCAACATGGCGTGACTATTTGAGGCACTGAATGCGATCACCTGGAAGTGCTCCATATCAAATTCAGTACAACCGCCGTACATCGTACCCGGCTTGAAAGTCATGCCCTTGAATGCTTTGATAGCTTCGCTCTTGCTTGAATAACCAAGCATTACCTTATCCTCATCAAAGCGAGAACCATCAGGTGTCAACTGGTGCATGACATAAACCTGAGCGCCCTTCTTGGGGTTCTTCCTCAGATAGCAATCCAAGTGTTCGCCATCAGGGCTATGCGTGCCTTTGATGTAACCGTAGCTGGCTGGAATCTTGTAAGACCATTCCTCACCAGTCTTCTTGTTGATACCACGGCGATAACCATTAGCAGGAACCTCAACACTGATGTCAAGGCCATCATAATGAGTGCGTGAATGAAGCTTAGTCTCGTTGAGCATCTTGAGTAATTCCATTACCATAAGATCCTCCAGAAGAACGTGTTACCCGTATCAGTATTCTGAAGGGGTTGAACTTGATAGCCTAGACTGGTGAAGTTCTGTTGAACGATGTCAATTTGCTCCTTGAGTGAGCGGTAGAGTAGATCAACATCAGAGCTTCCAGGCGTATCCTGGAATAGAGCTCCGTAATAGTCATAGGCGTTGATATCTGAGTCGGGTGCACCCTCGGTCGGTGTCACAGTAAATGGGCTATCCTTGACATCTGCGTTCATCTTACCCTGAGCAATGGCGTTATAGATATCCGATTCTATTGCTCGGATCTCGTTATGGATCGCTATGTTATTGCGAGAACCTGCTCGTGCATCAGAGGCTGTGGGGAAGGTATTCATTCCTTATCCTTCCTTTCAATAGAACGCATCGCAGCGGAATGGATATTGTTGGCATCCTTCTCGGCTTGCTTTTGATCGACCTGACGACCAGCAGTTGGATTATCAATGAAGACGCTCATTTGATTGGTCTGAGGATCAGCTTCAATCTTAAGGCCTTGAACTCCTTGAAGAGCCTGATTTACCAGGTCTCCTTCAATCTCCATACCCTCAAAATCTGGATCTTCTTTGAGTTGGTCGATGATCTGTTGAACTGTGATTGATGTGACACCTTGCGCTTTTAGCGACGAGATGATATCCATGATGGCACTCTTGGCCATCTGGATTGGTGTGAGATCCTCATCAATAATTTCAGACCAGCGCATGACATTCTCCTAAAGTGTTGGGGAGGGTGGCCTCCCCAACCTATTTACTTCTCGGAGTCGTCAGCTTCCTCAGCCTTCTCCTCAGCTGGTTCAGCAGTCTTCTCGGCCTTCTTGGCAAATGGATTGCCTTTCTTTGCCTTTGGTTTCTCGGCTTCTGGAGCCTTAGAACCCTTGACCTCATCAGCCTTTGGTTCAGGAGCCTTTTCACCGCCTTCGGTCTTACCAGCACCCTTTGGATTTGGCTTCAGCTTACCATAATCAGTCTGGAAGGGCTCACCCTTGTACTGGCCAGCTGTATCAATGGGCCAATGAGCCGCGTTGATATTCTCATCCAGGCTCTCACCCATTTCTGCTGGACCCTTTACCGTTCCGCTAGTTCCAGTCGTACCAGTTGTCGCCGAATCATTTTCACCATTTGTGTCTTGGTTCTGATCATCACCATCAATCATCGATGCGGCACCCTGAACGAACTCACCAGCATTGGTTGGATTCTGTCCCTGAGCTTTCATCTTATTCAGCATCTTAGTTGCGATGCTACGCTCCGAACCATCCATGCCTGACATCGCACTCTGAACACTTTGGCCGGAAGCCGACGAATCACCTGCTAGTTTGCTAGCCATCTTAGCCATTGCGCTGCTAGCATTCTTCTGATCCATCGAACTCATTGGAGGTGTTGCTTCTTTGACCTTTACAACACTGTAGACGGCTGGCTTCATACCGAACTCAGCCTCGAAGCCTTCGATGATCTGCTTCTGATAATCAGCAGAACCTTCCATCAGACCAGCCTTGCTTGCCATGAGGTTCGCAAATTCACGCACATACTTGGCAGCGTTACCCTTGCCAGTCTGTGCAATCGAAGCCTCGATCATCTTGGCCACCTGACGCGCTGCTAGACGAGCTTCATCAATCTGGTCGTCGCCTTTGTGCTTCTCCTTACGAGCAGCCCGGCGGGCCTTCATGCGATCGGCTTTCTCGTAATCCTCATCATCATTGTGACGGAAGGTCTTGCCTTCCTCTAGATCATCACCCTTCTGCTTGGCCTTACGGGCGTTCCTACGAGCGGAGAACTTCTCGGCCTTCTCGGAATCGTCATCATTACCCTTGCGGAAGGTCTTACCTTCCTCAATGGATTCGACGATTTCTAGGTTTGGAGACTGGGTATAGGTTGGCTGAGCCAACTGGGCCATTGCGGCCATGCCATGCTTCTTCTTACCAATCCAACCGGCTAGCTTTACTGGATCCTTAGCTGCCTTGGTAGCAATGCTGGTTGCAAAGCTGCGGAAGTGCTCCTCTGGCATGCCAGCAGCGGCTTCCTTAAGCACCCACGCGATCAGGTTATCAAGACCTTCAGTCTCGATGAGCTTCTTACCAGCGGCCTCTAGGATAATGCTTTCGCGGAGTGGAGCACGAGTCGACTCAACACTCTCCTTCTTGGCACGACCAAGTGGTTCATCATCTGGGCCCGCGGCAGCATCGGCGCTTCCGAAATTATCGAAAGCTGCGTCTACATCACCATCGCTGGCTTGCGAATCATCACCCATATTATCGGCAGGAGCAGTCATATCCGCGCCAGTATCCATGTTGGCATCAGCAGCCATATCACTGGCAGGTAGCTTGCCTTCAAGACGCATAATGGAGTTACCCAGCTCATCTTTCGCATGACGAACGGTATTCATCGCGTTGGTGATGACATCCTGTGCGCTCTCTTCGAAGGAATGAGCAGCATCCTGACCGAAAGCTGCCTTCATCTTGTCAACTAGGGGGAAGAGATCCTGGGCATTCATCTTGGCCAGGTCTTCGGCCATATCCTGAAGCTTGTGCATGATATCCTGAGCGGCTAGCACTAGCTCTGCCTGCTCTAGGTCATTCTCGAGAAGCGCTGACATGCCTTGAGGCTTGGCACTCTCCTCTAGCTTACGGGCAGCCATAAGACGAGCCTGCGTGCGAGCAAACTCCTCTTTGATAGCCATGAGCTTTTCAATTTTGGTCTTGGTCATGTGGTTTGCTCCTTAAGAGGAAGTCTTTTTGGTTCGCTTGATACGCTTTGGCGCAACTTCACTTAGGAAGATATGAATGGCTTCCTGGATCAGAACAGCCTTTGTGTATTGGGGATCCGTGTTACAGGAGTTGAATGATGATTCCTTCACAATCCTGCTACGTTCCAATCCATACGCTTCATAAAGGCTCCGGAGTTCTGCCAAACTTTTGGCGGCATCGAAGTCAATCGTTAGACCAAATAGCGATTCCAACAAATTGAGGATCCGAGTCAAGCGGTAGTTTGAACTGGTGTTGAGTTCATCAATGACCATAGCATCCTTCCAGACTAGTAAGCTGCGATATTCTGTATATTTAGTCTGTAGGGCATTCAGTCAGCACGGAACGACCAGTTGGGCCAACTGGTCGTTTGCTCTTTGATTAACGGATGGATTCTAGGATATTCTTGATATCATCCTGGGCCGCAAGGGCATTAGCTCTTGATGTCGAGAATCTTTCTTTGAAAACCTTGGCAGCGGCAGTCTCACCCAGCTCTACCGAACGGTTATACCGAGACTTATTCTGAGAAGTAGCAATGCGGTTACGATTGAAGGTCTCCTCAAGCTCGATGACTTCCTGAACCTTAGTTGATGCCAAAGCATGACCCTTATTCATCAGCTTCATGATCGCAGTAGCAGCTTCCTTCACCACTAGCCCTGGAACTACATCATTACGATTGGAATCAACCACATTGTAACGATTGACTTCCTTACCATTGCTCTCCTGGATAGTAACCAGAACCTGGTATTGGCCACCAGCCGATGGAGCGGCATAATTGCTAGTCTCAGTTAGTGCCTGGCGAGCAGCCGGAGCATCATTACCCTCCAGGGCGTTCATCTTCTCCAGCAGAACCTTCATGGCATCGACTTCTTCGCGGCTTGTGCCTCCACCTGGATAGTAGACCGGTGGAGCAACATTCTCACGGAGTGGTCGCTGGGTTCCAGCATAACCACCGCTGTAGGAACCATGAATTGTCTCATCACGAACGGCAGGAACATTTGCTCCACCACCTTCGCCACCATTCATGATCTTAAGAAGGCGGGCCATTTCGCTCTTATCGGCGTTGCTTGGCCCCATCGGAATTAGTGAGTTAGTCATTGTGTCTCCATAGATCGTCTAGATTGCTTACAACGTAGTAGAGCGATCCATTGTGTTGGGTTCTTTCAAGAACACCTCTACTCACCATTTTACGAGCAACTTCCTTCTGTCGCTCATCAAGATCACTACGTTTGATTATCGCGTTATCATTGGATTCAATCAGGTCGATCAGATCCTGTTCCTCAAGAGAAACAGGAATCTGGATACCACCACGAATCTCAAGAAAGCGCATGATTACTTCTTGCGGCGCTCGAATCGCTCACCCAGGTAATCTCGACCCATCATCTGGGCCTGATTGGTAAGATCCTGTAACTTCTGAATCAGGCTCTTGTACTCCGAGAGGCGGATATCAGCTAGACCAGTCTGAATGCTATTGAGGGCATCCTCAATCTGCGCCATTGCCTCACTCTGAGTTGGCGCCATTGGATCCATACCAGGAACTGCTTCAATGGGGTCGCTACCAAGCTCTCCAGGAACTCCAGCATCCTGTGGAGGAAGAGCACCAATATCGCTATCTGCTAGATCGCCCATGTCATCGACATTATTGATGTCATCGGCATCACCCATGCCATCGACCGTGCCATCATCCATATCAGTCATATCATCGGCTGGTACATCCATGTCAACGGGTGCATCTTCTGCGGTCGCATCAGGTGTCAGGTCATCCATACCACCTGCTAGATCTCTATCCATTGGCGCGCCCTCATCGGCTCCAACTGGCCCTGGTGCCAGTGGCCCCTCTGGATCACTCTGTGGAACTTCTGGAATCTCGATGCCATCAAAGTCATCTTCATCCAGGCCGTTCATTGGAAGACCTGCGAGTTCGCGCAGGCGGAAAAGTGGATTCACTGGCTTCATACCCATCACTCCCTCGTTCAGGTTATCATTATCGATCTCCTCGTCGAAACGAGGCTTGTGCTTGGCATCACGGCCAAACTTATCCACCTTACGTGGATCCTTGCCACCATCATGGGCTCCAGCACCGCTACGGGTCTTGACCGCAGCAACCACTGGATTACGAGGCTTCATGTCAGCCATCTTTGCCTTCGCGTCTTTGACACGCTTCTTCGGATTCTTACTCATCTTCTCCTCAACTTCAACGGCATCACGCACCGTTGGCTTCCTGAGGATCTCTGAAAGCGCTCGACCGGTGCGGTAAGCCACATCACGATCACCACATTCAATGCGGTAGTTTGTGGGGCTGGTAGCCTGGTAGCTTACCTGATTCTCATCCAACCAGTCAAGAACTTGGTCTCGGGTTTGCTCATTAACCTCAACAGCATAGGTAAATGCTTCGGCGAGCCGCGTCATAGACCCGAAAGTTTCATCTAGGTCTTTACCATGCCTGAGACTCTCGTATTTCGCGTCTAGATAATTGGTCATATCCTTCTTGCTCCTGAGCGTAATGCCATATTTACCAAGGATAGCCGAAGCCTTAGCCAACTGTACACCTTGGCCATTATCCTTGAGATAGGAGATCAAATCCATCAGGTCATCACCCGAGATCCTACCCTTCAAAGCCTGAGCATCGCTATCCGAGACGCCATATTGAACCAAAGTATCAGCTAGATCGAACTTATCCATTCTTCTTGGCCTTCCTGACTACGATTCTCGTCTTGATCTTCGGGCCTCGATTTTCTCGAATGATAGCATTGAACTGGTTGGCCCACAGGTGTTTAGCTGTCTCGAAGAATTGGCGTTCTTCGATAGACATTTGTAGGGGGTTGTCCCCAAAGAGCTCAGAAAGAGTCATCAGGCTACTCACAAAGTGGAATACGTGATATTTACCATATCACTCAAAAGGCCAATGAAATGTAAGCAGATAACAACCTGGCCGCAAAGCGTTTTGGGTAAATATGGTATAAGGTCGCATTAAGGAGACAACGCATGGGTGATTTGATTCAAAGCATTGTCTCTCTCATCGCCAAGGGTGAGGCCGGTGCTTTGACGGCTATTCTCCTTGGCATCATCATGGCTCTCGGGTGGTATTGCTTCAGGTTGATGAAGCAGCTCGAGAAGAAGGATGAGAAAATCTACAAGATCATTGACGATTACTCCAAAAACAACATCACGATCACTGAGGCCCTAAACGGCCTCAAAATGGTTCTCATAGAGATCAAGTCGAAGCTGTAAAATGAAGTGGTTCGGGCAATCCAAGGAAGATCGGAAGAAAGCAAGATCAGCAAGTCTACAGGCGGCCCTCGATAGTAGCGAAGCTCTAGAGAAGGCCGCCAAGGGCACAATGGATCTAGCTCAGGATGTCACAACCGCACTCCAGGCCCGAATTGATGACTACGCGAACCAGATCGACCAAACATCCAGACTCCTAAGTGACGCCCTTCTACTCGTCGATACCAATGGCAACATTGAGAGCTTCAACCCAGCTGCTGAAACGATGTTTGGCTGGAAGAAACGCCAGGTCATTGGCAAGAGCATCTCACTCCTCTTTCATTTCGATGATGGAGTGGTCGTTAATTCTGACTTCATGGAAAACATGATGGGGCAGGTCAATGAAGAAGACGACTTTGCGACAGTTCATTATGAAGAGTTCATGGGTATCTGCCAGGATGGTGCCAAGATTTACGTTGATGTCGGCGCGAGCAAATTCACCCGTAGCAACAGCAAGACCTATTACATCATTCTGATCCGCAATGTGACTCACAGAGTTCGCAGCTCGAAGATCATGAAAGAGCTAGCCGAGAAGAATCAAGAGCTACTTACGACGATTGATTCATCGAATACTGGTTTCGTGATTCTTGAGAAGAACGACCCTGACTATAAAATCACATTCGTCAATGAAGGCTTTGCGCGTATCACCAATACCACCCGAGCCGAACTTAGTAAGAGGAATCTCCGAGATATCCTGGGTATTGACCAATCCTACTGGAAGGTGCGCCGAACGCTAGGAGAGGAAATCACCGCCCGCCACGAGGTTCAGTTGGAATTCAAAGACACTAAGAAGCTGTGGTTTGACGTTCATATCACACCAATTTTCAAAGGCTATCAGGCAGTTCAATGGATTCTGGTTTTCTACGATACCACTGAGCTCAAGAAAGCCTACACGGATTTGAGTCGGAGCGAATCACATTTCAGAGCATTCAGTGACGCATCATCGGAATCCATGTTCATCCACAACTATAAGAAGCTCATGGATTGGAACGAGCGAGCCTATAATCTGACTGGTTACAATGACACTGAATTGGAGAAACTCAATCCTTTCGATCTTCTTCATCCTTTGGAACGCGAGAAGATCATCGCTGACGCCGACCTGGTTAGTGATAAATCCTACGAGACTCTGTTCCTGACTAAAGAGGGTGATGTCAAGGAGGTCGCAGTAAACAGTAGAGCTATTGAGTGGGATAACGCAGAGGCTCGTATCGCGATCGTGCGTGATGTCACAGAGTTCAAGGATATCGAGACCCAACTCAAGACAGCTCGAGAGCGTTACAAGACGATCATCGATAACACCATTGATATGGTGGTCTGCTTCAACAGTAATTTCGAGATCACCTTCAGCAACCAGACCTTTCGAGACTACTTTGATGTAGAACTCGAGGATATCAACGGCTTCTCACTCTTTGAGGTGATACCACCGAGTGATCACCAGAAGTTCAAAGATTACATGTTAGCTATTCGGCCCGAGCATGAAGTTAGACGGGGCGTTCATCGCATTCAACGCCATGATGAGATCCGTTGGCAGGATTGGATCGATCGGGGCATCTTTGATGAAGAAGGTAAACTCATTGAAATTCAAAGTGTTGTTCGAGATGTCACACACCTGATATCAGACCAATAAACAGGTTGACCCTTTCCAGTTCTCTGTTATTACTGGAGACAGAAAGGAGATCAACAAATGCTCAATGGTAATCATACGACTCATCGTCACCGGGGTATCGCCCGTTTCTCCAACGAGAACGAGCGTCAGCGCATCTACAGCTACCTCAAGGGCCTGAAGGTTTCGGTCTTCGCCTACGATAACAAGGAAGCAGCCAACGTGGTTGCCGATTTCGAAATGCCAGCGGATCGTGATCGGTTTGCTGATCGGTTCGGCAACGGCATCAAGATTCCGACCACGGCCCAGATCGCTCGTTTCGATGCCGCGAATACGCCGGAGACCAAGCCGGCCCGCAAGGCGCCGAAGCTCGAGATCATCGCAGCCTAATTCATCCAGTCAGCAAAAAGCCCGCTAGTCTTTACGGCTAGCGGGCTTTTCTGTCTTCGGTTCTAATCGAGGATTAGAATACGAACGCAGCAATAGCAACAGTGACGGTGTCGTCATCTAGAGCTGCCTGTAGACCAGCCTGAACCTTTGCCGTAAAACCAGCTAGGGTCTCGTTATCACTGGAATCAGTGCCACCGAAAGCGTCGTCATGCTCAACAGCAAAACGGAAGCTATGCTGACCAACAGTACCAATAACAACAGGCTGTGCACGAGTCGAGATGAGCTCAACGAGCTTATCGAGAGCGACATTGTGCTGCTCGCCATCATCTGCATCAGCAGGGGTCATTACAGTAAGGTCAACATTGGTAACGGTGACCGTGTACATTGGAAGACCACCAGTCAGGAACTGATCAGGTGCCTTGGACCAACCATGAATCTTGTAAGAAGCCATTTGTAAATCTCCTAGTAGAGAGTTTCTGTTATCTCTATTTAGTCAGGTTGTTCATTTAGCGACGGATAATAGGGGAAGTTTTGGCTTTCTTGCGCTTCTTCTTGCGTTCTGCGGTATCATAGATACCCTTGTGACCATTAGGATCAAATCCAGCACCAAGACCACCTACGCAAGTAGCTACACCTCCAGCAGAACTTGCTCCAGCACTAGCTGTCTCATTTACGATTTCGCTCCAACGCATATCATCACCTCAACCAAATCTGACGAAACTTACTCAGAGGTATCTCAACCTTCAGGCTATTTAACCGTTCATGGTAGATCTGGATGATCTTATTGATTTGGTCACGATCATAGTGTCGACGAAGGAGTCGCGCCATATACTCCAAAGTATTGAGGTCAGATGATGCCACCTTGTTATCAAACAGAAGCTTTGCTACCGTCTCAGGATCATTGATCACATTCGCCTTAGCAGGCATGGCAGTTGGATAGATTGCAAGGAAGTCATCCTTATTGAGCTCAACAAGGGCCTGAATACGGCCCTTGCCATCCTTTCGCATGGGACGGTGACGATAGCGCCACACCAGGCCTTTATCATGAAAGAAGGTAGGGCCAACCCTGGCGATCATCTTGCCGCCTTCTTCCAATACCCAATCGGAATTGAAAGCCACTAGAGCCTTGATAAACTCGGTTCGATAAAGCCCTTTGAAGCCACTCGCGCAGCGATTCAAACCACTCCACGAAATCGTGTCAGTGTATTCAGGTGAGAAGTAACTGAACTTCTGCCACACATAATCACCGAACATCAGATCAACCTGAACGTAACCATTTGCTGGATCACCACTGATTGGAACAGCGGTAAAGATCTGGTTATGGCCTGGTCTTGGTTTCACCTTATCTTCACCCAAGAGCTCAATTATTTGCTGAGCTACCTTGGTTTGATCAAATGATGTAATCTCTAGGTTCAAATCAATGTCACCGGAAGTCTCATTCTTACCCGCACTACCTAGGAGGGCCTGATGCAGGTTGAGTGTTGGATTGAGGTTCCAATCGGGCCATGCGTTCATGAACCAAGTGACCGTGGAGGCTACCTCATCCTTAGTAACTCGACGAGTTATCCCTTCGAATGCCTTACCGCCCATCTTCGATTCTCTTTCTTGTGTCAGCGAATAGGTTCAACATGCGTTGGTGTAGGTCACCGGTGTAACCTATCTCCTGAGTGTAGCCATAATCCTCAACAAGCCTCAGGCGATTCCTATGAGCCATATACCGGTAAAGGAGGGTGTTGAGTCTCAGTAACCGCTTCTCCAAGGACCAATCTTTGGTTCGGCTCAAGAAGCAAGGTCTGACTGGTCTCCGACCACCAACCAGCATGTATTTGATTCGGTGGATGAAGAGATTAGACTCCAGGAAGCTGTCACGATTAACTATCTTAAACAGCCCTCTGGGCGTCAGCACGACTACTCCTTCCTTTCTGGAGCCTGCGCCCAACACACTCGGCATTTCATCGACTAGAACCTTGTACGCGGCATCTTTGAATAGCAGAGTCAAAGACAGGAAGGATTCTCTAAGTTGATCGCGTTCCCTTTTGAGTTCACGGCGTAGGTCATTCCAATTGCGGTCACCACATTTCTCATGCTTGCGGGCCAAATTGATATCAAGGATTTCAGCAACCGTGAACCCTTCTACCTTACTCTCCTGGGGGAACCATATATCGAGAACCTTACGAACTCTCTGGGCCGATGGATTGAGTCGTGCTTGAACTAATTCTGGAACTATCTGAGGATTGGGTTTGATCACCCAATCCTGATCTTCCATCACAACCTGACTCGTTATACCATCACTACTTCGGCGAACTGGAGCCCTGTAGAATGTGGAGAAACGCTCAATAACGGTGTAGAAGGTAGTTGATGGCTTCCAGGAGATAGTCGTGATAACCATGACGCCGTTATGTGGTGGCTGTATATTGTATCTGACCACATTGGGCCAATTTCCATGGATGATCTCAAATCCCATATAGTTGCCAGGGCTGATTGCTTGTTCCTTGAGCAATGCCTCAATGAGCATTCCGGCCATGTCATGAGCAATGCGATAGGTGGCAGCCCAACACTCATCGGGCCAATCATTCACATGATAATTCCGCTCACCACCCTTACGGTGGCTGTAGAAGAATCCATCATCGTCTAGACCGGCTTCCAAGTAGGAACCATCTAGTTTTTCACTGACAGACCAGTTGAGGTCAAGAGACTCGTAGATCTCTCGAGCACTCAGATCTTCAAAATGTGGAATGCTGGGCATGTCACCACATCTAGCAGATGTGGTGCTCAAATTTCAATTTAGTTGCGGGCGCGAATCAACGCCCAACCCAGGAGAGCCAGATCATGCATGTCGTTATCACTGAGGCTCGAAATACTAGGCGCCTTCATAACCTTGCGAGTCAGCGTATCGGCGAAGGAGTTAGCGTTATTGATCTGGAAGTCTGACTTCAGGATGTTGACCATCTCCTTGGAGTCATAGCGGCCCGACCCTTCCTTATTGGGGATATTGGGTGATGCCTGACCTTGGCCCTTCCTACCTCTTCGAGTCATCATAGCTGCTTCAGCATCACGAGCTGGCCCGTTTAGAAGATATTGATCATTAACCCTGGTAGCACTGGCATCCATAATCTGATTAACCATCTCCTTGGAGATCAGTTCATCCGAGCCATTATCTTCAACGATGCTTTCAGCGGTTTGTTCGGCCTTATCACCAAGTGAACGAACGAATTTGCTTGAACCCAAAACCAACTTTGTACCCAAGGGTAGCTTATCCAAACGGGCGCTAATTCGCTTGCGATCCCATTCACCATTGGATGCCTTGTACTTCCTAGGATCGTCAGTGACTTCCTCGGGTTCCTTGGGCTCATCGGATTCAGGTTCTTCCTCTGGATCATCCTGAACCTCTGAACCCTTTCTGATCGTCTGTTCTGGCCGATCCTCTTCTTCATCATCTTCCGCTGATTCGATCTCATTGGAATCATATCCGATCCTGGATAGCACGGCCTCAATGTCATCATCCTTGAAACCAATGCGATAAGCCATGAAACGAACCATATCATCAATGGTTCCGCGGCGATCGGTCTGACCGAGCCAGGTGTAATATTCCTTCTTGAGCTCATTGGCCATCTGCTTGCGCTGCTGGTTTCCCAGGTGCCCATGGATCTTATTCTTCAGACCATCTACCCAACCTTCCAAGAGGGTTGGTTCTCGGATGCCTTCCATGAGATTCATAAGACGGCGGATATCGTCACTATTATTTGCCACGTTTGCCCTCCTCAATCTTACGAAACTCTCTGACCTTCCTGTTGAACTTGTCAGGATCTTGGTTCTTGATAGCGTTGAAAAGGCGACGATTCAATTCCTCAGCTTCTTCAACGGTGAAACTTTCATTGATCAAACTGACCAAATTCATAGCACTGGCGATGACATTACTCGCACGGGCTTCTATGATCTGGTGTTTATCCCGTTGTGGAACAAATAGATCGAGCTCTTCAATGAGACTTTTTACGCGACCGTCTTTCATTGGACCCCTTACTTGCTAGAGTTACCAGAATGGCGTTCCAACAAACTCTCAAGCATGTTGGCGGCAAGAGCCAATCCTTCCTCAATACCACGAGCGTAATCAGGATTCACATCTGCTTCGCTATAGCTACGAAACTTGAAGACCATATCGTTGATATCCTCGAGCATAAGATCAACTGAGTCATTGATATCAGGCACTTCAATGTGATCCAAATCGTCTTCCAACTCGACGGATGAGGATTCAGTGAGTCTGATGTACCTCCTGATGTCGTCGGGTTGGCGAGTCATCCACACTTCTCCTCACTGGTAAGCTGAGTATTTAGTAATTCTGCTTAGTCTCGACCCTTGAGCACAATGTCTCGCAACTGTGATCCAGCTTTGGCCATCTTACCAGCTGTCTCAATGGTTGAGCGCTGTAGAATGGGGTTCTCCGCGGCTGGCCCTGTAAGACCCTTATCGGGCGCATATGATGTGCCAATTGACTTAGGAACAACTGTGCTGACCTTGGCCTGTAGACCAGCCTGAATTGCCGATACACCAGATCCTCTACCTTCCAGCATCTCCTGAGTCGCATCTGTAATTCGCAGAGTTGATGACTCAATCTTGAGGAAGATCTTCTGGCCAACACCAGATGACGATCGAGTCTTCATGAATTGGATCTGGTATTCACCACGGTCTTTCATCGCCGCGGTGGTCAAGATAGCCAACACGTTATCAGCGGTGTTGATCTTCGAGATACCACCAGCAATGTGACTTGCGTCGAAATCTTGCTCTTGGATCGATGAACGGTTGAGCTGTGACGCCGTGGCGCAAAGGATATTCCATTCCACCGCAAGTGCGCGTAGCTCTTCTGAGGTGAACTTATCCTTGATGAACTGATCACTGATATTGATCTTGCCACTATTAGGCATCATGAGATCGAGATAGTCTACCAGAATAGCATCTGGCTTCTGGCCTGTCTGGATCTCATACTCCTGAAGATAAGCGCGGATCATGTTGGAGGTCGTACCCGCCATAGGCATCTTCTTGATCTGGAGTTTGCCCCAGGATGCCGCCTTACCTCCGGATTTGCGCATCATACCGAGGCGCATGGCGACATCCTCGATATCCTTGAAGATCATCTTAGTCGGAGTCTCGGTGATCATTGCGTCGAAGCGCAGACCAACGAGCTCCTCACTGAGCTCCATCGTGATGTAGATGACGTTCAGACCCATCTGAACCCAGTTGAGTGCTAGATTCTGAAGGAACAGTGATTTACCAGTACCAGGCCCACCGCAGAAGAAGGTGATCTCACCACGATTCAAACCACCGTAGAGTTTGCTATCAATGTCTCGCCAACCACTTGGCGTGGTATCCGTTCTATCCCTCATTCGCTCAAGGCGTTCCAAGGGGTCACCAAAGTAATCAGTACCCAGTTCAGTCTGTAGACTGATGAGCATGTTCTCTTTGGATCGACGCTCTAATTCAGCATAATCACCAGTAGCTATGAGCGTAGGCCCATCATAAACCAGAGCTTCCATAGCTTTGTGCTTACAGAAGTCGGCGACCGTATCTAGAAACCACTCAGTATGCTGCGGTTGTACGTTTGGAATGATTGGCGTATCAATTCCAGTCTCAGCCGTCACTTGTTCTGGAGTGGGTAGGGCGCGATAGTCATTAGCAAACTTCTGGATATAACGAACTGCGGGCCGCAGACGCTCGTTCCAGTATTCTGGTTTGATGATATTCTGACAACGCACGAAAGCGCTGTTGTCGGTAAGCATGAACTGAATGAGGACCTTTTGAACTTCCTCACTGTAATCCTTGAGCTCTACCTGGTCTTTTCTTTGGCTCAATTGGACCTCCTGGTCTCTTATTATCGTAGGCGCTGTCGTCGCACATTGATTTCTAATTTGTTGGAGACTCTGGCGTCAATAATGGACCAAATGGTGTAGAGCTTGCCATACCTTTTTACCGCATCAGCTGCATCCTTGATACCCTGATCCCAACGGGGGAAGCTGACCTGCCAATTTTCTCTAATTGCCACATCCACAAGAGTGCCACCACCCTTCTGCATATCTGGAACTACAATGATGGTCTTACCAGTATGCTTGAGCCATTGAATTTGCTCTTCGCTCAGTTTGTCACCAAGACTCGCCACTCCGTTTATTGCGATGGCATCAAAGGGCCCTTCACAGAGGAAGACATATTCCCAATCATTATCAGTGACTTCGGTGTTGAAGATATAGTGATGAGGAACGCTGCTATGATAACGTGATTTGGTTGCGAAGGAAGCCCTAGCTGACCAACCAACGATCTCATGATTCCATCTGAACGGTATGATAATGCGACGATTCAGATCATAATCTTTAAGTGGTGACCAGTAGAAGTCATAGCCATTCATGATATCCTCGCCACGACCCATCAGGTAAACCATGACATCAATGAAGTTAGGATCCTCGAAATCTTCATCGAGGAGTTCCAGGACATTCCTGGAGCCTTCTGGTAGAGTCGTTTTATTGAAGGATAGCTGCTTGACCTCTCGGGGCACATAATTGGCATCCAACTTGAGCCGTTCGCGTTCCTGCCAGATCTTGAAGCCTAGTTTCTTGATCTCTTCATCTGACATACCCATCCAACCTAGGAAGGAAGTCATCTTCCTTCCTAGTAATTGACCTGGTTTCCAAATGGCTCTGAACTTGCAGTTGAAGCAGGAGACCAAACAGCTCACGCCATCATCACCCATTGCTATACTCATTCTCCGACGAGTATCTGGTGTCTCACCATTATGGATACAGCACACCCCGTTCATTGCGGTCCAACCAGAGGCAGTTCTCCTCCTGGTTCCGGGCATCAAACCAATCAGGGTATCATAGACGATATTCTGGGTCATTATTCGAATAAACCATCAACCAATCGCGGAACTGGTTTGTTAGTAGCAAGCATAGAATCAGCATGGGCCTGGGCTGCCTTCATCCTATCCAAAGCTTCTTCATCGGTTTCCTCAAAACCAGAAACCAATTCAGGCTCTGGCTTATTCCCAGCCAACATTGAGGCAGCATGGATCTTGGCCGCTTTCACCGAAGCATTATGATCGCGCTCTGGCGCCTTTTCAAAACCTTCATCGACAAGCACCCCTCTTTCGGCCTTTTCACCGGCAATCAGGTTAAGGATCTTTCGGTTCTCCTCAATGACCTGCATAGGCGTTTCGCTTTTGAAAACTTCATATATCACTTCACGGATCTGAAGGAGCTCTGTAGGAACTTTCTTGAAAGCTGACGGATCATAAGTTTCTGGGCGGCTACGGTCAGATTTATCATAGAGATCCTGCGTCTCGAAGACGCCCTCCAGGTGAACCTGAATGTTATGATTCATCAGGAGCGCATAGCTGACCACGTCCCAAGTCGAGGTGAACTTTGGATCCACGTTGACACAGATATCACCCATGGTAAGACGCTTGCCGACTTCAGTTTCAACGAAGCGACCACCAGATTCTTTACCAAGACGATCCTGATACATTTCACGCAACACATCGAGGAATGGCCGGTCTGCTTCCGCACCCTTAGGTGGTAGTGGAATCCTGTTCCCATTCTTATCAAGGAGGTATTCTGTACGGCCCTTACCCGTAGAAATCATCTCATGGCCAATTTGCTCAACACCGTCATCATCAGTGTAGGTATTTGTAGGTAGGAAGTGACGACCATCAAGTTTCTCACCTTGGATCGACCAACTGTTTTTGTCTACATTGTAACCAACGAAGACCTTACCATAGGCAGCCAAAGTGAATGGTGAACTCACATCGTAGGAGATCGTGAACTTATCGTTTACTGATTCTCTGATACAACGCTGGATAGTAGTGTAGACACAACCGTGTTGGAATTTACCAACACCCAAGAAGTGCATCCAGTCACGATCATTAAGAAGACCATCATCACGCATCTGAATGATACGACTCAAAGTCATCTCAAAATTCTCTTTGTGGTTAGCAGCAAGCGACCACCCTTCAAAAGGATAATGCTTAACCTGTTGGTACCAATACTCACTTTCAGAGTTATTACGACCCTGAACCACATTAAGAAACTTTGTCGCGCCCGGCGTTCGATTAGCTACGAACCAATCGTTATTGATCAGGGTCTGAAGCAAGCAGGTGTTATACGCTTCAGAAAAACCGTTACTGTTACACAGCTCAGCAAGACGATCACCGTTACCCCAATCTGCCAAAGGATTTGGAATCTTGTTGCCATTCTTATCCAGAGCTAAGGAGCCATCAGGATTGGTTACAAACGGCCCACTCTTCAGACGTTCAGTATGCGGTGTGATTGTACCCATATCGATACCCCCAGTGGGGAAATCAAGAATCATCGACCAATCACAGTTCTCTTCCATCCACTTCATCATGCGATTACGGGTTTCATCACCTTTGAATGGAATCGCACCAGTCTGGATCTGGAATCCACCCGAATCACCAAGGATGGTCGTGTGGCTCTTATCCCGGCCAGTGACCATATCCTTCTTGTGTGACATACCAGCACTCTTGGCGGCCTGTCCCGCACTATAGAGCGAACAAGGTAGATAGAAGAGACCAGTCTCAGGATTGAGGAAGTCTAGCTCAGGTCGCGTAACCGGAGGTTCTCTCTTTGGGTTGTCATTCACCACATACCTGGTGTACATTTCACTGATGGCTGGAGTGAATCGCGCATAATCACGGTATCGCGCAGAATAATCAATTCCGGGCATTAACGGCCTCTTCTTCTAAATGGGTTCTCTGCACAATAGGTGAGAACCCATCTGGCCGTCAATTTCTATATACCAGTTTGACCAACTTACCCTTATTGGCATCGAGGATCACACCTGAACCATCATCAAAGTAACGGTTCCAAAGACGGAATCTGACCCATTGGAGATTAGCTAGGATGTTGAATGAATCCGCACCAGTCTTGTGATCATAATGTCGAGTCTCGATATCAAACCATTCACCACTATCCGTTGGCGTGCCTTCTTCAATGCTACCCTGAACCAACAGAGTGCCTGAGAAGTTCTCGAAGAATGCTACAGCGGTATGAAGACCAGAGAAGTTATGTCTCTTCATGGAACCTGGCAAGGCACTAGTGAATTGATAATGAAGATCATCATCCTCACCCTGTTGTTCAAACTTCAGCTTGTCACCAGGAATTTCGACGCTTGGTTGAGGTTCAAAGCTAGGCCCCTGAGCTAATTCAAAGAACCCGCTCTGGCCTTCATGTTGATCCACATACAACATATGAACCGAGCCATCTAGGTTCTGAACCGTAATGCTGTAGGAGTAGGTTGCAAGGTACCAATCAGAGGTCACATCAGAAGTGATATTCAATTGGCAAAGGCCCTTAGCATCATTGATCACATTGAGCGGATGTTGCCACATCATCTCACGATTACGTTGATCATACATCGTGATTTGAGCCGTTCTACCCATCATGTTAATGGGTTTGCGATCAGTATCTCTGACCACGAACTCGATGGTATTCGTGACATCCTTGAAGATGCGAAAATCATTGCTATCCATGGGCAGGTTCCAATTCACTAGACCTTCAGTCTCCCTCAGAGTGAGCTCGACTTTTCTCTTGATCTCGTAGATGAAAACAGTCATGCCGATCCTCAGGAAGCCATTCAGGGCTGGGCTAAATACCCTGTATTTAGTTCGGTTTACAGGTTCAGAGTGTCGCTTCCCCAACTAGAAAAGTTTCCATTTCTCACGCTTGGTCGATACCTTGACCAAGAATACCTGGGTATCATTGGCAATTCTGATAATCAGATCACCAGCATCTACGTCTACAACCTGTTACCAGATGAAGAAGCAAAGAAGCTCTTCTTGCAACTTGGTGATGAATGGTGGTGGGAAACCAATCGCCAGATGCCAATCAACGTAATCCTCAAAGACAGATGGGCAGTATTCCGCCCATATCTCAAGACGTTCATCACCAACGATTTTGAAATTATCGAGGGGCCAAGTGTCTCCTTGGATACCATCATGGTCAAAAGAATCAAGCGCCGCCAAATCCAATTGGTTCGAAAGCAAGACTAGAAGCTCAATTTGAAGAGCATCGCCTCATTAACATCAATGAAACTCCAAATCATTCTGATTTGACCTATATGGATCATTGACATCTCGAAATACCAATCAGCCTTCACATTCTGGTCTATCCATGTCAACTTGGTCGTAAAGTCTTGCTCCAAATTCTGGTCGGCGGCGATCCAATAACCTACCAGGTGATCCTGTGTATGGGTTGAAAAATTCAAGAACCTACCATCCTGAAGACCTATCTCATGGCTAGCCAATTGAGTCAAAGGTATTGAGCAGATTCGCATCTCAGTTGGATAGATTGTGCTGATGACATCCACCTCCAGATAGGGGCGGAATGGTCGAAGATCACTGATCGTCAGGCTGTAGCGACGGTTCTGCAAGTGCTTGTTCCAGCAGTAGATTCATTTGCACTACAATAACATGCGAATAGCTTATCGCATGAGCCCGTTTGAACGTGTATTCCTCACTGTCACTGGTCCATATATCACCCTCTATGAGATTCCAATCCAGACCTTGAAGATGTCGTTTACCGGGCCTGATAAGAGCTAGAACCATAGCCAACTGATAGATTGACTTGGGCTTATAGGCGCTCACAATGTCATAATGACCAGATAGATGGAAGAGCTGATCAACAATCACCTGATCCTCAAGCATTTCCCACATAGGTTCGCGAGACACCAAGGCATCTAAGTGGGCTTCATCTCTGACGCCTTTGTAGACACCAAGGTTGAGGAAATCCAGCTTGAAATAACCCCGTTGTTCCGCGGCATCATAGGGTATGCTAGCCAACCCTGTAAGGGGATCTCTGGGTATGCTTTGAAAGTACACTCCAACGATGTGCTTCTTGAGATCGCCCTTCTCTAGACGACTGGCGGGGATATGTAGAAGGTTTTCAAGCGCCGCATCACGGTCCTTGAAGTCAATATCTACATCTGGTATCTTCTTACCCATTAGACCAGATTACGAACTCTGACTACCGTGCGTCAATTTTGTTAGCCAGCTCAATCTCGATCTGGCGGATCTTCTCAAGCGCACGATTGTTGGCCCTTACCAGACGCTGTTGCTTGGTCTGAAGGTCTCGGAATTGCTGGCGAACTTCTTTGAGTTGTGCCTCAAGTTGAGCCACATACTCGGCTTTGGGGAAAGTGTGGAACTCGCCATCAAGTTCGATAGTCTTAGTATGACTGTTCTGTGCCTTCATGCCACCGATGACACGACTTGCCATCTTGAACTTCTCGGGTGGAGGGGCAGATGGTTTAGGTGTTACACTTCCACCGCCATACATGTTCCATAGGATGTTATCATCGTCTTCCATATGATTACTTATGCGTCATCATCCAAACAGATCCTGGTGTGACCCAAACGGAACTTACCCTTGCTAATCAGATACATGATCTTATCACCTTTGGTTAAACCGGAGAGTTCATCCGCATCTAGAGCTGAACGGCTATACGTGTCATCATCCATGAGCTTGATCTGCATGGCTAGCTTTTCAAAGGCCGCATCTCGTTCTGCTTCAGCCAATGCCACGACCTCAGACGCGGTATCATAGGCCATCAAAGCCGATTTGTAGAAGACGTTCTCTGACTTCCTCGCAAAATCGATCATGTCTTCACGGTTGTAAGCCATGTTGCTCTTTGTGAACTTCATTTCAAAAGGCCCCTGAACCAGTTGCGAATACCATCCCAAGAGGAAGTTCCTGGATCACCAGGTTCTCCTTTATCGCCCTTAGGGCCAGCAGGTCCCTGAGCACCCATAGGGCCCATGGGCCCTGTTGGGCCCATAACCTGAGTTGCTAATCCCTGGGTCGTGTTTGCTAGTGTCGCTGTGGAGATATTCTTACCATAGAGGGTCGAGGCGTAAGATGGGTGGAGACCGTATCTGGTAGACATTGAAGCCATACCTGAATTGAAGGAGTTCAAATCCTCAATCTTCTTGCTGGCTTCTTCAATCTTCTCCGAATCAGTCAACTTCACCGCACTAGCTAGTTTGTTTGCCGCGCGATGGAGGGCAGTCTGAGCATCCTCAAACTCTTTGAGAACCTTCTCATACAGGGGGTTGAGTTGATCCATCCGCGCAATATCAACCATAACATCAAAGTGATCAATTGACTTATAGCCACGTGGAAACACGGTCTTCAGAGCTTCAAGTTTCTCCTTGTGTTCCGCATCCTTGAGCTCTTTGGATCTCTGATACTCATCCATCCTCTCTAGTTCTTCCGGAGTGGGCTTGGGTGGATCAGCGTAACTCCACTGGTCTCCGTTAAAAATGGCCAGCTTGTTATTCAGAGAATCATAATAGGTATCACGATTGCTAGGGCTCCAAGAACTATTTGGATCAATAATCGCCATTACACACCTGCCTCTTCAAGGATTTTACGAATCTGATCAACCTCTTCCTTGTGCTCTCGGATTTTTGAATTCCAAAAGAGTGGATTGATCCATTCTCTAACCAGACCCAATTGCTCGTCTGAAAGTCTATCGAATAACGGTTGGCCCACACCGCTGTAGAGTAACCAGGGTGATATCCTACCCTTTTTAATCCAAAGAGTGGCCTGCGAGGTGCTAACTTTGCGAAAGAAGTCTACCCAATTCTCACCAGTTTCGCGCCCCCATTGCTCCATGAGGAGAATGTTTCGCTCTACAGCCTTGAGCGGAAGCTCTTTTCTTGTGAGCTCGCGTGTCCAACTTTCATACCAGATTTCATTGGTCCAATCATCGAGCTTGATGTTATTCTTGATAAGCATCTCGGTGAAACCCGACACCTCAATGGCGTTGATATGCTCAATGTATCGACCAAATTTGGTGAAAGCGCTGAAGTAATTGGAATCCATGAAATCCTCATATGACTTCAACTTCTTCGATCGCACCGAAAGCTCGTAGAACTTCTGGAAGGCCATAAAGCCGATCCTGATATACCGTTCATCCTTCCACAACCACCTACGCTTCTTTTCACACATGTGGTTGATCAGGGTGCTTTCTTTGGAGAATGACTTCTTACAGAATTCACAGGCAAAACCAGGTGCGGGTGGTGGAGCGACCACTTTGACCTTCTTAGCTCTCTTGGGTTTCTCAGTCACCTCAGCCATTGGTTTTCTTGAATTCCTCGACAAGAGGTTTGATCTCATTATCAGCCATACCCATATCTCTGAGGAGTTGTTTGAATGACTCTTTGTCATACTTACTCCTCAGGAGAGCCAATTCCTCATCGTTCAATTGTGGATAGAGCTGTAGAAAGACACTATCCACCCTGCTTACCGTCTTTCGCCTATTGGCCAAAGGCACCCAGCCGTGACTACGGTCACCATCCTTTCGGCCTCTACCTATGGCACACAGAATGCGCCAGGCTAGATCAGGATGCTTACCGGATATTTCCCAAAAGTCGTTGATGTTCAGGAGTTCATTAACCATGAAGATGTAGTGGTCTGGTTCTTTGAATTCCACACTGAACCACTTCATAGCGATCAGGGGGCTAAAGGTCTTCTTCAGCTCTTCCGATTGCTCATCTAGCCAATTGAAATCCTTGCGCTCTGCGTGAAACATCTCATCTTTGATGTCTAGCTTTGGCTTGCTTGGTGCCTTCGGTGTGACCGGTTTCTTTGCCATTATTTTCCACCCCAAGTCAGTTTGAAGAGCATTGCATCTCGAGGGCTTTCAAAGAGCCAAATGATCACATCATCCATATTGCAATGATCAATATGATCACTATTCACGACGATCTTACCAGAACCCTTACAAAGGAAGAATCCCTCATGCTTGCTTTGGATATTCTTCCGCATCCAGTCGATCACCTCTGTTTCTCGACTGACCTTCCAATCCCAGATGACTGGATAGGGTTGGGGAATGGTGATCTTAGCTTCCATGACCCAACCCTAACGTGGTGCATCTTGCTGCGTCAATTTATCGGATACGCTTACTCGCTATGAACTTGAGGGTCTGATCTCGCCAAAAGTGCTTCCATCGTCGTAGATCTTCATATCGGAAGTCTCGGTCAATGAGCAGGATCTCCTGCCTCCAGAAATAGTCACGAACCTCTCGGTGCCAGGCACCTAGACATCCTGGCTCGAACTTCTGCTCAACGAAGACCCCAGCAATCTCCTTCATGATGATTTCGGAGGCCTCATCGACCAACTCATTACGATTAGGTGGATCCAGGTCTACCCCTGGTAGGATGATCAATTTACCCATCAGACCAGTTGAGTGATATCCAGGTGCTCAGGAATCTTGTTGGTATCTTTGACGAAGAAGCAACACTGAGGAGAATCACTATCGTCGAGTGGAGTGGCGAGGATATGGCCGTATTTCAATTTGGGGAAGTACCATTTGACATCGGGGAAGACATTCATGATTTCAATATCATGAAAGTACGGCATATAGCCGTTGATAGGGTTGATCGAGAAAGCATCAAAGGGGCGATCATTCAATTGCTTCAAGGATAGGATCTCAAGATCACCTGAGTTCTTATCACCAATTACGATGCTCCAATCCATCGGCATCTGAACCCTATATTTGCCAAGACGCAGATCGACCGCAGGGCTATTGAAACTCTCCAAGAAGAGTAACGGAATGAATACATAATCGATATTCGCCTGATCCGAATAGTCGATTACACAATACCTGATATCATCGACTTCATCGGGTATGTTATTCATCTCAAATGGTTGGTTGTCGGTTGTTAGGATTCTCATTTTACGCTTTTACCTTAGATCCACCGAAGGAATAATCCTAGAAGTGGTGATTGTATGATGGGGCTTCAATACCAGTATCAGGATAGATCCTGGATGTAATTGACCTTCCTCACGGTGTGAGGATAGCTGGCATCCTTGTAGATTTTCTTCCGAGCGGTCACATGGCGAGCACTGAACTTACACGTAGACGCGATGTCGAAGATCTGAACGTAATCCTTATCCTTAGCCTTACGAATACCACGACCAATGGATTGGATGACCCGAACGAAGCTCTTACCTGGTTCGACTAAGATGAGGTTGAAGATACGAGGAATGTTGATACCCACTGCGGCTACGCCATAACTCGCAATAACAATCTGATTGGTCCCCTGGCCAATTTCATCATAGGCATCCTTACGGTCTTGAGCTTTCACATTGCCATAGACGAAAGTGCTATCTGGAATTCGCTCCTCCAACTCCTTGCCAGTTTCAACCCGATTCACCAGAACCAACGTGTTACCTGATTGACTCTGCTTGATCGCAAAGTCACTGATCCAATCCAGATGGTTAGAATCAGTGACTAGGAAGTTGTTTTCCTCATGGAACGAGTCGAACTCCAAACTATCCATGAGCTGGATAATATCAACGTGGCATTTGGCGAGAACGTCTTTATCTTGGAGCTCTTTGGCCGAAAGACGATTTACGACAGGGCCAATACCAGCTAGGATTGATGTGAACTCATGATCTTCCTTGGGTACCGTTCCAGTTAAACCCCAACGGATTGGCACATTGGCGAATGGCCCACAAAGCAATGATTTCAGCTTATCAGCCTTCGCCATATGGGTCTCATCGACCATCACAGCAACCACATCCTTGGTGAACGTGTCAATGTCCTGCTGGGTAGGCTTGAGTGTATTCTTCTTGGAATTCTTATCCATGATGGATAGGCTCTGCCACGTGCAGATGGTGTGGGTCTTACCGTAATCCTTGCGGTCACCATAGTAGACACCAACATCCAGACCTAGGTTCTTGTAATCAGCTTCAGTCTGGTCAACGAGGCTCTTATTGGGTACAATGACGATGGTTCTGCCATGTTCTTCACACAGATAGCTCAGGGTTGCTGTCAAGAGCGTTTTGCCAGCCCCAGTAGCAATCTCCTGCACACACTGGGGATTCTCCAAAAAAGATCGAATGATTTCAACCTGGTAATCACGCAGCTTGATCGGCTGGCCTTCAACTGGGTGACCCTTAGGCCACACTGGGTTTGGGGCATTGTTGGATACGAAGTCTTCATCAACGAATGGAAACTCAAAGGTTCTCGCAATCCGATGATCCTCAAGTTCAATATCATAACCAGCGTTGATAATGATATCTAGAACCCTATCTAAGAGGTTCACATAGGTGTTACCATTGAGCGCAAAGAAACGCGCACAACCATCCCAACGACCTAACTTAAAAGCTGGCATGTGACGAGCAGCATGAATGAAGAACTTCAAGGCTGCTTCACATTCGCGTCTAGTCTGGGGATCTAGATCTTTGAAACTTGCATTCACTTCATCGTGAATCACAAGGGTACATTTTTTGATTGTCATGCGACCACTTATGTTTTGTTATGTGGGTCATAGGAAAGCCCTACTGCACTCCAATATACAGAGTTCAGCAGGGCTACGTCTATAAACTGGAGACACCCTCCAGCTTACTATTTACCTGTCAGTGGAGGTGCTGGTAAACTCTTTCTTCAAACGTGCTGTCAAGGATGGTTAGAACCAGCCTGGTGCCATGTTGATCAGCCAACTCCTTCAGCGAGCCATATTCCTCTTCGGTGGTCTTCCATTCAGGCACGAAGAGGAAGTTCGCAACATCGAGGAGTTTAGGATTGTTCTGTAGTTCATCCAAAGTAACAATCAAAGAAGCCAAGGGTTTGAGCCCAGCATATATGGTCCATCGTGACTGCTCTTGGATAAACCTCTCCTTGGATGTCTCTGGATCTGAAGTAAGATCATCAATAGCCGCCCCGAAATGAAGCTTCAAGCCACGCTTCAGATCATGATTATGAACTAGGATCAAGCTCTTGGAGAACCGGGTCGTCATAGCCCCATGTGTGACCTTCACATGATTAGCTTTTAGGTTAGACCACTGAGTAGTCATGAGGTCCCCTACAAGGGTCAATGCGGTATCATTACCATCTAATGCTGCTCTGGTTATAACGCTCATAGACTGGCCCTGTTGGGCTGCTAAATCCCGTTCTCGCTCTACAAGGCGATACAAGCCAGATCCAGATCGTTTGGAACTTTTGGATACTTTCAATTGCTGAATCGTCAAGTCTCTGAATACCAGAGGTGGCATAAAGCCATTCATTTCATCAAGTAGATGCGTGCTAACTCCAAAGATGGTCAGCAATTTGAATATGTCATAACCCTGATAGGAACGTGCCGCTAGGTAATCCTCTATCTCCCTGATCGAACCTTTGAACGGTAAGGCGATATCCAGACCAGCCCAGAGGTACTCTGAAATCAGATCAAACATGAAGCTAAATGCTCTGCTGGAATGCATCTGGAGGCTAGCCAGATTATCCCGACCATGATCGCTTGGTAGGTTGAAAATGTTCTGGATGAAGACAGGATGGGGTAGTTCACTAACTAGACCTCGAACCGCCTCTTCCCATCGGTAGTTGATTGCGCTCTGATGATCGAGTTCCTCGACAATCGTTTGGTTGACAGTCACGTGGCCACAAAGATCATGCCAGATCACGCCACCGTAACTAGAGACAAAGAAGTCGGCATCCAGATCAGGCTTATCCGAGAAATTGACACCATGGGGATAGGATAGGTTTTTATCATGGTATCGAGGGTTACCGAAAACACTGATCTTGGCTTCGGGCCATGCCATCTTGATCAATGAGGCCCATTCTGCATAGCAGGATGGTTGGGCCAAAATGAGTGTCTGACCACCTCGCATCCAGACATTGGTCAGAGCAACCTCTCGAGCACGATCTGGGCCAATACCAAGGATCACCGCTCTAGAATTCCAGTCCCTAATATGCTGAAGAGCATAGAGGCCTTGGGTCGTTAGATTGAAGGGGGCTTCCTTTAGATCGTCATGTGTGATTAGATCTTCGCTGGCTAGCTCTACCAGCTTCTCATCAAAGGTCATACCGTTCATCTGCCCAAACGTAAGCAGACGGCGAGCGATACCCGGATTCCTAGGTAGGGTCTTGTTATCAAACATTACGATTCCAACTTCACCAATCCGTTAACCCAACTATCCAGAAAGTCATCGTTCCTAACTGTGATGTGAATCACAGTGTCTTCAACCTCAATAGCGCTTGTTCCGTTAAGGGCGTTCGAAACTTCAAGGAAGTAGTTGGCAACCTGGTCATCAAATCCAAAATTATGGCGCTTGATGATATCCATGGCCCTTTCCCAATTCCCCGAATTGATATCAACGACCCACAACTTAGAATCGCGTAGGAACAAAGGGTAGACCTGACATTGGAAGTGATTTGAACCCTTGAGTTTCTTGATATCCTCGATGATACCAGCGTTGAATTTACACCTGAAGACCAACTTGTTATCGCCGGCATAGCGAACTTCTCTAAGAAGTTTGGTGCTCTGATAAGGCGTCTTTTCATAGACTGGAAGAGTCAGCAATCCATCTAGATTGCTCTCGCTGATACCCGATTCTATCAAATGATCTCGGTATTTCTGAACCAGCTTCAACACGATATCGCTCTGTGATGTGCTGATTGCCTGACCCTGATCAACATACGACCAGACATCGTTGATGAACCGATGATCCCAGGAGTTTGTAATCGCATAGGTGTGACCCGATCGGTCACATGGTGGGCTATCTGTGATTCTAGCTAATGCTCGAAGACAGGATTCCACAGTTAGCATAGCGAGCGTTCCTCAGATCAACCAATGTGATCCGAGATAGCATGGCATCGTCACGAGAATCAAAATTGATCCATAGGCGTCTCCGCATATCGCTAACGGAGACCCTGGAGCCGTCAGGTAAGGTAGTCTTACCATTATCATCAGCACGGTAGATCACCGATTCATTCACAATCCATTGCCATCTGTGTTGGCAATTATGAATGAGCCAGCTCAAGACCTTCTCGATTTCATCAGCGGAGTTCTCGGCACCTGAAAAGATGCTACCAAGATCCATGAAGAAGCTGAGTTCATCCTCTTTGGGGAAAGCATCTACCGCGTGGTTATGATCAGCAAACCTCATCGCTGCCTCAACAGGGTGACTTGCGCGACCCTCTCCCAGTCAAGGTGTGAGCTCTTGCGGAGCGAGGCCAACTGACCGACCTTGCGCAGACTAAGCTCACGGAATCTACGGGCATGTTTGTGGGTCCAGGTAAGAACCTCTTCGATCTCGTTGGGTTCCAACTTGAACTCGCGCTCCAGCATTCGCAAATCGCGAGCGACATGCTCGATCCGAACGAGCTTTTCGCGAACCGTATCAATGGTCAGATCCAGATACAAGCATCGAGACATGATGGCCTCGAGGTGCGGGGCCAACCGAGCGGTACCCTTTTCGACGATCTTCTCGAAGTTGATATTCGTGATGAAGATCACGCTACCCTTGAACTCGAACTGATTGGGCGCATCAGTGCCATTACGACTCTGACTACGCCAGCTAATCAGTCGCTTACCCGAGGTATCGAGGGCCGCTTTGAGGATGTTGAGCGAGGTTTCATCGCCCAAGACGCTGTCACAGTCATCAAAGACCAGGGTCTCCCTGGATTCGCTGTATTCATAGAGCGTCATGTAGAGCGCAGGAGCGGTGCTATAACCCTTGACGATATTGTAGCGAGCTTTGAAAGAACCACCCTGACCAATACGCCGAGTATTCTGATCGGAAGCATCAGCGTTGAAGCTCAACTTGTCAAGGAGCGAATCCCTATTAAGGGCCGCTTCGACTTCAAAGCTCTTACCCACGCCTGATGCGCCGCTAACCACAAGACCCTTAATGTTGCCTCGCGCAATATCGGCGGTCAGGTTCTGTAGGATGGTGAACCGCTCACTGATGCGCTCTTTGATCTGCTCATCAGTCTCATCAGACCTAGCATTTATATGACTAGCTGCCTCGATCTTGCCGATTACGGCATCCCCTGGCACGAACTTTCGCAATGAGGGGTCAGGAGCGCCACTGAAAATCGTCCTCATTCGAGGAGCAAAGATATCAGCGTTCTTATCCTCCAGCTCAAAATCATCCGGATCCTTGATGCCGATCCGGAAATTGCGCTGGGGGAATGGCCGACCGTTATCCTGATTTACCCCTGTGCCGATCACAGTAATGAATGGGCCTTTCTGACCCATCGACAAGGCTTTGAAAAGTTCGAAGGTCTTACCGGAAATGACTTGGCCTGACCAGTCACCACGGCGAACGAAAACCTTCATGCTTTACTCCGATCTCAACAGCGTATCTTGTGGTCCAGTTTAAGCGTTTTATCAGATGTGTCAACGCCAAATATCGCTCATTCACAACACAGGCGGGCCAAAAGACCCGCCTGTGGATAACTTTGTGGATCATCTATCGGGTGGGGTTATCGTCTACTGAATAATCCTCGAAACCGGCGGCTTTCAATCGGGTTAGATTCGAAATTTGCCAGTTCTTGGCATCCAACCCCTTCATGATTGCTAGATACTGATTGCGAACCAAAGCAATCTGATTGATCAGCAGGGCTATCTCAATAACCTTCTGATCAGCATCAGCATACTTTTCAGCATCCCTCGAACTGAGGGCCTTCTGGTAATGCTCGAGGTATTTCTTGAAAGCCGCTCCTTTGACCTCATCCATACGGATCTGAAGGTACTTCAGGATGGCTTCAACTTCCTGTAGCTGACCAAACCGATGAGCTGTGATACCTGGCAGGCGAGCGCTTGCCTTCTCGAGGCTTCCTTTGAGCTTAGTCTCAAATTTGGCCTCTTCAAGTTCAGTCTCGAAATACACGATAGCATCTACTAGAGGTGTATAATCAGCGGGGTTGGCCGTGACTCTACTGTACCATTTACTCATCAGTCTTCCTTTGATTGGTAGCACTGACCTAACTGGTCAAGTGCTACCTTATCAATATTCAGTCACCCTCTTCGAAGCCATAATCGTCATCTTCATCCTCATCAGCATCGCTAAGAGCTAGGATGGCCTCATCGAGATATTCGCATTCGCCTTCAATCTCGGTGGGCTGAACGTCTATTCCATATTCCTCGAATAATCTCAGGAGATGGGTTGCGGCTTCTACTCTCTTGTTGGAACCAATAAGGTCCCTAAAGTAATCCCAAAGTTCAACTACTAGTTTGCTTTCGCTACTCATTCTTACTCATCTGTTTCTGCGGCATCCTCGGCGGCCATCCGGGCAAGCTCTTCCGCCTTGGCAGCCGCTTCAGCTGCCTCGCGACGCTCCATATGAGTAGGAAACTCGAGCATCACCAGGTCTAGCAAGTCGTGGCCAATTTGCTTGCGGAAATACTTATGCTCGGTGCCATCCAGAGCCGTGTACTTCAGTTTGTTACCTTCCTTGACGAATAGCTGCTTTGCTTCAAACATATCCAGAAGACCTGAATATGGATCTAGACCACTATCCCAAGGAATCTTCAACTCAACCGTCTCGAAGGGCTTGTTATATCTGGTCTTCATGATCTTGATCTGAGACCGGATGCCCTGAACCGTTGACGTCTTGTTACCATCCTCGTCTTCCTTCAGCTTGAGCTTGCGCATAGCGAGCACAATCGAGGAAGCGTAGATGAAGCCCTGACCACCGGTAATCTTGTCATCGGGGTCGAACATATCCTGGCTTGCGTAGCTGTGGTTGGTACAAACTAGACCAACGTCCCACTCACCAAACATATTCACACAGTTACGCACCAGCGCATTCAGAGCCTTAGGCTTACGGCCCATATCACCCTTCATCTCACCAGCTTCGAACTGATTCACATCAGTTGGCGTCAGGAGCATACCCAGCGAATCAACAACGAAGAGAACCTTTGGGCGATCCTCACGTGGAACACCAGAGTAGGTTGCCTTGAAGTTCTTCATGAAGTCACTGATGATCTTCGCCACATCATCAATCATCGCAGCATTGATCTTCAGCAGCTTGTCTTCGCTGACATCAACGTCTAGTGCGGTCAACCAATCCGAATCAAGTGCGTTCTCGGAATCAATTAGCACTACAAAGTAGCCCTGATCCTGTGCGTTCTTGACTAGGTTGCCTGAAGCCAGGTAGGATTTGCCGGAACCCGACTGGCCAGCAAACATGGTGACCTTACCAAGTGGAATACCCCTAGTGAAATCACCACTCACAGCATAGTTGAGGGCGTAACTACCTGTGGAGATCCAATACTTTGGATCGTTGAAGCCAACCGAAATACCATCCAGGCCTTTGGTGATATCTTTGCGAAATTTGGAGAGGTCTACTGGTCTCATGGTTTTGTTCTCTTTCTATTTGAGCCAAAGTGTCATTGCCTTCTATTTCAAAGGCATCCTCCGAGCCGCGCGACATGACACGCCCGCTTATTGCGGCCACCAGGACGATCTTCTAGGAGAGTAATGGGGTGGCTAAGGAGCCAGCCACCCCATCATTGTTTAGCCGTTTAGGCCGGCCTGCTTCTCCTTAATGCGACGGAGGATCTCATTCGCATCAGGAGTACCTGCTGGGCGGGTAGGTGCCGCTACTGGTGCAGGTGCCACAGTCTCTTCGACCTGCGGTGCCGCTTGAGTCGCGCGCTGTAGGGCAGCGAACGGATCAGCAGTTGGAGTCGAGGCCGCCGGAGCAGGAGTCGACGCAGGAGCCGAAGCGGTATTGGAGTTATTCCAATTGCCACCCGATGGCTTGTAGAACTGCGACCAACGCGCAGGATCATAAGCCTCATCATTCACGGATGCCTGGAACATCTCCTTGATTGCCTCAAGCTGCTCAGCCGTTGGCTTGGCAGGTAGGTAATCCTTTAGGTTATTCAGACCATGAGTCTCAATAGCCTGCGCCTCATCAGGGCTCAGCGAACGGGTCTTGAACGACCAGTTGCTGGTGGAGTAGTTGGCATATCCACCCTTCGAAGTCTTGACCAACTTGAAATCACGACCAGCGACATAATCGGTTGGTAGGTCTTCCATCTCAGGATTCATCAGAGAACCCTTGATGATTTCGAAGATACTTGGGTTGATCATGAAGCGGCGGATTGGATTCTCAGGAGTTTCCTTCTCCTCGAAACCACTCTGAACCACAAAGCCCTGGAAGAGGTAAGACTTCTTCTTCCAATACTTGCGGGCCATTGGCTGAAGAGAATCATCCTTCCACCAAGGGCGGGTTTCTGCTAGAATTGGACAGGTTTCACCATACATTTCCATGCAGGGCACCTGAACCAGAACCTCACGGTCATGCTCACCCTTGATACCCTGGAAGGGTAGCTTGATGACTAGACGCTCGGCCCAGAAAAATGTGTTGTTGGGGTCACCGTCTGGAAGGAAGCGGATCAGTGTCTGACCGCCTTCAGGTGTGTTCCAGAACGGATACATGGAATTATCGCCGCCCGACCGATTGCCTTCCGACTTGGTCTGCTGTGAAAGTAATTTTGCTCTGATTTCGTCAAGAGTAGCCATTTGGGTTGGTCCCTTCTTATCTTTATTGGGCTATTATATGAGCCATTATTGTGCCAAGTGACCAAGAGCATTCCCGCTCTTGCCACTCTCTATTTATACAACCAGGTTATCAGAAAGAGCAAAATTGAAATCACCTATTTCAACTTTCTGGTGAAGAAAAATAGAAACTACCATCTTCTCTATAGACACGCTTCTTACCTTCGGTTGGGCATTTCTGCCCCATACGTCGTTCAGATAAGGCCTGTTTTTGCTCTTCGGTCCAACGGTATCCAAGATTACGACCTGGTTTACCTAACATGGATTCTGAAATTTTTAGACGCTCTTCATCTGTTTTCTTACGCCCAGTTAAACCTTTTCGAATACCTAAATGCGATTTTGACATCTTTCGGCGAGTCGCGTCACTATGCTTTCTACCTATGTTTGATAGATTTCCGGAGGTGCCGTCACCTCCATCAGTCTGGTTAGCCAGAATTCCTGTTCCTTTATCTCGTCGACCATATTTCTTGATAAGTTCTATTTCTTTGGCGAGTGCATCTTCCTCAGACAGGTTTTCAAAGAGATAGGTTAGACCAGGTTCGAATCCTTCGGCCTTTATAGCCTTGATCACCGCATTCTTAAAAGAACGCTTTTTCTGGTTACTAGGATAGAAATGTTGCTTAGCTCGTTTGTTTACGCCCTTACCAATATAGAAAGGTTCATTATCCTTGCGAGGATCAGTAAGGGCATAGACATAGAACATCTTAGATGGTGTATTCCACTCCGTGGATCATCGACACCACGCTCTGCTTACCGAGTATCTTGACCACGTGGGCTATGGCTATGGTGGTCAATCCAGCCTCCTCAGCGGTATGATGTAGGCCAATGACTTTATATTTGGTAACATAACCCTGCTGGGTGAGGTAAACTGAACCCCACATCTTGTCAGAGCGTCCGAGATCAACGACAGCAAAGTCACCGTGGATAGATTGAAGTGTAGCCATAAAGCCTCCTGTTGTATGAATGTATGGGCCAAGTGGCCTATTCACCACAAATACAGGTGAGGCTCTAGTTATGTCAAAAATAAAAAGAGGTGCAACGCAAAGCCACACCTCTTTCTACATTCATACAGACTACTTAGTCAATTAGTAGAATGAACTTCTGGTCTAAACTAGAAGACGAAATAGTGATCAAACCAATGGTCGAACTAGAAGAACTATTTGATGGTCGGTTGAGAAGAACCAGAGACCACTCAACCGACCATTAGGTATTACTTACGGAATCGTGCGTTCTTTAGGATGCTTTGGAGTTCATCACTCTCATTGGCTTCCACCACACCACGCTTCTTAAGTTCGGCACGGCGGGCGTCAGCATATTCAATACCCTGGAGTGTTCCACGACCTCTCCAAGAATCTCGAATCTCCTGCTTGAGCTCATCAACGCTCTTCTGGCTTAGATCCTCGCCATCATCATCATGATGAACCTTGATATCGTTGATCAAGTTCTTGCTCTTATCACCACCAAGAACATCACCCTCACCATATAGCTTACGATCCATCATGTCATCGCGGTAACGATCATATGCGGCATCTTGTTCGGCGGCGGCATCCTCTCCTTCAGTCTCCAAGGCCTTATTCATCATCTCATGACGAACCTTCTCTGGTAGACTATCAGGATCAATAGCTTCACCGGTCTGCTTAACAGTGACCTCTTCAATCATTGGAATGTCATCATCCATGTAATAGGAGACTTCAACCTCAACATCCTCGACACCATTGAGCTCCAGATAGTCAGTGAACTTACCAGAACGGATTCCAAAGTGATAGGCCTCAGCCACACCCGCATGGGTGATTTCGAGGTCGCTGTATCCTAGCTCACGAAGCCTTACCTGCAACTCACCTGCTAACAAAGAAGCGAATTCGCTCATGAATTCCATATTCTGCTCATACATGTCATCCACACCAACTGGCTCTGAAAGACGATATGCCTCAGGATCAGCTAGGGCCTTGTCGGCCAGATCACGGAGTTCCGAGAAAATCTTATCAAGAGCACCAGCTGGAAGCTCTACACCTTCTGCTAGGATTGATTCATGCATCTTCTTGAAAGCACGACCAAGACCGCGATCACGATGTGATAGACGGGTATGACCAGTCTTCTCAGCACGGGCACGATCGCTTGCCGCTCGACCAAAGTAATCGGTCACCTTCTCCTTGGAGAGTTCATTCAGATCATCCTCAGCAACTTGAGGTTTTGCCTTGGCTGCTAGATGGTTCTTCACGAACTCATTAGGGTCAACCTTGGTCCAATCTGCCTGTTCCTTTGGAACCTTGATCGTCATGGCCTTTGTGCCACCGTTCTTCAACCAACGCTCTTCATCTTTGGCATCCTGGGCATCATCAGCATCAAAGTGGTGACCCCAAGTGCCATCATCATTTTGGCTGAAGACACTGTGATAGACTGGAACCTTGGCCTCATCAATAGGCTTACCAATGCGAGTTCCACCAGCCTTGGTAAGTGTGCCTGGCTGTACCGTGATAGTGCGGTATTCTGGCAAACGAGGATGACTCTTATCGAATTCCACCTTCACGAATTTGCCGTTATCGTCAACGACCTTACCCGCACCATATTTTGGATGAGTTACACGATCACCCTTCTTGATATTATCGTCGAAACCGGCTACGGTCTTCTTCTCCTGGGTTGGTAGACCATTCTCCCAACCATCCATGATAGCATTGCGCTCAAGCACGGCTCTTGGCGAAAAACTATCGAACCATTCAGCTAGCTCATTCTCTTCTGCCACACCACCAAGGGCAGGAACCTTATCCAGGTCATCAACGTGGAGGGTCTTCGTACCACCATGTAGGAATTCCACAACTGCTAGATCACCTTCAACCGAAACCACTACAGCTGGGCCCATATCCGAGGCTACATGATCGCCGGCCGAAAGACCGTGATGCTCTGGCTTCTCTTCCCATTCGGCAAACTCCTGAACAGTATCTTGGAAGTGATAACCGCGGTCTTCACATTCCTTACGAATGTGCTTGAAGAGCTGGTCAGCCTCATGACTGAATTGCTCTGGCTTCACATTGTAATCCATCTGGCCCATCTCATGAGCAATGGAACGAGCAAGGCTCTGCTTCATCTCATCAGCATCAAGAGGAACATCCTTCTCATCGCCGTTCATGACCACTGGATATTCATCAGCCAACCAGGCATCAATGTCAAAGTTATCAACAATATGCTCAACCTCCATATCGAAGGCCTTGTCAGGGTTATCCTTGAAATACTGGTGATCCATATCCCAGCCTTCCTTATCATCATAAGGGCCGGCCTCGTCGATCACACTCTCATCGACGTCTGGCATATTGGCATCAACATGATCCTCTAGAGCCGTGTAGAGCTTCTTAGCGATGGTCTTCTCAGCACCATCTAGCTTCTGACCCTCGGCCATCTTATCAATGATAGTGCTGACATAGTTGAGGGTTGCTGGATTGGCCAGTTTGTGCTGGCTCACGTAGAGATCCAGGAAGAATCGAATAGCTGCACTCTCATCACGGAACTTTGGTTCCTGACCAAATGGGTATTCGGGCATCTCGATGTTACCCGATAGAATGTCACGCAGGCCATCAGCCAACTCATCAACACTCTTCTCCTGATCCCTATCCATCGCACCAGTTTCACCAGAAGCACGATAGCGTGCCTGGGTCCAAGCCGTTGCGTAATCGAGAACCGCGTCGTTCTCATTCAGCGTATAGGCTGCTTCGATGAGGTCGAGATAAGAACGAGCATCCTCAAACATGACATCTTCATTAAATGCCAAATGGTTGCCAAAACGGGTTACACCCGAGATATCGTGGCCATACTCATCTGCAAGTGTCTCCACGAGCGAATCAGCAGTATCCTCGCCAAGTGCGATGACACCCTGAAACAGGTTGTTCATGTTGGTCATTTGTTCACCCATTGTTAGTAGAGCCACTGGCTTAAGAGCCTCGGCCAGTGAATGATTGGAATCAATTTGGAGGAGGGTCTGAAGGCGAGCAATCTCACTCTCTATGGCTTCATCCTCGGTAAGCAGAGCTTTTGTAGGAAGACCGGCTTCGAGAACCCTGGTGTAACCTCGAGGGCCCGATAGACTCTGAAACGCCTTACGAATCTCAAGAATGCGATCTTTGAGTATTGGGCGCAAAGCACTGGCCGATTCATCCAGGATATTGCGGCAATAGCGAATGTAGCGATTGGTCTGAGCCAACTGAAGACTCTCTTGGGCCAACTCAACGATCTGAGTTCCAATTACATCATGTGGTTTGCCACCCTGTGCCATATGGCGGGCAAATGCTCGGCCACCACTCAAATGGGTAACCGGAAATTTGAAGCGTTCGCCTTCGGCGGTCTCGACAAACATACTCAAGATGTTACGGCCGCGAGCTCCAATCACACCTTCACGAATTGGAGCACAATGACGCACGATGAGTTTGCTCGAACCAATCCTCTGGTAGGAGGTCTTGGTCGAACCCCACATATTGGCTTCCGAGACCCCAACGGTCTGGTAGGCGAAATCCTTTGGTTGGAGTTCGCGGCCGTATTTTCTCACGTTAAACATGACGTTATAACGAGTGGTGATCTGCCTGATCGTATTGATCAAACCGCTGATAGCTCTGATATCCGCTGAAGCGCTCAAGTAGAGTTTCACTTCACTATCTGAGCCTGCCTCCACGACACTTACCATCATGTTGCCAGGGGTGGCAAACATTCGACGAGCGGTTCCAGGATCGTAGGTCTTGTTACCATCAGAACCATAGAGCGTCAGAGTCTTACCAGATCCCTTAAGAACCTGGAATAGCTCTTCACTGAGGCTATCAAACAGTGAGCTCATGTGATTCCCTCCTACAAGTCTGATATTTAGCGTAAACCGAACCTCAGACTACGATAGGCATGGGCGCAGAGCTCTCATCTCCATCCGATATGTCCTTAAGGTTGACCTCAATCTGCTCTTCCCAATCGGCGCAGATCTGTAGGAGTCGCACAACCTGTAGAGTAGCCATAACCAAGTCATCATTGATGCCAGCTTTGGCCTGATATGAACCACCACCTCGCACGAAATTCTTGAGTTCAGTCAAGAGAGCTCGACTCTTCAGTGTCATCCGATGAGTCTCAATGAGAGTCTTAAAACGTGAGCAGGCAGTCATCTTGGTTCGCATATTGGTATTCAGACCTTTGCGACCTCTACCACCACCTGTCTTTCTTGGTTCATGAGTGAAGATACCCGGAAAGTTCTCCTCGCCGATGTTATCGATTTGAACCAGAGCTGCTTCACCCAAACTATTGTTCTCTACTGTCCAGTAGATCTCCGGATCACCATCCTGGTCTGGGTTGTTGGCTAGGGTGTAATGTATATACAAAAGCGACTTGCGCAGGATATCCACCTGCGTCTGAATGTTCGTCTTATTGTGTCGCCATTCAGCTACTTGGGTCATAGTGCTCATATCGAAGACCTGAATCGCCGAATAGTCAGAACCGGTTCCCATTGAAGGATCTAGAGTGGCACCATAGATGTGGTTAGCTTGTGGCTCATCGAACCATCGCATTTCACCAATCTTGAAGATGTGATCATTTGGTGAAAGATTGGCAAGAACCATAGGATTGATAAGGGTCTCATCCTCGGAGACGAACTTACACTCATACTCTCGTTGGAACTTCTCCTCACCTAGTTGTGATCTCTGCTCCTGAGCCCATTTCTCATCACGCTCTGGGTTCTTATCCCATGTTACTCGAATGGGCTTATAACCGTTAGAACCAACACCACCTGGAATCTCGTTACCATGCTCATCCAGGTTGTTAATGGCTGCGAACCAGATCTTGGCGAACTGATCCTCATCATTGTTTGGAGTAGATGTGATGATACAGTTACCACCAGTAGACAAGGTAGGTGCAATAGCTGACCAGAATTCTTCGGCCTTATTGGGCTGAACGAACGCAAACTCATCCAGGTAAAGTAAGGAGATCGAAAGACCACGACCGGCATCCTTGGAGGTTGCTCGACTGATGATCCTTGAACCATTGTCAAAGGATATCGTTCCCTTGTTGTATTCAACAACACCACAGCGCAACCAGTTGTATTGCTCTAGATTCTCATAGGCGAACCTGATTCTATCCATGATCTCCAAGGCGGCCGTGTATTTGTTAGCTGCGATAAGGATCGTGGTATCTGGCTCAAACATCGCCTTCCAAAGAAGGAATCCAGCCGCCACTGTCGTTTTTCCCATTTGTCGGGCTGTTAGTGCGATACAGTATCTGTTTTCATGAAAAGCACCAATCATGTCTTCCTGGTATTCCCAGAGGTCGAATGGAACTCGACCTTTGATAGGGTGCTGGATCTTGACGTAGTTCTTACAAAAGTAGATAGGGTCCTTCATACATTTGCGGAGCTCTTCAATCTGGTTTAGATTGAAGCGATCCTTAGAATAACCCTTCTTGATAATCTCAATTTCTTTAGCCATAGGTGATTGGGGCGACAGTCACTCCACTGTCGCCCAGATTCCTTTCATTAGTCGAATGTCTTGACTGACAGCTTTTTAGTTGGAGTGATGCCTAGTCTTGCGAGGTCAGCAGCTACGTTCTCGTACTGGTGCTCAACCTCATCATCAGTATATGCCGCCACTACTACACCAGGGCGGAACTTTTGACCGGTTCTCGTCTGGGTCACACAGGTAACCTTGGTACCAATTGGTGTCTTTGTATAACCGGTGATGTAATTGAGGCCTTTCTTGCCGTTGCGATCCATTTCAAGAACGGTGAAGCCATCCTTGTAATCAAAATATCCAGCACCTGCTTTGATATCCTCAAGGCTGGCATAACCACAATCAGTATTCAGGTAGAATGGTTCACCATATTGGTTCACCTTACGGCGATAATCCTCATTGTAACCTTCATCAACTTCACCATTTAGCGAAGGATCCTGTGGATGTGGTCGGCCATTTAGAACATCGGCATCAGCCTGAGCTTCATATGGATTCTTTGTGATTGGTGTGACCGCATTATGCCATACATCCGGCTCATGTGTATCAACAACATGATAACCATATGGAGGATAAGCCCTTGACCTCACGACATAGCGGTCGCCTGGCTGCTCATCTTCATGCATGTCGCGTTCAACATCCTTGATGATCTTAGAGCGCTTTGCTGGAGAGGCCTTCCTCAGGTTCTCCACCTCATCATTTGCTGGATCATCGAGATCAATCTCATGGTTCTTGATATCCTTGATGTCGAGATCCTCTTCCATTGATTCATGCTTATGGCGAAGCTTTGATAGAATCGCTCCAGCTACTCGCTCACCAGCTTCCTTGGAACCATATTCCTTGGCCGCCTTCTTGGCGATCTTATCGAAGTTCTTACCAGGCTTACCAAGATCCTTACCCTTTGACGCAGCCTTGGCCGAATAGGTGTGATCTTCCTTAGCAATGGCCGCATTCATACCCTTGGCACGCTTAGCGATCAGGGCATCATGCTGGTCAGCCATGTCATGATTGCCAAGTTCGCGATGCATAGCTGAATGGTTGGCATGACGATTGATCTGATCAGCTGCTTTCTTGAAGTAGCTATTCTTGGTATCGTTGCTGATCTCATCTAGTTGATCATCAGATGCTCCAAGACGATCAAGACCTTTTTCACGCTTCCAAGCATTTCGATCATGCTTTGCTCTTTTGCTCTTCAAACGAGCGTCAGCATTATCGTTATGACCAATACCGGCTCGTGATCTGATTTCTCGGTCACGGATCAGATCGTCAAGAGTTCCTGCTTTCTTCTCATTGCTAGCTTTTGAAGCCTTCGCTTTTGCGGTGTAGGAATCCAGGGTGTCTCTGCTTAGCTCTTGGAGTCGAAACTCATCCAGAAGGGTCTGGGTAGTAACCTTCTGGGCCTCCTGTTCAGCTAGTGGGTTACGCTCCTGAGCTTCCCTGACATAATCGGAGAAGGTCTTGCTCTCTGGCATTGGATTATCCGATGAACGAGCTGGAACTCTCTTGGTGTCAGGCTGAACGATATCTCGGCTACCTAGGCCGGTATAGGTCTTAGGATGAACGTCATGCTCACGATAATCGTAATCAGCTTCCTCGGTAAGGTCTTCCTTGACGTAGACCATTCTGTCATTTTGAACGATATTCATCACCCAAATGCCATGCTCTTCGGTCATCGAGGAACCAGTATTACCCTCTTCCCAACCATTATCCATCATCTCAAACATGGCGCCCTGGGGATCTACATCACCGCCATAATGCTTAATCTCGGCTTCAGCCATAGCTTTGGCTTCCTGCCAGGTTGCAGCTTGGATCTTCTTGTAGATAGTTTCCCAATGAGTTGACCAACCACCAGAGGCATCATCATCCTCATCCTCATATTCGTCTTCATCCTCGTCATTGCCAGCTTCCCAGGCACATTCGACAGATACTTCGAATGTCTGGAGGTCAGCATCTGAGGCTTCTTCTAAATCATCCTCATCCTCATCATCACCATCACCATCACCAACAGCCCATCCAACAACCAGCGTATTAGGAACACTAGTGTCGGGGTCGCCATTCTCATCCAGGTGAACCCAGCAAACCATATCAGGGCCTTCTGGCTTATCGGCAAAGCGCATTAGCTCTTCAATAAGGTCATCCTCATCAGCTTCACTGATCTCCACGCCAGCAGGAACCTGCTTATACGCGACATCATAATCCTGATAAGTTCCACCAATGAAGTCAGTGCCCATCTCCTGAGTCAGGTTGGAAGGATCAAACCTATCCATCTCCTCGTAGAAGTCGTCTTCTGAGTTCTCGAGAACAGGTTCAATGGATTCGTCAGCAAGGGCCAAATTACCCTCATCATCCACGACAGCATCCACGGCTCCTGTATCATCGATCGGCTCTTCAACGGGGCTCTCAGGGGCAATCTCTGGTGTTTCTGGCTCCATATCGGATACCGTGTCATTGACCGCATCTTCCATATCACCAGCAGCTTGGAAGTCTGGTTCCATCATGTTCATGATGGAACGTAGATCAGGAGCCTGGATACTCGTCGAGACCGTTCCAGTTGGAGTCTGCTGATCAACACTGAGGCTGGCTGGGCCATTAAACATGGCCGATTCAACGCCAGCGTGCTTTAGGAGAAGAGCGAGTTGTGGAAGATCATCAGCACTAAAGGTAGTGCTGGAATTCACATCGCCATCGGCATTGCTGACATTGAGGGTTGCGGCCTCGTCTAGCTTCTTTTTATCGCTCATCGTTAGCCCTTCCTCTTGACGTTCTCGTCATAATTACCATAATTGCCAGTCAGGTTGGGCTTATCAGCCTTGGTTCCTGCTTTCTTGGTGTTGCTGTGAACTGGCTTAACCGTATCAAACTCCTCATTGAAGTCAGGAGCGACAGTCTTATCCTTTGGGTTTAGCCAGGCGAACTTCTGGGTCTTCTTCACGTCTTCAATTGCTGGAACGGTCTCGGCATCGCCATCCGCCTTGATCTGTGCCAGATAGTTGAGGAACTTCTTGTTGTAGGCGTCACCATAGGCGACTTCCTTGGGTTGATCAGCTTCCTCATAATTGGATTGATCCAAGAGAGCCTCCTGATCATCCTTATGAATCTCTTCAATCTTCTCTGCTTCGATTTCGACTGGTTCATTCTCACCACGAACGACCAACATCTTATCAGGAATCTGTAGGGCGCTCCTCAATTGGAGCGCTAGAACGTAGGAAGAAGCCGGAATGGCCGTCTCGATATCAACGACCCACACTTCAGCCATGTGGAAGTCTCTGAAATCCAGAGGTGCCTTCTGCGCCATCAGTTTCTTGGGTTTGGATACGCTCTTCACATCATATTTGAAGAGTGCGTCTTTGAGGGTTGCGATGAAGTGATCATCCATTGGCATGACCGACTTGACGCGGTATTTGTAGACCCTAGCGCTCTCAGCCAGGTAGTGATAAAAAGACTTCATGGGCGCGCCTCTCACATAGGAGTTTCACCTATTTATCGAGAGTCGCTTAGATCTCACCCTTGCGGATCTTAGCCATTAGATCGTTACGATTGGCGATAATTGACTGACCACCTGACTCGATGATCTCACCATCCTCGATATCCTGGTTCATCTCCTTCTCATGAGCCTCTTTCTCCATCAGGAGTTTGATTCGCTCCATCTTACGAGCTGCCTTGGATTGGCTAGCCTTAAGAGCGATCTCCAGGGCTTTCATAGCTGGAGTAAAGGCATTTGCACCAGCATGTTTCGGTTCGATGTTGAAGCCGAGATCCAGGAGATCCTTATGCGCTTTCACGGCCATCTCATAAATGTCATCGGATTCCGCCGTATGATCATTCACACCAATGACATCCTCAACGACTAGATCCTTAGGATCAACATTCTGAAGAGCGTTGGCCATTTGCTCAACCTGAGGATCAGCAGGGGTTTCACCGCTTTGTTCTGCTACTTCTTTGAGTGCATCCTGGAGACTAGGAAGACCAAGTTCATCAGTGATAGCCTTAGTCATCTTCTTCCTCCCTCGGTAGCTCAAATTCTACCACATAGGCATCAGGTTTGAGCTTCTTGAATTGCTTGACCTCGCGAAGGCTCTGATCACCTCCACCAACTCTCACAAGAGCGTCAATGTGGTCAAGGAAGGTTTCACTTTCATCTCCCCAATCATCTCCGACTATGATCTCTTGATCAACCGGAAAGCATGGATATTCAGAGGCCTTGGCACACGCGATACCAACGGTCTCAATATCCATATCATTGACTAGATGATACGCAAGACTAGGAACTCCTTGATCCGTTAATCCACTGACCAGCTGAGTGATCATCCTATTGGTTTCAAGCTCTGCCTGCATGATCCCCTTAAGGATCATGATCTTGGCCTGATCTTCATCAAACTTACCAGAGCTGTAACCCACTATACCTAATTTCATAATCGTACCTCTGGTTACTTACCACCAGCTTGACGGTACAACTGTTGTTCGGTCATGACACGGAAGGTTGCTCCATTGGCACGGCACCAGGCATAAGCGGCCTTCCACTTTGCCTCATTGAGGATAAAAGCCTCCTGATCCTTGCGAGTTCGGGCCGCTTCTGGAATTGATTGCGAAAGCGGTTTGATTTCAATAACCTCAAAGCGCTTCTGACCAGTCGATGGAATGACATACAGGATCATGAAATCTGGAATGTAGTTCCTCAGCTTACCAGTGAATGGATCCTGATACGGAATCTTGATGCTTTCGCTGGCCCATTGGAGGATATATGGGTGTTGATCACATAGGTTCATGAAGGTGAGTTCCCAGGCCGACCTATATGTGATGGGTTGGGTCCCCACATATTTGGCAGGGTTCTTGGGTATGAAAACCCCTTGGTTATAGCCAGGCATTAGAAGAACTTCCCAGGGGAACCGAAAAGAACGCCCTTCAGCAAACCTTGGGCACCTTGTTTGGCACCCTGGGTATTACCATTCACAAGATCCTTGAGGCTCTTCAAACCGGTCTGACCAACAGCAAGGCTACGATTGGCATCATACGCGCCAGCAATACTACTCACGATACCACCAATGCTTTGAGTGCCTTGCCCCGTAACCAGGCTTGCTAGGTTTTGTGTCAAGACATTCCCCACCACGTCACCAAGACTTCCCTTGATACTGTTTGGATTGGATGCCAGACCTGGATTGGCACTAGATGGATACCGGTCTTGAATATCCCAGAACTGAGCACGATCAATACCAAATTCCGAGGCCAATTCAGCAGTCAAAGGTGCAGAGTCATGATAAACAATGCTCTCGAAATCGATGCTGATCTGAATCTCATTGGTTATCGCACCAGATGAGTAATCAAAATCATCGGGGTTATACTGGCTGATCTTAGGATTGATTAGATCAAACTGAGTATAGACACCATTGTAGAGCTGATACACCGAGATATGGCTGAAGAAGTAAGCGTAGTTCTGAGCTTCAAGAGGTGGAAGAAATCCCCATTTACCAAGCTCGTAGGGTTCTCCAGTCACAACATCGTAGACACTCGTTCCTGCTCCAGATACCACGCTATCACCATAGTAATAGCGGTAATATTCCGAAAACATCTGGAGCACTGATTCATTGATCGTATCATGGAATTTGAGTTGTAGAGCGTCAAATTCATGTGAGGTCTGAACCACACGTTTACGGTTGTATTGATTCAAGGTCTCAGTTTTGAAGGAGATCCGAGGGCGATCAACATTCTTGACCACCAGACCAATACCACGTTCCCATGCGGAACCACCCTGACTATCAGGGCGGAAGAACTTCACATAGAAGAGGAACTTGGTCTTGGGGGCATTGGAAAATTGCCCACCCCCAAGACCAAAGGTATTCGACGCCGTATGGCTATCTGCCAACATGAGTGGCAGACCATTCGCATCAGTAGTGCGACCGCCTGTCGCCGAATCAACCATAACTCAAGCCTTATAGGCGAGTGCCAGGAATCATCTCTGGGTTGGTGGCCATGAGACCATCGCCCAGGGTAGCGTTATCATAGCGAACCGTCAGCGAGATCGTCTGGAACGAACTCTCAGCGTAATCCAATTCACTGAATTCCACATTGCTTAGGAAGCAACCCTCGAGGGTCCAGGTATCAATCACAGTATCGTTACCACCATCCATCGTTTCGATAATGGTTACGAACTTGTAGTTGATACCAGCCGCAAAGGCCGTCTGTTCGAAGTGGTTGAGCTGCTTCTGTAGCTGGTGACCAACGAGCTTACTGACATTGTTGGTCAGATCATCCTTAAGCGTGATAGTGACAGTGTCCCACTCATGCTTACCAGCATAGTAGGCGACGCTGTTATAGCTATCAACCTTGACTGGTTCATGTGAGATCTTTGGCTTGGTCGCTGTCTGAACCTGCTGAGTGAAATCCAGACCACCTGAGATCGGGCCGAAATTCACCACACGAACGCGGTAGCGATACTTGTATTTGAGCTGAAGTAGGCCACCGCGACCTTGGCCACCGCCAAGTGGTACGCCGAACTTCGAGAGTGTTTCGACCATGGGTTCGATCCTCCAGATTGAACTGTTGTTCAGTTATTTATCTGGATGTCAAAACCGCACAGTTAATTCGTTGGCCAGTCATGGAAGTGGCGGGCCCGTTCGGAACCCGCCACATCCAGTTAGAGTGTCTTAGTTGCGGAAGAAGTCTGCCATGATAGCCGTAACGAACGGTTATAGATACTTTTGGAGAAGTTTCTCAGTGTCTTTAGCTACCTGTGTATTGAATACCTTCTTATCGTAACCCCAAGCATTGATAGTATTATATACTTCATCATTGCTATAGGAATCTGGTAACCTTTCAGGGCTAAATGAAAGAGGATCAATCACCTCAAACCAATACCTCGAACTTGTTGAACCCTTATGCTCAACATTCAGAATCACTTGGGTATCCTTTTTGTTGAACGAGGTCCAAACAATCTTGGCTACTTTAGCATCACCGCTAATCTCAAAAGGATGTCGTGTTTTAATTTCATCCTGTAGGCTCTGAAATAATTCTTTCCAGCGGTGGTAGTCTTCCAGGTTCTTATCCATAGTTGACATGAACTTGAGAACTTCATTGCCTCTTGGCACAATATACAATTCAGACATGGGTTACCTCCTGAAAACTTATAGCAAAATCAACAAGGAGGCTTCAATATATAGGTGACAAATTAAAGGATTAGAATGATGACTACCTGTGATTACGGTTGTAACCAAACAGCTATTCACCAATTCAAATCAGGTCTCTGGTGTTGCTCAAAGCATCAATCATCCTGTCCAGCAGTTATTGGCCGCCGTCAAAGGTCTCGAATAGCTACTATGAACCAAATTGGTGATGATGGTCTGACGATCTTTCAACGCACTAGTCAGAAGAATGCTAAATCCAGAGGGGGAGATGGCTACCTGAAATCAGCTAAGAAGATGAGGCAAACCAAAAGAGCCGATATCAAAGATGGTCTGGATTGCTACCAAAGAACGGCTAGGAAGACAGCATCAACCAGATCTATTAAAGATCCAACAACTGGATTGAGTTCATATGAACTAGCTGGTCAAAAGGCCAGAATCACTGGCTGTATGAATGGTCACTATCATGATCCAGAGAGTCTCGCAGATTACCAACGGTACGTTAGAGAAGTGCAGAAATACACCGAACGTAGTTGGAAGGCTATGAAGCACATTATTGATCCACAGGGGCTTAAAATCCTACATTCGGATTACCACCTAGATCACATCTTCTCAAAAGCTGATGGTTATGATCATGACATCCAACCTGAAGTTATAGGTCATTGGTCTAATCTGCAAGTCTTATCAAGCACTGACAACATAAAGAAAGGATCGTCTTCATGGAAGACGATCCTGCAACTCTATGAAGATATGAATAAGGGAGGCTTTTAGGAGCCTCCCTTATCCGTTCAGCCTCGAAAGAAATCAGCCATTACTGCTGGAGCACTGGCATCAAATCCCACGAAATCCATCATACCGGCGTCTTGAGGATCGGCGATACTGAATCCAGTAGAAGTCATACCAACGACCGCCAACTTTGCCGGAATACCCATAGAAGCACGAAACTTCTTCAAGGCTTCCGAAGGCTGAATCCTACCACTCCACGTTTCTGAATCCGTGTAGACAGCAAACGACTCAACAGGCAGCTTAGCCGAAAGCGCATGAACCATCGGCAGAGCGCAATCCGTTCCACCCATCGACAGCCGGTTGATCGTGCTGACCACGTCATCCAGCCGCTGGCGCGGCGAAACCTTGAGCTCGCTCAGGCCGCCACTACCACTCGTGAATGCCACGAACTCGTAGGAGCTCTCGACATTCGCGGTGATCAGAGCCATAGCTGCCGAACCAACCCGAGGAGTCAATCCAGGCACACCACCACAGTTCTCCCAGGTCATGGATGCCGAAACATCCAAAGCCAACATAGTGTTCTTGCCCGTGGGGGTCACGTTCTTGAACGAACCATAGAAGGCCTGATCCAAGGCATCCACAACACCGCGAACTGGAGACCAAGTGTTGCTGCCCTTGACACCACGACCATTACCGTAGGTCAGGAATGCCGACAAGATGGCCATAGGGTGTAGACGTGCCTTGCGGATCACATCTCCATCCGACAGCTTAGCCCGAACGAGCTTCTCCGCCTGTGACATCGAGGTCAGCAGACCAACGCTCGACATCTTGCCCAGGTTACGGATCATCGCACCGAGCGGCATATTCGCCAACAGCGCCTCCCAGACCTTTGCGTCGTTGAGGAACTGAGTTGGAATAGCCTCACGAGGAAGATCAGCATCCTTGATCAGCTTGATGATATCCTTGGCCGAAGTGGCCTTCTTAGCCGCCTCGAATGCCTGGATCTGCGAGTGTAGGATGTCAGTCGCATCGCTACGGGCCAAAGTCACCTCATTGTCAAGGATCGTCGAACCACGGTGATACTCCTGTGATGCCACGGCATCCATACCACCGACCATCCAACGCAGGATAGCATCACGCTCTGCCTCAAATGTCTTGGGGTGGCCCAGACGCAGCATATCGCGGTGCGACCAACCATCACGAGCCTGATACTTGATCGCCTGGTTGGCCAGACGGTCAAGCGGCATCTCGAGATACCAGTTCGCTACGGCGCGACGAAGAGCACGTCCCCAACCACGCATACCATCAACGAAGGCCGCGAAATGGAACAGATGGGTACCGATACGAGCAACCTTCGGCAGAGCTGCTAGAGCCGCCTGACGCGTTGCCTCATCATCAGCCGCACTTGCCATTGCGAGCACAAAGAGCGCAGGATCATTCTTGGCCGCACGACCAGCATCGCTGATCTCAACGACACGATTCACAACCCGAACGCCATCCTGCCCGATGAGACGCAGAACATTCTGTGCGTTCTGCACGGTAAGCTCCTGCTCCTTCTGGTAATAGGTTCCACCCTCGGTGCCAAGGATCAGGAACCGATCCAGCTGATCCCAGGGCGTGATAGTGAAGGTGAATCCACCCGCGTTATTCTTGGCCATCTCAGCCTCTCGGCCCACAATGGGCTTCGACTGAGGGGTCGTGGTCACGTGGGTATTCACGCCAGCCAGAGTCTTGGTGTAGTTGGTCATAGTAGTCACTCCTTATTCGGCTCATGAAACCCATGAGCAAGGTTGGCCCCTGACATTAGGGCCGGAAGACATCGATCGTAAGGAGTGGAGACGGCCACTCAGATTCAAAACCACAGCTTTGAATTCGAGATATGAACGGTTATCTCTTGATCATACCAACAGACGGGTCGATATGATCAGCGCCTATTAAGACGCCTGGTTCTCTGTGTCAACTGCTTTTCGCAGCGCATCGAGAACCGCTTCCGTGCTATCGTAGACACGGTTTATCTGAACGGGTTTGTGAAGCACAACGTGGATCACATTCGGGCCAAAGAACCGAATCAAACCGAACCCCTCGAACCGACCGTTGCCAGGCGTGCGGTTATTCCAGCGGGTTCGATACGTTCCCCCACGAGTGTAGGGGTTGTATTCGTAATTGCTTTCGATGCCCAGCAGATCCGAGACATCACGGTAGAACGCTTCTACCACAGTCATTTCCTTATCCATCATGCCTATTTAACACAGGATGACAGGATGTCAAAGAAAACACCTCACCGATCGGGTAACAGGGTGATGCCATATCACTGAGGACTTATGACCGGGGCCTGCCTCCTCACCATATTCGATCCTTCTGAGCCTGGCCGAATCAGCGGATCTACTTAACCCCCTACACGAACGCCTAGAAGGGGACGCGGGGGAGTTCTTCCCGCACCTGTTACCTTAGAAAGCCGAAACCTTCAAACTCCTGGAGACCCTAAAAGGACCTCGCCACACCTTATCTGGTTCATTCCAGAGCTATGACCAATCCCGCACGCCACTACGGAGATACCTTTATGTGTCAGCACACAGCCCAGTCACCAATGGTCACATTATGGGTTCAGGGCGTTAGCCCTCGATGCCATGATCTGTTTTATGACAAACTGGCCCTAAGTGCAATCTAAAAGTCATGGCAAGAGCGGATGGTAGGAACCATCCGCTCTTGTTCTTCTTAGGTGAATAGGGTTCCGAGATCATCTCCAGTTGCCACGATGCGAACTGGAATGTAGATGAACTCGATGGCCTGTACTGGCTGGATAGCAATATCCACCCAAAGCTCGTGTCGGTCAATACGCTCTGGCGTATTGTTGGATTCGTCACAAACCACAACAAAGTCGTAGAGGCCGCGCAGACCAACTAGATCAGCCAGGAAACGCTCAAATGTCGTCTTCGCTGAATCTCGCGTGTGGAGGTCGTTTGGCTCGAAGAGGAATGGCTTGCTGATGTTATCGAGATTGTAACGCAGGTAATTGATTAGACGCGCTACGTTGATACGATCAAGCGAAGTTGCCTCTGCCTGGCGAGTCTTCTGACCATATACAACCAGACCGCGGTTTGGAATATACGCGATTGGGTTGATGTTGTTCTGGTAGAGGATGTCTCTCTGACCCTCATTCAACATAGCTGCCTTGAACTCACCCGCACTATCGAGGTAACCAACACTCGATGCATTGGTAACAAGACCGCGGTTGAAACCAGCAGGAGCCAACCAAGGATAGCTCACCGAGTCACTGTAGGCGAGGGTGCGAAGCGCGATAGTGCTTGGTGGCACCATAACCTCATTACCATCGACGTTAGTGCTTAGACCCCAAGGGTAATACATACCAACATATGAGTCGAAAGTGCTCACACCATCTTCGGTATTACCGTTAGCGGCATTATTGGCAAACTGAGTAATCGAAGCACCACTTGAATCCAAACGGATCGGCGTATCACCAACGATGAAAGCAACCTGCTTCATGTCAGTATTCAGCGTGACCATCTCATCAATGAGCTCAATGTAGCCAGGAGCCGCAAGCAGGTTGAAGTAAACGGTTTCCGCTCGAATATCCTGGTTATCAGAGATTGTTGCCGCGAGTGCCCTCACGATCATCTGGCGTTGGGCCTTACGACCAAAGAATGGAACACCATCTAGGTCATAACCCGAGACATTTGTCCACTGACCACCCGTGAATTGCTTGACATCATTGGTCGATGCCGAGAGGTCAAACAGTTTCATGCCAGTGGGGAAAGCCAACGCGGAAGTCGTAGCTTCTTCACCAAACGCGATGCCGTTGACTGGGTCGACGTTATTCGCAACATCAATGGCCTTCCAAGCACCACCAGTACGGCGATACATCTTGGGGAAGTTCTCCATATCCGAGGTGTCAATCCAGAGGTCATTATCGACTAGTGGATCACCGCCCGATTGTACCGATGGAGCGCTACCCTGGAGCAGAACGCCGTTGGAATCCGTTGCCGGATATTGAGTGCTGTAAGGCACCCAAGAGGAGACGCCATTGACAGGAGCGCAAACCTTGATGTTTACCACGATATTCTGGTTATTGTACCAGAGAGTGCCCTCATCAGGATCACTCGTTGGTTCATCAGGGCCAGCTTCCTCACCCAACGCACCCCAAGAGCTGGTGTAGGTGTGGAATTCAAAAACAGCCGTGCCAGGATCGGTTACCGTGTAGATCGCGTTACCGTCTGAATCTGTGGAGATCGTTCCAGTAGCCGGATGAGCATCATCCGCACCAACCGAAACAAACACAGAACCACTGGTCTTTGCCAGGCTATTCTCATAGAAGCTAGGGTAGAGTGGAACCAGATTCTGATCCCAAGCACCAGTAGTGACATTGAACGTCTTCAAAATCCAGGTAGCAGCACTCGAGATACCACCAAACAATTTAGCAGGGGTGATCTTCACAAGAATGTCACCAACCGTGCTCGTCTCTGGAGCAAAGGTGTTGTAGATAAGGTTTGGTGTCGCACCACCCTGTGCCTTGGTAGTCTTCCAATCATCACTACCAACTAGATACCAAGCACCACCTAGCTTCTGGTATAGGCTCTTCTTGCTGTAGAAGACGACCATAGCAAGGTCATTATCCTCACCAGTGCCGGCATCAGGAATCTTCTGGCCAGTAACCTGTTCAGCGGCGTTTTGGTCTAGATCCGATAGTTCATTCAAAACGTAGAGGTCGCGATCATCCCACTGTGAACCGGTCCATTCGTAAATGCCCCAGGTGTTGTTCAGAGTGTCAAGCCAGCAAGTTCCTTGCGCAGCCTCACCACGTGGTGCTGTTGCGGTTGGCATAAGCTGGGCGTAATCGATCGCAGCGCGAATCACAAATGCGCGGTTCGCGACACCAAGATACTGGTAGGCGGCATGAAGACCAAACTCATTGAGTTCATAGCCATGAACGGATGTGCCGTTCTTGGTGTAGAAGATTGGATTACCGAACGTCTGGAGGAGTTCGCGCTGGCTCGTGATTGGGTAGAGCTTGTTTGCGTTCTCAGGCAGGGTGCCCTCAGCGACGCCAGTTCCTGAAGGAAGCGCCTTGTATTCATGAGTGCCGATGATGATCAGCGGAACAGTGCCTTCACCAGCCGTTGCGTAATTGGATTCGTCGGTGACGGTAACAGAAGTACCTGGCGACTGTAGTGGATAGGTCATATTCCAG